GTCGGAATGGTGAGACTCGAACTCACGACCCCCTGGTCCCAAACCAGGTGCGCTACCAACTGCGCCACATTCCGTTGCTGGCGGGTGTGCCCTTTGTTCTCAGATTACCTCTGTTAATAGAACAAAGAGCACACCGGATGCGGTCTACGTTGAGGAAGGTGATTCCATCAGCGTTCCGCTACCTCTGGGAGAGGTGGTTTGTGGTGGGGGATGCTGTTTGGCGAGCCGACAGAAACACACACTATATTAAATTATGTGCTCGTCTGGGGTGCGACCCCATACGTGATCCCCCGATCACGGCGGTTGGTCTAGCCATGGAACCGAGGCAAGGAAAGTTCAATGGCAGGAGAGGGTAGCTATCCCTCTTCTATTCATCCAGCATTATCCAACCGCTGGGTGGTTCCCTCGGTGGGAGTTGAACCCACACGTCCTTGTGGACATCTGATTTTGAATCAGACGCGTCTGCCTGTTTCGCCACGAGGGATTTTGATTGGTATATCAGTATTATATACCATGTGTCAGTTGTTCGCTATATCTCTTGCGCGCGAGATGATCATTGTAGTATCGGGGTTATGTGCGGCATTACAACGTCGAACAATTTCTGCGAGATCATCATTAGTGTAATGATTGCCCCATGGGTCCACCCAAACGCAAAAAGGTTCATTGGGGTTGTGTGGTCGATGAATGTGATAGAACGTATTACACCCCGGTGGATCAATGATCGTACCGGCGGAGAAACTACTCGCCTTGAAGATATGACGAGTACCGTCAGGACCTTCGGCTTCGAACATGTCGCCAGTGAGCTTTTCTGGCTCGCTCTCATCTTCTGTCATTGCTTTTTCAGCCTTTTCGGAAGTATCAATGGGATTATCCCCATTATCCCTATCGGTGATAAGAGACTTATCAATGTCGATGTTGAAGATGTCGCAGAAGCAATCAAGAGCGTAGTCGAGATCGGTCTTGACATCGAAGTCGGATTCATTTTCTTCAGAGATTTCATCGGAAAAAGCATCGTTGAGAATGTCGTTGAGAAGTTCAATGAGAGCTTCTGCGTTACCTATGAATTTTTGACGGTTAGTCATGGTGTAATCCTTTTCGAACTTTGGGTTTAGTGGCTGATCTCAGCGGTGTTGTAGTCGATGGTGTAGCCATTTGCGGTGTTGGGCACAGTGATGTGCTCGGAGATCGACTTGTCGCATGATTCGATGTCAACAGTCACGGTGCGAGGGATCAGCTCATTACCGTTGTAATTGGGCGTGACTGCGTAGTAGAGCGGGCACGATGCGTGGGCTTGGTTATCCAGGTACGAGCGCGCCTTGGTCTCGGAGTATGCCATGCCGCCGTTATGAGCAGAGCTGATGCCAACGTTTTGGGTGCGAGTTCCGGTGACAAGGTTCTCCTTCACCGGGTCGCCACCGAGAGAATCAGCGATCATGTGCGAGCGGTTCCAGAACCACCCTGTGTATGACTGCGAGCCATCGGTGATCGTGACCTTCTGGTTGTGCTTCGGCCAACCTGTGGGGTTCACGTCAATATGCTGACGACCACGGGCTTTAGCAGCTTTGCGCATATCAGTGGTGAGCAAGCCGTAGGCACAGGTGGGCCTGCCCAGAGAGTCAAGATCACAGTAGGTGATCTGACCTTTCTTTGCGTCCTTGTATGAGCGCTGCGCCTGCCCGTCAACCTGATAGTAATCAGCGTTGTACGTGATGCGCGGCGTGGGCTGAGTCTGCTGCGTTTGCTGTGGCTGGGGAGTGGTATTGTGCAGCTTGTATGCAAAGGCGATGTATCCGGCAATCATAGTCGCACAGATGACAAGTGCGAGGGTGATGATCCCAATCAACCCGAGGTGTTTCTTTGACATGAGAATTGTCCTTAATCAGTGGCGGTATTTGTGCGAAACGGGCGGGCAGTAGCCATGGCCGGTGAGCAACCATTCGACGTCAACGATGAGAATCGAGGCAAGAATATCAAGATCTGCGATCGTGTAGTCGAAAAGGTACCCGATGTAGGGTTCCATGCGTTCTGGCTCGATCGTCGGATTGATCTGGCAGAAGCGATCAATGACTCGGTTCAAGAACGCTTTGTGGGCGTTCTCGCTGGTCACATAATGGATGTCAATAGCCATGGTGATGGGGCCTTTCGCTGTGTTGATAAGAGAAGAAAAGAGACCCTCTCCGTAACGGAAGGTGGGAGAGGGTCGGGAGAGAAAGAGAGTCGTTATAATTTTCGGCGCACATTAGTGCGCCACACTCACTCCTACTCTGCTCTAGTGAAGGATTGGGTGCTCAAAGTAGTAGACACCCATTGTGATCTTGGGGATCAGTGTATCGCCACCTGTATCACAGGCCTTTTGGTTGCCCCGTGCGTGCAACCACGGGTCTTCTGAGCATACGCGTTCACTGAGTTCAGCACCAGTCATGTTACCCATGAGGGTGCAGATGCGAATGATGAGGTTCTTTTCCTCGTCGCTGAGCCGATCGGGATCGCCTTGTGGAAGCTCACCGGGACGGATGAGGAATTTGTGTCGGTGCAAAATGAACAGAAGTGGGGCCACAGGGCCAGAGCGCCAAGCGTAGAAGTCCTCTGGGAACAGCGGTGTGCCGCCATGCGCGACGATATGTGCTGCCTGAGCGTAGTACGCGAGTTTGTGGAGCTTCATTGTCGTGATAATTCCGGTGCGGTTCAGGATAAATGCTGCAACGTCGGTGATGGATTGGGTCATAGATGAGTCCTTTCTACGAGCTGTTTTACAGGATGTATGCGGTCCCATGATCGGGATGCGATGGGTTGTAGACCCATATGCGACGGTTCCATACCACGTAAACGGGGATACCGGCTTGGTGCGCGAGGTCGATGCATCCCCATGTGCCGCGCGAACCTTGTCCCTTGGGGTGGTCAGGGAAGGCCAGGCAGAGGTCGGCTCCAAGATTCACCATCTCTTTGTTACGGATGGGGCCAGCGGCTCTGCCGTAGGTGTTCCAGTCGGCTCGATGAACCTCAATCGGGAGACCCAGCAGGCGCTGTCCTGCACGAGCAGCTTCGGTGTCTGCTCCGGTTGCGCCGCCATGGACGAGAGTGGGAAGAGTGTGGGTCTTTTCGAGGATTTCTCGCACGGCGATGAGTAGAGCGTGTGAATCATATGGTGTCCATTGATGAGCGCGAGAACCTGTGATGAGCAAGCGTGACATAGGGGTGCTCCAAAGAAAAAGAAGGAAATAAGAATCTGTATAATTATCGGCACACACCAGTGTGCCACAGAACTATGTTATACTTAAGTATCAACGGAAACGTAGAGCCATAAGGCTTTGAAAGGAGAACTTAACGGTGAGCGAACGCGAGGCAGGCGAGCCGATGGTCAGGCTCAATGTCCGTATGCCACAAAGCATACGCGACAAGGTTGCGTATTGGGCTGAGAAAGAGAATTTGAGCGCTAATGATTTCATCATTGAGTGCATCGAGGGGCATATCGCGCGTGCCAATGGCGATTACGATCTGCCGACTTTGGAGCAAGCGCGCCTGGCTCAACTCGTTGATGCACAGGTTGTTCTTGCGAGTAACGTCGCCAACCTTCATAAGATGGTTGAATCAATGGCGGGTACCATCATTGGTCTCACCCGAGGAGACAGTTACCTGCTCGATGACGAGGACGGAGAAGAATGATGCCTGAGTACGATTACGACGGTAGAGCGCCTGAGATTTTTGATCCTCGCGCTGCCATTAAGAAGCAGTTGCGCGAGCGAGGTCATAGCGATCGGCCTGTTGTGGTCTCGGCGCGTGGACAGCACGGTGGCAGCGGTGGTCACAGTAGCGCTGCTCCTGGGGCCACGTCTGGTATCGGTGCGACCCCGCCACAGCCTCAGCGCGATGAGCCGGGGGATGCGATCACGGAAGCAGAGGGTGTTAACTCGTCTGCTCGTGAGAGTGAGACCCCCAGTGGTGAGCCTCAGAAGGGGATTGATGAGCCAAGTCATGAGACGGTGCCGATGACTTTGCGTCATCGCGATGGCAGCGAGATCCCGGTGACGATCGAGGGCGACGCCTCGTTTACCTTTGATGGCGAGAAGAAGCGACCACGTGACATGCCTGCTGTGATCGATCAAGCTATTCGAGACGAGTTGACGAGGCTTGGGGCACCGGCACTAGGTGCGGCGCTGACAGCATCAACCCAGAGTAAGGCTCTGTCGTTTGCGTCTCTGATCACGGCGCTTGCAATGAGTTCTTTGGATATCGAGATCCCAGGGGTGGACGAGAACACTCGTCGCGCCGCTGAGGTCTTGCGCACGGGGCAGGGGCGCGTTGCCGCCATCGAAATGAAGGTGGAGCAGGTGTTGGATAACCAGAAGCGCGCTCAAAAAGATCTCGATGCGATGACGAGGCGGGCGCTCAGCGCTGAGAAACAGCTCTATGAGCTGGAACTCATGCTCACGTGGTTGCTCGTCGATAAGACTGAACCGCTTTTGTTCAACCAGGTGACATCTTCCGCGATCGATCTGACGAACAAGACTGTGCTTGACGCACGGGCGCGTCTTCGAGAGAAGGCTCGCGAGTTGGATCGAGCTGAGTCGGTGCAACGTGGACGTGGGCAGATCGTCGAATGATGTTGTGCTACCCTTGAAACAATGATAGAATCGTCTCATGAACGAATTGAAACTGTTTCCCGAAGGTAGTGTCAACGACCTGGTGTGCCGTGGGTGGTCCCGTGAGCGTGTTTTAGAGCGCACCGGTATTGACCCCGGCTACCACAACGCCTCGGTGAAGACTGAGCTGAAAGGTGTGGATCGACACGCCTATAAGATCGAGCACGTGAAGCAGCGTGTTGGATTGCCGGTGGCACGAGATCTGGTGGAGCGATTTGCAACGTGTGAGCTGGACAAGGCTGGTGTCTTGGAGCAGCTTGGGTTGCACGACGCTGTGAATCTGATCAAGCTCGCCGACTTGTTCACAGGATTGGGTCTAGGCGATGAGTTCAAGGATGCGGATCGTCGCGCGCGCCGTAGTACGATGCGTGCAGGTATGGTTGCTCAGTACGGTACGGACAACCCGTTTAAGCTAGAGGATTTTCAAGAGAAGGCCGCTCAGACACGTGAGGAACGTTACGGTGCTCGTTACACGCTTGCGGATGGATCAGTTTTCGCTGATGAGGCTCGGAAGAAGGGTCAAGAGTCGTTAGAGCCTATACGTCGAGCTAAGCGTGAACGAACTTTAGCTCGTAAAAAGCGCGAACGCGAGGAACGTCAACGTGAGCGCGCCCTGCATGGTTACCATCGTCGTACTTTGACTGATGAGGAAAAGGTCGTGGCAAATGAACGTCGTATTGCGACCTCGCAATCTCGTTATGGTGTGGACCATCCTTCTCAACGCGCTTCGTTTAGACAGAGCGTGTCGCAGTACATGACTGATCCTGAGAACCAACGACGTATACGAGCAAGAACCGTTACCACTAATCAGGAGCGGTACGGTGTTGCTTATTTTACGCAGCTACCTGAGCATCGCCAGGAGCAATCGCGTCGAATGAGCGACCCGTCGCATCAGCGTCGTATTTCGCGCGCAAAGCGTGAAAATGGTACGTTCAATACGTCATTGTCAGAAGATGTTCTCTATAAACTACTTGTTGAATACGTTAACCAGCATGGTATGACCGTGGTGCGACAGTATCGTGACGAGAAGCGCTATCCTTTTGCTGTTGATTTTTATATTCCTGAGCGTGATCTGTTCATCGAACTCAATGGCTCATGGTCGCATGGCGGACACTGGTATGAGGCTGATCGTGAGATGGATCAGCGGACAGTACAGACGTGGCTCAAGAAGGGTAAAAAGTCTAAGTACTATCGTGTTGCTTTGGAGACATGGATCAAGCGAGACGTACGCAAGCGTGAAGCGGCTCGCAAAGCACAGCTGAACTATGTCACGCTGTGGGATGGTCTTGAGTCCTTGTTTGATGCTCATCTGTGGTTTGCTCTAGGGGCACCAGATGGCCGGGATTGGGAACGTGAGTACTCCTGGCTTGATCTTCCTGAATGGCTCAATGACCTCACGGTCGGTTTGTCAGAGCAGATCGAGCAGTGGGTTGATATTGATGTCACAGAAGCTGGTTCGAGGCAGATCTCCTGGCTGGCTCGAAGTGCGGTGTGGGAGACGTTCTATGCTCGCGAGTTGCAGATGTGGAACGACGACGAGGTGCATCATCGTAAATGGGGTCGTCTACGAGCACGTTTGCTTGCCAACCGATTGCACTATCTCGGTAGGTTCCCTGAGTCGGCTCTAGAGGTGGTGCGAGGTTTGGCGATCAGCGGTGAGATCCGGTCGTACTCGACCTTCATTAACACGGCGATGACGGCTGTTCTCGATCAGTACAAGCCGACGAGTTTGTATGACCCGTGCAGCGGGTGGGGTGAGCGTATGCTCACGTGCGCGCAACGCGGTGTGACGTACACAGGTACGGACATTTCTGAGGCAGTGGTTCAGGCTCACCAGAGCCTGATTGATCGTCTTGGTTTGACTCATGCTGACGTGACGCTCGGGGACAGTGCTACCCGTGATATGCGCGGTGGAACGCATGAGATGGTGTTGACCTGTCCGCCGTATGGTAACACTGAAGTTTACACTGAGAATGGAGCCGAGAATCTGGATGATGAGGCGTTCTTGGGGTGGTGGAAGCGGGTTGTCACCATGAGCGTTGCACCAACGACCCGTGTTTTCGCCTTCCAGATCAGCGAGTTGTGGCGCGAGCGTATGAGCACGGTAGTGCACAGCGTTCTCGGTGATGGGTGGCGTTGTGTGGATGAGATTGATGCATCTGCTTCCCGTAACCATTTCCAACGTTCTCGTTCGCGTCAGACGCATCGCGGTGAAACGATGGTAGTTTTTGAGCGACTCTGATATACTTGTTATATTCGTATACGAACGTTTTCGACGATTAGGAGGATTTATGACAGTCGGTATTTTGACTGAGAAACCGAGTGCTGCGCGTAACTTTGCCAAAGCGCTTGGTGGTCAAAGTGGTACCTGTAACGGTGAAAGTTATGTCATCGCTTTCGCACGTGGCCATCTGTTTGAGCTGAAACAACCTGTGGATCAGGTGGATCCGTCGAAGCGTGCAAAGTACGCTTCGTGGTCACTGAGTGAGCTTCCGTGGGATGTGAACGACTTCGCATTTGAGCGTGAAAAGAAGAAGGATACCTCGAAATTACTCGCTGATATCAAGAAAACGCTTGGTTCTTGCGATGAACTGGCGATTGCCACAGACTCAGATGTTTCAGGTGAGGGTGGCCTGCTTGCTTGGGAGATTATTTCTGAATTAGGGCTTGATCATAAGCCGATTTCACGTATGTACTTTACTGATGAGTCTCCTGCGTCGATCAAAAAGGCGTTCGTCTCTCGCAAACGTTTGACTTCGATGGAAGACCATGATGAGTACCGTATGGCATGGTTGCGTTCCCGGTGGGATTTCCTCTCCATGCAATGGACGCGTATTGCTTCTGAGCTTGTTGATAAGCGTGCGATCGTTCGTCAGGGGCGACTTAAGTCGGCCATGATTGTGCTCGTTGGGGATCAGCTTAAGGCACATAACGAATGGAAGAAAGTTCCGTTCTACGAGCCTCGCTTCCGCGATGAGAACGGCGTCATGTACATTGATTCCGATGCTCAGAGGTTTGCACACGAGAGCGACGTGGATCTCAGCGGTTTGCACGCGTCGAGCGTGACGGTGGATTCTAAGACCATGAAACGTTCTGGCCCGCCTCGGATGCTGGATCTTGCAGGTCTGTCAGCACTGCTGAGCGCCAAAGGTGTGAAGGCAGCTGAGGTGCTGGGAATCTATCAAAAAATGTACGAATCTCAGGTAGTATCGTACCCCCGCACAGACGACAAGCACGTCACCAAGGAGCAATTCGCTGAGCTTGTGCGCAATGCTCCAGCCATTGCGCGAGCTGTTGGTATCGACCCCTCGTTGCTTACGCACACCGCCGCTCGTTCCACCCATGTGAAGGACTCAGGTGCACACGGTGCGAACCGGCCTGGTCCGAACATTCCGTCTTCTCTCGCAGAAGTGGAGAACAAGTACGGTAAGACCGGCGCTATGATCTATGAGCTGCTCGCTCGTTCGGCTCTGGCTGTGCTCGCGGAAGATTACGAGTACGAGGCCCAGAAGGGTCACGTCACTGATTTCCCCGCATATGTCGGATCATGCTCCGTTCCTAAGAAGCAGGGCTGGAAGGCCGTGCTCGGCGGTGCATCAATGGCGGACGATGACGTGGACGAGAACAACGGAGCAGGTCTGGGCACCCAGGCCAAGCCGTTTGTTCATGAAGGTGTGCCGTCTCAACCTGTCGCACCGACTGTCAAGTGGCTCATGAAGCAACTGGAGCGGCGCGATGTAGGTACTGGCGCGACTCGTACCAGCACTTTTGCTGAGGTGTCGAGTTCTAAGTCTCGTTATCCACTTATGAGCGAGACGAGGGGCAAGATTGATCTCACCGAAACAGGCGAGATCAGCTACCGCCTGCTTCCGGGTACGCATATTGGTGATTTGGCGATCACAGAACGCGTGTTCTCGGACATGAAGGCCGTGGCGAAGGGAGAAAAGCAAGCAGATGATGTCCTGGCTGAGGTGGCTAGGCTCGTAACCGATGATATTGCCGTGATGACGGTGAATGCTCAAACCATGAGAAAGGATTTAGGAATGGGCGACTACGTGGAAAAGGAATATTTCGAGGGAACCTGGGAGAAGACGGGTGAGCATGTGCGGTTCAACCGTACGTGGAGCGGGCACCGTTTCACGGATCAGGAGTGCATGGATCTCTTGGCGGGTAAAGACATTGAAATCACCGCTCAGTCCAAGAAGACTGGGGATGATTTCACGGTGATCGGCGCGCTGGGTGAAGGGGAGTACCAGGGCCGCACCTTCGTTGGTTTCACCCCTGATTTCACCAAGCCGACCTCGGCTGCAAAGCGCGGTGTTGCCCCCAAGTCGATGCTCGGTGTCAAGCTCACTGATGAACAGCGAGCAAAGATCGAAGCTGGGGAAAAGGTCTTGGTCAAGGGTATGAAGTCCAAGAAGTCTGGTAAGAACTTTGACGCCTACTTGTTCCTTGAGGATAAGCCGGATGGCACTCGCGGAATCGCGTTCTCGTTTGATGCGTGAGTCGATTTAGGTGTGAGAAAGGAGAGCGCGACGTATGGCGAAAGATCGGTACTCAGTACCTGTGTCGCTTGATCGGTCGATTCTTGATCATGAGATTAACCTGTCGAACAAGTCGTTTCAGGTCAAACCCTTGCCCATGAAGGTGATCTTTACCTACCTGGGAAGCGCGATCGTGCTCATGTGGGTATTGACGAGTACACCGCTTAAGGGTGCGAACTTTGGATTGCTCGCGCTCATCACCTTGTGGTGGATTGCGGCGACAGTCTATTTCGCCGCATACTCGAAGACGAAGGAGATGCGAGGGAGCCAACTTTCCGCTTTGTTCGACTATCTCCCGAAGACGTCACGCCGGGTGGTCACTCGGTCGGATTCTCGCACGGGACCATTTTTGTCCATCGTCGGCATTAAGGATGTTGATCAGGATACAGGTCTGATCACGTACGTTGATGGCATGGTTGGACAAGCCTATAGCGTCGTTGGATCAGCCTCGCGCCTGCTCTTTGATCAAGATCGTGATGCGATCTTGAACCGTAACGATCGGTTCTACCGTAAGTTGGAACCGGGTGTGGAATGGGTGTTCATCACCACGAAGGAACCGCAACGCGTGTATGCTCAGGTGGCTGCGCTTGAAAAGCGTAACCAGGCCCTGCCTTTAGAGGCACGGGATCCTGAGCTGGTCGCACTGATGGATGAGCAGTATGAGTCACTGCGCTCATACGTTGGATCGAGCTTTTTCAGCATCCATCAGTACCTGATCCTCATCGCTCGAAACGAGGAAGAGTTGCGTAAGGCGCACAACCTGCTCGACTCAGAGGCGGCGGACTCGTCGCTGATGTTTAAGCAGGTGTCGATGCTCACCTATGATGAGACGATCGATCTTCTTGCAACTCACTATGGGCCGGTAGCGATGACGAAATAATCACGTGAATTGTTACCTGGTGCACCCCTGAATGACAGTGTTCAGGGGTGCGTTTCTTTTGGTTCTCGTGTAGAATATATTGAGTAACCACTATAATCGAGTTGTTCAATACGAGGGAAAGGAGTGGCATGGCGAAGGGTAAAGCGCAAGCTGTACAGACTGGGGCGGTTGATACCTCAGTATGGGGTGGGGCTACACAGCGTGTACGCGAAGTGAGCGAAACTCATGCAGCATCCGAGGCGCGCGATAGGGCCGAGTCGAGCGAGCGTGCCTTGAAGGGCATGTCGCGTAAGGAGCGTCGGGCGTTCTTTTCACGGGCAAATAATGGACAGGTGAGGGACTATGCTCATCTTCTGGCCGTTAAGCCCAGACAGGGCTACGTGTTCCATTCCGACTATTTCGAGATTGACGGTGAAGTCGGATGTATTCTGAGCTATTTCCATGACGAGAGTGCTCGCGATGAACTACCGCCGTTTTGGGGTGTGAATCTGATCCCGTATCTTCCTCAGAACGTGACGGCTATTCTCCTGGAACAAATCTCTCGCGTGACTGAATCGTGGCTGACGAACAAGATCAAAGAGTCCGAACGTCTTGATCGCCTCGATAACCAAGAGCAGAGTGAGAATGGAACAAAGTCAACGCGTCGTAAGGCGTCGAAGGTCTCTGCTGACATTGAACAGGTGATTGCCGAGATCCAAGACGGGGCCGCGTACCTATCTGTGCATTACCGTATCTTGCTCAAGGCTCCCTCCCTAGAGGTGCTCGATGACGTGATCGATGACTTGCGACGCAAGTACATCGACGCTGTGGGCAATCTGTCGATCGCTGGTCACCACGGTCTCCAGCGCCAGGAGCTTGCGACTCTCTTTTCCCCGAACGCCTCGAAGAAGGGTAAAGGCTTCCACTTCACCTCAACTGAACTGGCTGGTGCTTTCAACCTCGTCACCAACGGTTTGAACGACCGGGGCGGTGAGTTCGTCGGCTACATGGTGGGCGACGTCAATAACTCCGGTGTGCTCATGGACGTGGACATGTACAAGCACCACGTCGTGGTTGCTGACGATGATAAGTCTCGTGCTCAAGCTATGGGGAATGCTCAGGTTGCTGATATGTGGGCATCGAAGATTTCCCAGGCAGCACTTATCAATAACAAGCGCGTGGTTCATATCATTCTTGATGGTGCTGATCTCACCGGCGTTCTTGGACCTCGTATGGAGACGATCACTGCTCGCATTGATATGTCTCAAGGCGATGTCAACCCCTTTGAGGTGTTTGGTGAGCGTAAGGATCAGCTGTCGCTGTTTTCGACGCACTTGGAGAAGCTCGTGCTCATGACTGAGCAGGCGTATGAACCAACCGATGCAGATCGTTCAATCATCCGAGCTTCGCTCAAAGATACGCTCACTCAGTTCTATGTCGATCAGGACATGTGGGTTCGAAACGCGAAGCACAATGTCGATCGCTTGCGTCTTGTGGGGATCCCTCATGACCAAGTTCCTCAGCTCAAGTTGTTCGTTACTTACTTGGATCAGCGCTATAAGGCGCTGACTGGTAAGTCGAACCGTGACGATGAGCTGTTGCACGCATACTCCGTGCTCTCTGCTGTCTTTAAAGACATGCTCGACGCGAACGGTGATCTGTTCAATGTTGTGACGAAAGATGCGATTGACGGAGCGCAACATGCTCGTCGCGTGATCTATGACTTTTCCTCTCTGATCAACCGTGGTAAGGGTGTGGCGATGGCTCAGCTCGTTAACGTGTTGGCGTTTGCGGCTTCTGCGCTCGGTGAAGGCGACACGCTTATCGTTCACGGAGCAGAACTGATCGACGAGGGCGTCAAGCCCTACGTCACTGATCAGTTCGAGCGACTGTACCGCCGTAACGCACGTGTGGCCCTGTGCTATAACGGCGTGAAGGCGATGCTCGATGACTCGGAGTTCAACCACTTTGACGAAGCCGATTGGACGGCCCTGGGAGCCATGAGTGATGCTCTGGTTCCGGTCTACGAGAAGAAGCTCGCCAAGCGGATCCCTGTTGATATGACGAAGGTCATTACTCGCCGAGGCGAGGGACTGACCTTTTTGCGACGCGGGACTGTTAACGTGGTGTTTAAGCGCGATCTTGCTCTCGGGGTCAATGCTCATGTGCGAGGGACTACGTATGATGGATCGGTTGCACCTGGCCGTAATCGTGGTGCTGTGATGAAGAAACGCGCAGGTGGTCAAAAATGATGAGAACAAAGGATAGGAAAGGATTGTTGATGGGACATCGGAAGGGGATGGACGCTCACGTGCGCGGGAGCGTACGTGTGCTCACAGGGTTTACCCGCGTGATCACACTGATGGTCGCCGCTCTTGTTCTAGCCTTTGGTGTGACAATGATTGGCGGGAGTACTCACGCTGATCCGGGTAAGACGGAAAAGTATGACTTTTATACCTTGTCATCGAATGTCACTGCGTATTTCTCCGATGCCGTGAAGCCGGGGGCAAAAACGGGTCTATCTAAGGATGAAGGGTGGACAACGATTGCTCAAAACGCAAGCGAAGGTGGGGATTTTCTTGGTTACGGCGATGATAATATCTCCAGCTTTACAGGTTGGTTAGTCTCTAAGACTACAGGCGCATCGAATACTGTCGGTTATGATTCATTGCGCGCCATTAGTAGCGATTCCGATGGTAACAAGACTTCGCTTCAAGGTGCCCTTGGGTATGCTCAGTATGGGTCGTTGCTTAATGCTATGGGCCTAGATTCAACATCGACAGGTATTGGACTCCATTTGGAGAACATGATATTTGGCTTTGTCATGATGTTGCTTTATCTTCTTGCTGGCGGCATTGATACGATCTTCTCGGCTGTTGTGTGGATTCTTGACCTGCTCAATCCGTTTAGGATGTTCTTTCAAGCCGTGTCTGCATCGAGTGCTTCTCTGGCTGACGGAATGACGGATGGGCAAGGCGTTCCTGTATGGATGCAGAGTCTAAGTACATGGGTAAGCGACTGGTATCAAGTTCTCGTCAATATGTCGTGGACAGTACTCATGCCGTTGTTTTTGGTTACGTTCGTTACTTCCGCTTTTTTGTGGAAGAAGGGACAGGCTCTTAGTGGTTTGAAGAAGCTACTGGTACGTGTGGTATTTCTTGCGTTCGGCTTGCCTCTTATTGGATCACTGTACACAGCGACACTTTCAACTATGAAGGACGCATCGGCTGGAGCCGGTATGGGTGCGACTCGCGTTGTTGTTTCAACGTTTGTTGACTTTGAGAATTGGGCGAAGAATAGTCGTCTTGCTGTACCTCAAGGTGCGACGTTGGCATGGGATGGTTTGACCCAAGCGCCTACAGGCTATTCTGTGAATAAGCTCCGTCAGACGACGGCTGCTATCAATGGTCTTGCACAGCATGAGGCATTTAAGGATGTTTCTAGTTTGGGTGTTTCTAGTCTTGGTTCAATCACCATCGAAGCTGCGAAAGCAGATGAATCGCAAGACAGTGGTGTGAACTATAAGACGTATGGCGCAACAATGGGTATGTTGCTGCGCTATGCAACAGCTCAACGCTATGAAGCCTCGGATTTTGAGACGGCTGTTAAGGGTACGCTTGGACAAGCTGCGGCGTCTAATTCGGATAACGGCACACTGGTTAAAAGTTGTGCAACGACATGGTTTGGTGTCCAAACTGACGGTTCGACGAAGGCTGGAGAGTCTGGCGATAATCAGAAGTGTGACAAGCTCAAGGCTTCTGATAACCCTGTATTGACGGTTGCGCCTGGTTCTGGTCTTAAGGCGGATCTTGGCGAAACAGGTAGCGTTTATACGTTTACGACCCCAGGGGGAAGTGATTCACCAGGCGCTCGTGTTGTTAAGGGTGGAGAACGCGTTAATGCCAACTTGTCAGCTCTGTCGATGTACAACTATCTGAACACTTCGTTCGATAAGAACGCATTGACTGTGTACTCGTCGAGCAATGCTGTGTCACAAGCAACTCGTGAGTATCACGCATCGGTGAACCTTGTGGGATCCTCTGGTGTGAACTGGCTCTACTGGCTCAATGCATCGACGACGCTTTTCTGCTTCGTCGTGCTCGGTCTGGGCTACGCCCTGGGTATGCTCACAGGAGCTGTGAGAAACACATTGCGTATCATTACGGCGGTTCCGTTTGCAACTCTTGGTTCTTTAGCGGCTATCGCTAAGGTGTTGATCTACACCTTTACGATGATCACTGAGATCATCGGTACCATGTTCATCTATCGACTGGTTCAAGAGTTCATCGTCTCGGTTCCCAGCATCTTTGAGGGTGGTTTGGAACATATGTACAACTCTCTCGGTGGATTCGGTGATTATCTGCGCAATAGTGGTTATGTCACGTTGTTTACAGCGATTGTGACAACTGTTGTTCTGCTCCTTTTGACCGTGAAGATGATGCACTTCAGGGGCGCTTTCGTCAAGGGTCTGAATGAGGCTGTGACGAAGATTGTCGATAAGTTCCTTGATGTGAACGTTTTGCCACCGGGTGGGGGCGTCAAGGGTATGCCGTTGATGAGCGGTGTTGGTGCAGGCGTAGGCAGCGCTGCTGCGAACCGTTTGATGAGCGGTCGTGGGGGCCTTGGTTCCACTTCTGCTGCTCGTGATGGCATCGCGCGTGGCCTGGGGGTTGCAGGTGGAGCCGCTGCTGGCGGTTCGTCGATCAACGGTACGGATAACCCAGACGAAGCAGGACCGGGTGCATTGGGTGCTGGACCCAGCAGCCCAGGCGGAAGCGGCGGCGGTGGTCTGCTGCTCAGTGATGGCAGCGGTGGTATTGCCTCTCGTGATGAGGGATTGTCTGCTGGTGGTCCTTCCACAGCACTGACAACCTCCGCATCGGATCGTCAGCTCGCTCGTGAGGTGGATAGCCGTGGCGGTCTGTCTGAACCGCCCCGTCTCGAAGCTGGTCCGAAGGCTGATACAAAGGACGCTGCTGCATCGAGCACTGTGGCAAACGGTGAAGGTGATGGCGTGAGCGCGTTCACCGGATCGATCCGGGAAACCATGGACGCTCATAGCAAGGCTGACAAGGCCCGTCGCTCCCAGCTGACCTCGGGTGTGAAGGCTGTGTATCACGGTGGTAAGGCAGCGGCTCGCGCATCTGTTGGTGACGTGGCTGGTGCGGCACAGGATGGCAGCAAGGCTGTTGGTGATCTCCAGCAAGCTCGTAGCAAGGGTCAGGAAGCAAAGGCTCACCGTCAGGTGGCCGAGGCTCCGCGTCCTGTGCGCCGGGTGCAGCAACCACAGCAGAGCAGTGCTCCTGCTCAGGCTCCTGCTCCAAGGCCCGCACCTACGCAGCCCGCTGCACCGGCTCGTGGTCGTGCACCACGTCTGGCGGCTCAGCCATCTAGTCCACAGGCACCTGCGTCACCTCACCTGCCTCCGACTGCTCCACGAGGTGGGACAGGGATGAAGCCTGGCGGTGGCCCGTCTATCCCACCGATCAAGAAGTGACGGTGGTGTGACACACGCAACGCCCTCGGTTGTGTTGGATAACCAACATGATCGAGGGCGTTTCACTTGCTCGTTATAGACACTTTGTGTACAATGGTTGTAGGTCATGAGTGGATGTATCTGACAACCAGATGATGCTCTGGCCGTCAAAGATACGTACGTACGATTGATGAGAAAGGAGACTTAATATTATGTCTCTCAACGTTCTTGCATCTGAGGCGATGACTCGTCTTATGGTGCCTGCATCCGGGTGGAGTGCAAAGACTCTCTTGGAAAAGATGTTCAGTGAAGGAAAGACCTATCTCGGTCTGGCTCTTGGAATTTTTGGCCTGGTCTTGATCGGCTGGTCAATCTTCAAACTTGTTGGTAAGTTCATGCAGACCCAGGGTTCGCAGCAAACCTCGTGGTTCATGATCCTTCTGGCATTCATGTTCGGTGGCTTGCTCCTGTTCGGTGGGGTTTCGATGGTGATGAATATTGCACAGGGTGCAAAGGAATCATTCGAAGAACTTGGCGGCGGAATGATTCTGCCCTATGCGTTGACTTTCTTGCCGTAAGAGCGACCAAGTCACAACCCATCAACACAGCCGGGGCCGGGGAACCGGCTTCGGCTGTTGTTGTTTTTATGTGCGTCCCTTAATCTCGGTTTATTTATGCGAAAGGATCCTATTATGGCGTGGAATCGTCGAAAGAAAGCTCAGGGAGAATCTACCCAGCCTGGCACAGTAGAAAGCATTGGTGGTGAGGGAGTTCCGTCAGGTTTTTCCCACAAACTCAAACAATTTCAGACGAAGTATAAGTTTGATTCCCACCATGCGATTGAACGTTTTGGTGTAGCTGTTGCCATCTTTGGCTTCACTGGTATTGCTCTTTTTGCAGGAGCAGGTGTGTCCTCGTATGCAAACGGACAAGAAAAGCTCGGAGCAACAGCTCTTTATACTCAGTCGTTTACCACCTCGCGTACTCAGGTGGGCGGCTCTGTTATGGGCGTGTACACCGATCCGTCAAAGACGCGCACGATGGTCTTGCTCTCGGTTAAGGACGATAACCGTCTTCCTTCAAGCGCTGATGATTACCAGGTCTTCCTCACCGGCACTGACACCGAGATGAACCATTACTCGCTCAAAGGCCAGCCAATTACGGCACGCTATGTGACCTTTGGAAATAATGCGAAATACATGGGTGTCGTGCTTGATAACCCGAATAAGTTCGATCTGCGCATTCTCGATATGATCGTGCGTATTAACCGTGAGGTTTCGTATAAGGACACGGGTGATGGTTCTGGCGCTCAGGCTGGGCCGTCGTCGGATTCAACACAGAATTCAAACACCAAAGGTAAGTCGTTTGAGAGGTACGATCAGATCAGGATCGCGTTTAACCCTGTGGCAACTGGGTCTACCGAGATGAATCTGGGTGTTGCCGGAAGTGATTTCAACGCCGGTAACGTCTATCACGAGGCTGTGACCCGCGATGCTGAGCAAAAGTTGCGTGACAAGATGGATGGTCAATTGCTTCAGATGCAAGCTGATCTGGCGAAGATTGATCAGTACAATTCCCAGATTGCAACGACCACTGTCAATGACCGTGGAAACATCTTGAAGTTGAACGATCCGCCTGCGCCGGAGATTATTGCGGGCGATCAGGTGACGGGTCAAGACGCTAAGAGCAGCAAGACGGGACAATCGACGCTGGCACTTGTGTCCAAGAAGGTTGTTCCCGGTGGTTACGACTTTGACTGGCGCAAGGGCAACGTCAGCGAGGGGTACCTCGATCGGATTGTTCCCAAGGGTATGAGCTATGTGGACTTTATGAAGGCTCAGTCAAAACTCACCGCTCCTGCGCCCGTCTGGGATAAAGTCGAGTTTACGTTGAATAACGGAACGCCACTCAGCGTTTATACCAATCGGGATACTTTTATCAAGCCGTTGCTTGACTTGCGGAGTAATCTTATTGCCTCATGGCAGACATATTACGAGCACAAGAAGGAGTATCAGGTGACGTCGTATTCCGACTTGCTCAACCTAGAGATTGAGTTGCGTAACGTCCGTTCAAATACGACTCAGAACACGAACGCGAACGTTTTGACACTGTACTGAGAGAAGGAGATTTGTGATGACAGTGAGTAAAGGCGTAGCTGGTGGGCTAGACCCATTGAAGGGCGACGCTTCTACCCCTGAGACGATTGACAAGCCTGATCGTTCCGCATCTCAAAGTGATGTGCCTGAAAAGGTTGATACAGGCGCTAATGGTACCGATGTGATGGGATCGGGTGGCGCGGCTCCTGGTGGAGCGCCCTCTGGTATCGGTGGCGTTCCTGGCGCGGGTAAGGGCGGCAAGGCTGCGGCAGGTATGGCCGCTGGTGCTGCTGCTCCGGTTGCTGCGCAAGCTGCTGCTCTAGCGACGTTTCTTAACTGGCTGAAAACTGTGATGATGACAGCCGTTGCTGCTGCTCAGTCACTGTGGTCTATGGCAGCAGGCGCTCTCGTCGCTGCTGGTAAGTCGGTCGTCGGGTTCTTTGCTGGTCTTGGTACTTCAATTTCAAGTGCGATGGGTGGCATGGTTTCAGCTGCAACAGCGGGCGTTGCTTCGTTTGCGGCTCTAGCGGTTGGAGCTGTCGGCGTGGTTGGTGGTGCTCTTGCGATGCGCGATGGCGACACCGCCTCTCGCGATGGATTGCTCCCCTCATGCACTGTTGAAGTGAACAACGCTGTGAAAGCATCTGAGGGCGCTCAGGGCGATTTCTCGGCTCAAACAGAAGAAAACGCCAAGACGATTTACTCCGTGCTCTCGGCATGGGGAATGTCGAATGAGAATATCGCTGGCATCCTTGGCAACTGGTCGCATGAGTCAGGTATCGATCCAACGAGCGTTGAAACAATCTTTGACGAGAAGTTCACGATTGGGCCGCGCAAAACGGATGCTCAACTTAAGAACTTTAAGATGGCTCAGGTTGATCCGGCTTACGCTGCTCGTTTCCCTGCGATTGACCTCATGGGTATTGGCCTTGGACAGTGGACGAATGGCCGTAACACGCTGCTCACCGAGTATGCAAAGTCGATCAATAAGCCGTGGTACACGCTGGAAACTCAGCTTGGTTTCATGGTCTCCAAGGATGATCCAACCCGTGTGGGTCAGGTGAAGGCTCTCATCAATAACTCTGAGGGTGGAAGCGTGTCTGCTGCAACCTCGTACTTCCTTACGAAGTGGGAAGGCATCAATGATGGAACGCTGCCAACCCGTGAAGCTGCTGCTGGCACGTGGTTTGCCAAGATGGGTGGCTGGTCGAAGAATCAGTCGCTCGCTGACTCGATTCTTGCTCAGTCAGGTAGTGCAGTGACAGGAGCGAACAACGCTTCTGTTGCTCAGGCGGCAAGTCAGTGTAAGTCTTTTGCTGGACACGTTGATAACTCGTCGCTGGTCAAGGCTGCGCTGTCCTACGCATGGCCGTACAACGATGAGGGTAAGGGCAACGACGGCACCGATCTGTACAAGTATCTTCATAAGGAAGTACTTGGTGAGTCGGATCATTTCTTTGCTTCATGTGACCGTACGGTTGCAACCGCTGTGCGCTGGTCTGGAACAGACGATAGCTATCCCGCTGGTGGTGTATCGAACCAGCTCGCCTATCTCCAAGGTGAAGGCAGTTCGAAGTGGAAGCCGGTTGATTACAACGGTGACAAGTCCAAGCTGCAACCGGGAGATATCCTTTTGCGCACAACTGGCGGCGTTTCGCACACAGTCATGTACGTGGGTGAAGACTCGGTGAAGGAAGTTTGGGGCGAAGGAAACTACGAGTCTCATGGCGAGATTGTTTCTGGTTCGCTCAACGACCGTTCGCCAACAGTTGGTCAGTTCTACACTGGTTCAACGGGTCTCGATACGGATTACTTGGCGTTCCGTAACGTGACGAAGGAGCAGTCTTCGAAGTTCACGTCTGTTACTGTCCCGTCCTCTATGCAGAAGGGGCAGGGGGATAAGGGTACGCGCCTGACCCCTGGACCGTGAGTTGTTGCATGGATTGATCACAGGCCCCGTGCTAGATATTGCATCTAGTGCGGGGTTTTGTGCTACAATAATTATATTGATACACGAGTGAAATCGCGTCAAACGAAAGGAAGTGATAGCCGTGTCGAAACTTGATGACTTGATTGAATGGTCGCGCACCCCGACTGAAAAGCCGAAGCGCACAACTCGCATCGACGTTGCCGAAGAATGGGAGCGTCGTCGCGCTGAAAAGGAGCAGGGTTCCGGTGAGAACACTCGCTCTCGCACTGGCCTCAAGGTGGGTGCAAGCATGGGTCTTGCAGCTCTTGGTATTGGTATTGCAGCGTTTGGGATGCAGACCAAGCCTGTGGACCGCACGGCTGAGATTAACGATCTGAACGCTCAGATCTCTAGCGCACAGCACACCGAGCAGGCTGTTCCTGATGCGAACGTGGCGAAGAAGGCTGTGAGCGCCCTGCAAGAAAAGAGCCAGAAGGTTGCCGATCTCCAAAACGAATACAGGGGTTGGCAACCGAGCACTGCTGCTGCACAGGCACAGCAGGATGCACAAAAGTCCAAGGCACTGTATGAGGCGTTGGCTCAGTTGGTTCCGAGCAAGGCTGCTGGCAGGTGGTTCTCGCCTTTGGTTAAGGACGGGTCTGGCGGGGCAAATCCGATGCCCGCCGATCAGTACAAGTGGGAATCGGTTGTCACCTACGATGTGACAGACACGTCCGCTCTGCCGATCGCATGGTTGTGCAAGGGGAGCGACGGTACGTTGCTCGCATGGACGACAGCCACGTATGATGCTGGGTCTGGAACGTTCTCCAAGCTGCATACTGGCGTGACGAGTGCTGGAGCACGCTTGCTCATTAGTGATGACACGGCACACGCGAACGGAGTTGGTTGAGATGACACAAGAGAATAAGCCCTCGTGGGTTGTACGTTTCGGAGCACTCATTGCAGGTGGTGCGATTCTGTGCGGTGGTATCGGTGTTGCGGCTGTTCACGGAAACACCGTGAGCGCCGAGAACGCACGCACGGAAGCCTACGTCCAGCAGTTGCGCTCTCAGCTTGGCTCGACCCAGGCATCAAGTGCGACCGCGCAAGAGAATGTCTCGACCGAGACCACTGGCATGTCCCCGGCTCGTAAGGCCAAGGATGACGAGACTGTTGAAGCCATTATGAAGCAGGCGCTTACGTGGTCAAGCGGGCAACAGTACATTGATGCACGAAAGGCGCTCATCGATCGTTGGCATCTCGATGAGAACTCTCAGTTCCTCAAGGTGTTTATGCCGGGTGAAGATGCAGGTGCGTGGCGCACAGACTCGTCTGGAAAGACGTACTTTGCTTATGAAGGCGCGAACTCGACTCTCGATTCGTTCACGAGCGCTGTGACGAACATTAACGGCACGAAGTACTCCTACTTTGCCGTGGTCGGTATCAAAACACGAAGCGTTGACGGTAAGGCAACCAGCACCTCGTACTCTACGATGAGTTACACCGTGGATAGTGATGGAAACGTTACTGATCTCATCGGTTGGGCCGGTTCTCCTGGTCACGATCGGACGTACTAAGCATGTGCAGTCCCACATGTCATTGTTTTATTGAAATAATCTGAAAGGAAATCTCGAATGAACCTGACTTCTTTGGTTAAGACCTCCCGCACTCCCATGACTGACGATGAAAAGGGTGCAATCAAGCGAAGTGCCCGTATGGGCCTCTACGTTGTTGCCCGCGTCATCGGCTTTGTCCTATGGCTGTTTATCAGCCTGTGGATCACGATGTGGGGAGCGCTGAAAGTTGTTCCAAACATGGGATCACTCATTCAAAATGCATTGGGTGTGACGAGTGCAAACGCGCCGAGCAGTGAATCGTTCATCACGTACTGGGTTGCTCCGATGCTGCTCACAACCTTGGTGATCTCCGCTGGTGTGATCGCGCTGTGCGCATGGATGTGGCGCGTCATGAACCGAGGTTTTGACTCGATGAGACTATGGGTTGATCGAGCAGGGGGCATGGGCGAGTGGACAGAAGGTGTGCACCACGCCTCTGAACCAATGGGCCGTGCAAAGCGTGTCGAAACCCCTGAACCAGACCGAAAGAAGAAGAAGTCGCGTCGGCGCTGAGCCGATGGTTCTACCCCTACTAAAGGAAAGAGAGAATATATGAGTACCGTTACCGGAATGCGTCGCTCGAATCGCTGGGTACAACGCGCCCTGTCGATGCGAGACGTTGAAACGCGTGAGGTTGAAGGCGAAGCCGACATCAAGGTTCTTGTGGACACCTTGTATTTCACCAACCATGGACCAGCCTCTAACTACCGACCCGTTCTCCATGTTCGTGGTCGCCTTGTTGGACTGGTCCCCTATGACTCACCCGAGATCGCCTACGGCGTGACCGAGGTGGCTTTTGATCGGAACATGGATGGCGGTGACTCAACGGTCGATGCATTCTATGAATTCTCCGATGAGCAGCTTGTCGCCCTTGTTCAAAAGGGTTTCTTCAACGAAGGTTTCGAACCCCCTGCCGATCTGCTCAACCAAGTGTGGCAGCTTCCGGCTCACTACAAGGGCATTGCAATTGCACCTCGAAACGAAACGGAAGCACCACTGGTGTTCCTTGACGTTGTGGACCGAGACGGACTTGTCATTGACTCCGAGAACTCCGGCCTTGATCTGTCCGACTACTTCCCGGATTACCTCAGTGAGATTCGCTCTCGTGAGAGTGAAAACAGCCTGTCTGCGGATCGGAGCATGGAGCGAACCTCTCAGGTGAACGACATGTTCGCCGGTATGGATCTGTCTGAGTATGACGAGGACGGCTCAGAAGGTCGAGTCAGCGAGGCAGAAGGTGCGTCGATTTCTCAGGCTCTGAGCGGCGCTTCTGCGACTTCTCTGCCTGTCATGGAATCGCCTCTGTTCGATGCGCTGATGCGCAACGCTCAAAACAAGGCAGCCGCCCAGGATGAGGCCGAGGTCGAAGCAGAAGAGACGCGCGAGGACAAACCGAGCGTGGAGTCTGCCAAGGAGAGCACCCTGGACTCGACGTTCAAGTCTGTGCTCGGCGACTTTGTCGCCTCTCAGATTGCCGAGAACAGCCCTGCTGTCACCGAGGCTTTGAACGATGACTCGATCCGTGAAGAGGTCGAAGCACGTCTGCGTGAAAAGATGCCTGTCGCGGATGAGAGCGACGAGAAGGACACGAGCGCGGGAGACAAGACGATTAACGCTCTTGACCTTGACATCGAGGACGAGGAACCCGAGTTCTAAGATGTCGCAATGCGGCAGGGGCGGTGGGATTGCGCCGCCCCTGTTGCTTGTATTCAGACGTTACAGAAAGGTTGAATGGTGAGCCTTAAGAGCAGCATCGTTGTCGTCAACGAGTTCAGCGTGCCCACCCCAGGGTCTGGCAAAGGTGGATCACGTGGTGGTACCCCCGGTACCTACGTCATGCGCTATATGGCTCGCAAAGGGGCAACCGAACCTGTCACGCCGATCCGCAAGCGCGATACGGAAGACTTTATTCTTCGTTACATGGCCCGTGAGAGCGCAACGGAGAAGGCTCATTCGCGCTACGAGGTTAAAGAGAGCGTGCTCCATGTCTCTGGGCTGGGCGGCGTTGCCTTTGGCTACGGCCAACCCTCGCTCTCTGATGAAGGTGTACGCCGAGCCAGCGCTGACATTCAACGTCTGTTCGATGAAGGTCACACAGTCATGAAAACTGTGTTGTCTTTTAGCCCTGAGTATCTGCAAGAGATGGGTGTGGTTCCCAAGGGTTTCGTGGCACAGAACAAAGGCGATTACCGAGGCCATATCGACCAGATGCGCCTGCGCATGGCGATTATGCATGGACTGGAGCGTATGGGGCATCGTTTCGATGACCTGCGCTACGTGGGCGTGATCCAGGTGGATACCCTGCATGTTCACTGCCATCTCGCAATGGTTGATGCCGGGCGCGGTCGGAGAGTGCGCACCGGGAAAGGCGTCCAGCAGAAAGGTAAACTGACGAGCACCGACATCTCTGTGCTCCGCCGAGGGGTGGACTCGTGGTTAGACGAGAACCAGCACGTGGCTCATATGTCGAGCGCTGTGGGGTATGAACGACTTAATGTCGCAGCGTTTGTTAAGCGATGGGCGCATAAGAAGGTGCTCGAAGAGTCGCTTCCACAGCTGCTGCTCGCGTGCCTGCCTGCTGACAAGACTTTGTGGCGTTACGGATCAAACCGGAGCGAGATGCGACGTGCCAATAGCGTTGCCACAGAGCTGGTGAGTGAGCTGCTTGAACAAGAAGGCTCACCGATGGCTTCTGCCATGCTCGCTGTCGAGACCTACGCTGGCCGTAGGGCACAGCGAGAAGGTTTGAGTGAGCAGGCGCGCAAGGCATTGGTTCAGCGTGGGTATCAGACCATTATGGAGCGAGGTGTTAACGGTTTGTACCAAGTTCTTGCCTCGTTGCCGCCAGAGATGACACATGTACGTACGCCGACTCTGGACGTGATGAGCCAAGACGTGGAGACCCTGATGGCTACTCACGCTCAGCAGATCAAGACCCGAGCTGGGGGCGTGAGCGCCGAGGATGATCTTGTGGGCTTCTCATTGCGACTACGCTCGTATGGAACAAGGATGCGGGAACATAACGCTCAACGTGAGATGTGGCGTCAGCGTGCCTCAGAATGGGAGTCTGGTTTCCAAGCAGGGGTCGTCTCGTCAACCTCTGAGCCGATGCATAGGCTCTATCTCGAAGAGGAAGAGTATCATGCCCGGTGCGTGAGTAAATATCGCTCGCTGCTGGGGCCGCTGGCTACAGGCGTTGATGGTGAGAGTAGCGATGAGACGTGGAAAGAGGCGTTGTATGCTGTCGATCAGGCACGCACGGGTGTTTTTGGCCTAGAGGGGTTGCTGGGGGACCGTTCCATCCCGAAGATGAAGGATGCGAATGAAGCCGAGCGCTTAGGGGTGGTCTCTCATGGCGTGAGCGGTGGACGTTTGCTGGTGGCCGGTGGCTCAGCGGGGCGTCAGACTTTGCGCCGCCGCCTAGAGAAGGCGCGTGAGACGCTCAAAACCCGTATGAACGATCTTGTGTCCACCCTGTCGGGTCAAGGTCTTGTCATCAAGGCTGTGGGCGATGAGGACTCGGATCAAAAGGATCAGACAGCAGGTGGCGAGAACGCCCTCACTGTGGTGCAAGGGGAACGCTGGACATTGTCTGAAACCAAGGGTATGGATCTTCACGACGTTAGGTCGGACACGGTGGTGGATATGGCCCTGGGACGCCACACGGCCCAGGGCTTCGTTCAGTGGGCACGAAGGCGGCAACGTCTGGTTGATGAGGCTCGAACCTATTTGGAGCAATCAGGCCAGAGCACCATCGTTGACGCCGTGTTGCCCCTGGGTGATGTGCGCCGGATGAATAAGGTGGCTGATGATCTGGAGAAGCAGATGAGCCACAAGAGTGGCGATCTGGTTCTCACAAGCGCGCTCAGCGATGTGGTTCCGATGAAAAAGGGGGTGCGCCGGAGTGCAACAGTCAGTTTTGACGAGGGTCTGGCTGGCATCGTTCGGATAAGCACATGGCGCGAGACGGCAGACTTGGTGCCTCAGATTGAGGCTGTTCTGGACACGCCTGAGAATGACATCATGGATGCATCCGACGATATTGAACTTGGTTGATGTTTGACTTGACACTCAGTGTTTTCTCGTATTATGATGAAAGAGCGTTGCACGGGAGGGACCCGTGTATATGAGAGGGCTGATTAACCCTCGACTGACGCTCTGCGGAGCGGGATATGGAAGGAGGATGGCGCAATGGCTATTCTACGTGGTAAGGGTTCAATGAGTGGTGTCGAGCTGGTGGTTGTCGAATACCCCAACGCACACTCAAAGGCTGGCGATCGTTTCTTCCTGGATGCACAGGTGCGTCCTGTTGAGGGTGTTGCACCCCAGCAAGTTCCTCACCTGGTGTCGAAGAAGCGTGAATTGGATGGTCGAACGGTGTATGATCACCAGGCCGGTTACAGTGTGTCTCAGCGAGATGCTATTGTTGCTGCGGCTGGCGATAACTTCGTTCAGATGCCTGAGCGTGACGGTCATCCGGGACCTCGCGTTTACGCGGTGAAGGCAGACGTGATGCCTGCATCTGGTAAGCAGACTGGTCTTGTCATCAACACGAAGACTCTTGAGCCTTCGGAGTTGGCGATCGACGATAAGATCTTCGATGAGCTGCGTGCAGCTTCGAAGGCAGCTAAGGAAGCTAATGAAGCTCGCAAGGCTGCTCAGAAGGACGCAGAAGCCGAGGTTAGCGCCGAGGCGCAGGTTGAAGAGGTTGCTGAGATCGAGAACGACGAACCGGAGTTCTGATCGTTTGGTAGGTTTACACCTCCGTTTCACCCTCGCTGGAGAAATCTGGCGAGGGTGATTTTTTATTGTCGAGTGATTGTGCTAGAATGCTGGTATACCAAGTTAATCGATTGAACGGAGTGTTAATGTGTTCGACAATGATCGTCTGAATGAGGCTTATCCCATGCTGCGAGATTTTGCGTCTCGTCTGGGCAAACCCGCGCGTGAAGTTGTGGGCCGTGAAAAGGAGAAGGTCTCATTGATGAGTGCTCTGGCTCGCCCCGAGATGTGTAACGCGATTCTGCTTGCCCCGCCAGGCACCGGCAAGGCTCATCCAAACGATGAGTTGATTCCGGTTGCAGACGAACGTGGGTACGTGCGTATTGGGATGCTCAAGGTGGGGGATCGCGTCTTTGATGAACACGGAGACCCTGTCACTGTCACAGGCGTGTTCCCACAGGGGATGCGGCGCGAATATGAGATGGTCACGAATCGAGGGGATCGAGTACGCTGCAACGATGAGCACCTGTGGACTGTGCGTCGCTGTGGAACTCACGAGTGGCAGACATTGTCGCTGCGAGAGATTATGGACCAGGGCTTGGTGGATCCCCAGGACAGGTCTTTGGTATGGGAGCTGCCTGCATCTGGAGCACTGGTGCGACAGAGCCGTTTGCTCCCGGTTGATCCTTATGTGTGCGGAGCGTTTCTCGGCTGGGGTGTACGCATTGACGAGCGTGGGTACGTCAGTATGCCGAATGAGGCTCCCGATGAGGTTTTTGCAGCGATCGAAGAGCACATGGGATGGAAGCGACAGCGCGAGAGTTCCCGATCGATTTTTATCCACGAGGGGACAGGTAAGCGCGTCGAAGGCCCACAGGTGATGACGCATCCAGCATTTACAGGTTTGATCGTGAAGGATGAGGAACAGCGTCGCATCCCGCGTCTGTACATGACGAGTAGCGTTCATGATCGTCAAGAGATGGTACGAGCCTTGCGAGAAAGTGAGTCGTATCGAGATGTGTCCTCGCCTTTCATCTGGAAGGTCGATATCGACATGCACGAGCTGGAGTGTTCTCTGGGTCGAATCGGTGGCTTGATCGCTGAGGTTATTGACAATAACCGTGAAACAGAGATGACGTGCATCATGGTGGACTCGGACACTCACCTGTACCAGGTGGGTCGGGGTCACATCGTCACGCACAACACTGTGCTCGTACAGTCGTGCATGGAAGATGATCCGGCTCGTATTTACCTCGAAGTTGACATGGCGAAGATGATCTCTGACCTGTCGAACCCCGAGGAAATGGCTGCACGCCTCAAGGCTCTGTTCGACGAAGCCGAGGCTTTTTCTAAGGCCGAGGGCCGGGAAGTCGTGCTGTTCATCGACGAGTTTCACCAGGTGGTTCAGCTCTCCGCTGCTGCTGTGGAAGCGCTCAAGCCTTTGCTCGCGGCTTCTGGATCGCGTGGGATCAAGGTTATTGCGGCAACGACCTATGACGAGTTCGATGCTCATATTGCCTCGAACCTGCCTTTGGTTGAACGCCTTGCGCGTATCAACATCCCTCAGACGAATCGAAGGGTGACTATCGAGATTCTCAAGGCCATGGCGCAAAAGTATGGCGTCGATCAGGGCATGATCAGCGAGTCGCTCTACGAGCAGATCTTTGACTACACGAACCGCTACGTGCCTGCCTCCGTACAGCCGCGTAAGTCGATCCGTGTGCTCGATGCCATGGTGGGTCGCCACAGGTACCTCGGTGAGCCGATGGATAAGAAACTGCTCGCAACAGTGTTGAAAGTCGAGTTCGGTGTCGAAGTCGAGATTAACGTCGATGCTACGGCGATTAAAGCCGAGCTGGACAAGCGCGTCTTTAGCCAAGACTTTGCCACGACGTCGATTGCACGGCGTTTGCAGCTGTGTGTGGCCGGGTTGAATGACCCGAGTAAACCTATGGCATCGCTGTTGCTGACGGGCAGCTCAGGCGTGGGCAAGCTGTGTACAGACTCTACTCGTGTACCAGTCTTTTCTGAGGATGGTTCTGTGGCGTGGAAACGTCACGGTGATCTCGTTCCTGGTGATCGTGTGTTTAAACGCGATGGCTCACCGGAAGAGGTTCTCGCTGTGTTCCCTCAAGGGAAGCAGGACATTTATCGTGTTCACACGTGGGATGGTCGACACCTTGATGTTGGTGGGCCGCATTTATGGAGTGTGTACACTCGGTCTATGCGGGAGCGTAAGCGTGGGGGCCTCGATGTTCAGCCTCGTGTGATGACAACGATGGATATGTTGGAGTCGGGTGTATTGAACATTCATCCAAAGAGTGGGGCGAAACGCATGAAGTTTTTCATCCCGATGAATGAGGCTGTGCAGTGGCCTGATGCTCATTTGCCGGTAGATCCTTATGTGGTTGGGGTGTTTATCGGAAATGGGTGTTTGACGAGAAAGCCACTGAGGCTATCTTCTGATGATATTGATGTTGTACGTCGTATCAGTGAGACCATCGGTTTTGAGTTTAAGGAAGATAACGCACATTATTGCTGGCTATTTAAAACTGGTGAGAAATTTGGGCATAGGGATAGTCTCGTTCAGACGAAAGATATCTTTGCTAAGGTTCCTGAGTTAATCGGTGTATATTCTACTGAGCGTCGTATCCCACAACAGTATATGGCGGCATCCGTTGGACAACGTTGGGAGCTAGTGCGCGGGCTTTTCGATACTGACGGTAGCATCGTTAAGGATCGTTATGATGTCAGTTATTCGACATCTTCTCAGGGCCTGGCTGAGGATGTACGCGAACTGCTGTTTTCGCTCGGTGTGTCTAACACTATGAATACGTATATGCGCACCGATGATGATGGTCGTGTGTCAACGGAGTATACGATTTACGTCAAGTCCAGCAATGACGATAAGACTCGTTTCTTTTGGTTGGAGCGTAAGCGTGCCATTGCTGAGGAAGCAAAGGTCGCAACCAAGGGTCGTCAACGTGTCAAGAAGTTCGATATGGTCGGTATCACCAAGATCGAGAAACTTCCGTATCGAGAGTCCTCTTCGTGTATTTACGTTGCCGATGACGAGCACCTGTACCAAGCAGGTGACTTCATCGTTACGCACAACACTGAGGTCACGAAGCAGCTTGCAAAGATCCTGTTTGGCGACGATCAGCGCCACCTTGTGCGTTTCGACATGTCGGAATGGGGCAGGGATGACAGCGTTGATCTCTTCCGTGAAGACCTCGCTCGTCACGTGTGGGCAACGAGCCACTGCGTGCTGCTTTTCGATGAGATCGAGAAGGCGTCACCGCTCGTTGTGCGCCTGCTGCTTCAGGTGCTCGATGACGGTCGTCTGTCCGATAAAGATGGTCGCCAGGTCTCGTTCCTGAACACGTACATCGTGTTGACCACGAACGCTGGCTCTGAGATCTATCGCACCATTGGTGAATACAACGCCGATGACCACGGGAGCGAAGAGACGATGCGAGATTACGAGAAGATCATCGAGACCTCGATCAAGAGCGAAGACGGTGGAAAGTTCCCACCGGAACTCTTGGGTCGTATCGATGCCATCGTCCCGTTCCAGCCTCTGTCTCGTGCCACGCTGCGCAAGATCATGACGAAGAAGCTCGCTGAAATGATCACAGACGTCAAGCGTAAGCACGGTATCCATGTCACCGTCGATGGGCGTGTGTTGGAGTTTCTCGTGGAAGATGAGGCGCGGAGCGACTCGGACTCTGGTGGTGCTCGTGACATGGTGCGACGGATGCAGCGATTTGTGACAACGGAAATCGCCGCGTTTATCAATGAACATCCACATGAACGTAATATTGCCGTCAGAATTGAAGGCACATTGCGTAGTGAAGACGTGTCGATTTTGAAGTCGGATGCGCGTGTTGTGGTCCAACCTTATGATGCTGTTCTCGCGTAATAGTGCGAATATGCTCGTGTATCAACATCGGTGCATAAAAGTGTGATATGCTGATACACGAGTGTAAACCTCGCGATGCCGGTACCATTCATTACCGTGGTTGGGTGGTGGTACCGGCTCCATCACCCATTTGATCAAACGAAAGGATTTCAATGTTGTTTGGCAAGAAAGACAAGGCTGCTGCCGATGGCGGCGGCGCAATTGAAGAAGCTCAGGCAGCCGCTCCTGCTCAGACCGAAACGAAGGCACCAGCCGTTGATGCACGTGCTGCGAAGGACTCGCTGACTTTGGTCATCGATGAGACTGAACCCGGCGCTGCCCTTGATATTATTCGCCAGAACACCGAATGGCTTCTGCCAAACGGTATTGGCGTGATTCTTGCGCTCCCTGTTGACGCCTCGATCGAAGACGGCGGTATCGGGGGCCTCGGTAAGGTCTCGTCCAAGGGCAATGAAGACAAGGGGTCGATCCTTCAGCGGATCGCTGACGATAAGATCCAGGTGTGTGCGACCGAAGACATGCTTCGTCACAATATTTTGGGCGTGATCCCCACCCCTGCTTCCCTTGGACCTGATGGCATGGGGGAGTACACCCTGTTCGACCGTGCGAAGTTCTTGCTCACGTCGGTGACCCCTGCCGCCGATGGAACTCTTGAAACCGTTCCTGTTCATTTCGATGAAGCAACGGGTCTCATTGAGGTTCCTGATGGAGACATCGATACTGTCACCCTGGCTCAGGCTCAGGAGATTGCAGCGGGTACTATCACCTTGGCATCGCTCATCCCGACGCTGTGGAAGCGTCTCGGTGGAGACGGGGTTGAAGAGGAAGCTGTAGAAGAAGTGGCACCCGAAGAGGTGCATGAGGAAGCAGCACCGGCTGCTCCGACCCTTCCGCCTACCGCTGCTCAGAGTGAGTCTGTTGAGGCTGTTGAAAACCTGCCTCACTTCGACCCCGATGACATCCCGGATGAATCGATGGTTGATGAGCTGCCTTCGGATGAGGGTCTGTATGACGAGGACGATGAGGATGAGAACCCCTTCGATGACATCGAAGAGGCTCCCGCCCCTGCTCTGCATGTACCGACTCAGACCGAAGAGGTAGAGGTCGCACCTGAGGTTGCTCCGGTGGACGAGCGTGTCTTTAATAAAGACGCTGTTCGCACAGCCGTTGCTCGTCGCTTCCTTGATGACAGCCTGGATTTCGCCGTTGATATGACGCCTTTCGAGACCCTGCTGGGCTACGAGGTTGATACCCCGGCTCAGTTCTCTCTGGATCATCTGGACAGCACCAACTGGCTTGATGGTCAGATCAAGATGCTCTCTCAGCAGGCGAACACTGTTCTTGCTGACCAGCGTCGTCGTGATATCGAGGAACTGCGTAACCTGTTCTTCTCGCTCGTCTCACGTACGGGAGATGAGATCTCGTCTCAGATGAGCATTGACGAAGACGCCGAGAACACGTGGGCCAAGACCATGGCTGAGGTCAATGGTAATGAGACAAAGGCTCTTGCCGATTTGATTGAGATTTCTGAGAAGGAGAAGGCTGTACTCGCCGATCGGTACCAGCAGGAACGTGAAGCCTTTATCCAGGCTCGAATCGGGGAAGAGCGCGTGCGTTACGACGAGCGTCACAAGCCCGCTCTAACTCGCCAGATGGACGACTTGGAAGTATCGATTCGCTTGGACATCGAATCCGACTACGAGGCACGCCGCTATGAGATTTTGCGTGCTCGCAAGACCTCGGCACAGGGTGCGTTCGATGCGGCCATCACTAAGGTGATGGATCACCTCATTGAAAAGCGCGCTGAGCAGGTGCAGCGTGAAGCTGAACTGATCGAGAAGTTCCGCGTCGAGATGAATGACTTCCTTGATGAGAATCGTAAGGAAGACATTGCTCGTACCCAGGCTCTCCAGGAACAGCTCTCGCGTCAGAACATCGTTGAGGAAAAGAGCGCTGAATTTGCAGCTCGTGAACAGGAGCTGCACGAGCAGATCGCACGTGAACGCGATGAAGCCCACAAGCGCGTTCTAGCGGCTCAGGACGAAGCGAACAAGGTCTTGGAGCGTATGCGCCAGGAAAATGATGCACAGCTCGCTCAGGCTCGCGCAGAGGTTCAGCGTGCGAACGAGCGCGTGAAGGAAGAAGCCGAGCGCGTTGGCGTTGTTCGTGATGAGATCGCACGGCAGTTCCAGAGCCAGGTCGAGTCGTTGCAAACCGACAAGCAGCTGCTCATGGATCAGATGGATCGCGAGAACCTTGTCGCCAAGCGAGCCAACCGACTCTACATCGCGCTGGCGGTTTTGGTCGCTCTGGCGTTCCTCGCACTGGGCGTGATCATTGGAATGCTCGTTCATGGCGGGGCAGGTTCGAGCGCACACGCTGCTTCGATGATGTCATGGGTGATGAATAATGCTGCTGGTGGTGGTACATTGGGTGTCTAAGATACCCGTGCGCCACTTGGTAGCGTAAGAAGGGGATACGGTCTGGGAAACCTGGGCCGTATCCCCTCTTTTTGTCTTTGATACAACCTGTGTATATCTGATATGATTGTATTGGTGTACCAAACGAATTAAAAGGAAGGTGACGATATGGGTTGGCGTCGAAAAGCCAGAGGGCAGGCCCCTCGTGAAAAGGGGAGCCAAGCGTGGGCACAGCTCGGTCAGCAAGACGAGCTGGACTCCTTGGCGTACCAGGATGTTCACGGGGATCAGCAGCTTGAGCGTAGTGAGATTGAAGCAAAGCTCTCTCCTCGCTCTCGTGAGATCGCCTCAGCAGCGGTCGGCATACTTGTTTTCATTTCCGTCTGGGTGATCATTTCGTTTGGTTCGATGGGCATTGCAGCGGTGAAAGACTCGCTGTGGCACTCGTCTGTACCGAGCTATTCGGTTGAGAACAGGGATCTTACCAAAGCTTTGCACCGTTCTGTGATCAGCGAGGTGTGTTATTCTCCGGCTCTAGAGGATGGGTCGCCTGACCCATCTGATGAGACGTGTTACGAGTCAGCCAAGGACGTTCCTGAACCACAGTGGCATAAGGACGCTGTGGCAGCAGAAAAGGCCGAGCGGGATGCTCAGATGGCTGATCAACCTGGGAGTGCTCTGGGGTGGATCTTCTCACTCGGTTGGATCAAGTTTTTCGTCTCCGCCTTCGCTGGTGGAGCAGCATGGGGGGCGCTGCGTCTGGTCTTGATGCGCAATCTTAAGGCTCAGAACCTCATGCGTGACACCACGGATATTAACCAGTACAAGAACGATCAGCACGTGGCCTTGCCCGAAGAGGTGCGCGAGCGTTTCGACGTTGTTCCCGATGTTGGAGCACACACAGGGGTCAGTGCGACAACGCTCATTTCACACTCGATGGTGGCGAATAAGGGTATTAAGCCGGTGGCGTTTGCCAAGCGTGCTGAGACAGACATTCTTGATGAAGATGACGACGTGACTTTGTTCAAGGGCGAGGTTCTCACCGATGAACACGGAACCCCGATCACTGACATGGTTCCGATGTTCGATGAAGCCTTTGGAACGGCTTTGTGGGACGCCTCGGGTCTGCCTGACAACGATAAACTGCGTCGGCGTCTCGACCCCAGCACTGTTCCTTACAACCCCGGGAACGCGAGCCGAGATAAGCTCAAAGGTTTTGCCACGCTCGCCGATCTGGTGAATGGGGAGTGGGAGCTGCCTACGTATGAGCCTCAGCGCCCGGCTGGTGTGTATTACGTTGATACAGCCCCTGCCAACACCATGATCCTTGCTATGACTCGTGCTGGTAAAGGTCAGACCTACATTGAACCGATGCTCGATATCTGGATGCGCCAAAAGCGCCCGGACAACATGGTCATCAATGACCCCAAGGGCGAACTTTTGGTGAAAAATTACGTCCGTGCCACCATGCGCGGGTTCCAGGTTGTGCAGTTTAACCTCATCAATGCCATGAAAACGGACATTTACAATCCGCTTGGGATGGCTGCTGAGGCAGCACGCGAAGGTGACCAGACCAAGTGTGCTCTCTACGTTGAAAACATCGCAGACGTGTTCTTCCCAGTCGATGGTGCAGAAGACCCGGTGTGGCCGAACGCTGCAAACAACGCGTTCAAGCGTGCAGCATACGGCTTGATCGACTACTACCTGGAAGAAGAGCACCAGTTGCGTCAGTATGCGATGCGACATGGCATGGATCAAAAGGTTTTGGAACAAAAGCTCGATGCCATGTGGGGTAAAGTCACGCTCTATAACTGCTACCAGCTTTTTGTGCAGCTCACCTCGAAGAAGCGCAAGTCGCCCATGACTCAGATGAACGAGCGTCTCAAGGGTGGGTATTACGACCAGATTCAGGACGAGGACGAACGTCAGGAAGCGATCAATCACGACCAGGCACAAGCCGAGCGTATTGAGTTCTTGTGGGAAGACAAGCCTGAGCTGGACCTGCTCACCTTGTTCTTTAACGCGACCGAGGCTCTACCTCAGTCGACGATGCGCACGCTCATTGCCAACGCCAACAATGCGCTTCGTGCAATGGCGGGAGCTGAGAAGATGCTTGCGTCTGTCTACGGTATTGCGATCACCGCAATGAGCTTCTTTACTGATCCGACGATCTCGACACTGACTTCTGGTACGCCCTCCCAGAACACTGACTTGGGCGGGTTGTCGTTCCCTCGTCGTTTCGGTGTCCGTTTCGCACAAAACTTCACTAAGCGAGACGGTCTCATTGGTGCTCAGGCGAAGTGGGATGCCTTTGATGATCCCGAGTTGACACACAACCTCGGGAAAGACTTTGAGCACGAAGACACAGTTGTGCGAGAAGGTTGGGCGCGTTACTACTTCGATGGGAAGTTCCCTCACGATGTCGCATACTTGCGACTGCGCTTGTTTAATCCGCATACCGGCGTGCTCTTGAAGACGTTCTATTTTCAGTTCACGAAGGGGTACCAGTTGTCCCTGAATGGTCGTAAGTTCGTCAAAGACCCTGTGACGGGAAGCAAGATCATCCGTAATGGTGTTCTCGTGGAGATGGTGAAGGGGCCGGATGGAAAACTTGTTCCAGGTCATCTGAACTACCCCACGACTCGTCTTCTCGATAAGGCTGGGAAGCCTCAGACGGTGCGAGAGAGCGTGCCTGCCATTATCTTGTCGTCGGTGCGGTACTCGGAACAACCCAAGGCTGTGTTCCTGGTGACGCCACCGCACTTGATGAAGTACGCGAAACTCGTGCTGATCCTCGTGAAGCAATTGGTGGACTTGAACTTTGATAAGTCTTACATGACCAAGTCGAGCCAGAAGCCGTTGTACAAGACGCGCTTCATGCTTGACGAGTTGGGTAACTTGCAGTCTGAGGGCCACGGTATCGCCGGGTTCGAAACCATGTTGTCGATTGGTTTGGGCCAGGAGCAGCAATTTACGTTGATTCTTCAAACGTTGCAGCAGGCTAGAGACGTCTATGGCGACTCGGTAGATAAGATCATCCAAGGAAACGTTGCCAATATTGTGTTTCTGAAATCGACGGACGATACGATGATTGAGACATTGGCGAAGATGTCAGGTACGCGCCACCGCGCGGTGCGAGACTCGAAGACGGTGACTCAGGATACCGAGCGTCTCATCGAAGGTTTGAATGTTGAGGGCAAGGTCTCGTACACGATCAGTGCGAAGGAAGAGTCTGTGATTGGGTACAATGACTTGGCATTTTTGCCGGAGCGTAATTCAATCATCTTCTCCGCTGGTATCTCACCGATCTGGAACCGCAATGCAGAGATCCTGCCGATGTCGTGGCGTTTGTTCAAAGACACGATTCAGCATCCAGGACACACGTATTCGCTCCAGACGATTCCAACCCTTTCGTCTGCACTTGAGTTCGATGTGCGCTTGAACCAGCCTGACTTTGTCAAGATGCTGGACAAGCGTATTGAACAGGCTGCAAACGCTGCTGAGGCAATGAATCTGTACCAAGATGCTTATAACCTGGATGATTACGGCATCTCGATTTTGGACCCAGACGTGTACTCGGCTGAGGTCATGGATCTCATTGCATCCATTGAGGCAGAACGCCAAGGTCAAAGTGATGAGTCCGAAGAATACGACATGATGAGTGAGGACGCGTATCGTGCTTTCGTGGGAGCGGGTTATGATGTCTTTAGTCAAGATGACGTGATCAATGAGGACGTTCAGCAAGAAATGGCCGTGCAGCAGAAGATTATGGATGATCGGAAGAAGAAGCGGTATGCCGAAGGTCAGATCAGCCGTGCTGATTTTATCGGTGACAACGGAAGTGTGATCCATAGTCTTGATGATGAGATCATCGCTGCGTACCGTGAGACCAAGCGTGAACTTGCAGGAGACGCCCGGTTCTTTAGAGTGGACGCGAACGGGTCACTGTGCTCGCTTGAAGGTCGGGTGTACATCAGCCAGGGCTTGTCAAGCTCTGAGCTGCGCGCGATCCAGGATGCATCGTCTGATGCCACCCAAGGTGTGTATGGTGACGATGAGTCGATCATGAATGCTGCTGAGCTTGGCTCGTGGCAGGTTCACGACGCGTTCTATAAGTTCTTGAACAGCTGTGAATCGTGGGAAGATCTCGGTAACGGTGCTTTTGATCGAGCTATGGCTCGTATCCATGAGCGCCGAGAGAACGAGTGATTCTCGTGGTATGATATAAGCCCCGGTGCGCGGAGGTGCTGGGATACTACGAAGTGAGGTGGCGGTCCATAAGGATCACCACCTCACTTTTGTTGTCTGCACTCTAGCGTTCCACGTGTTTGATCCACCGGGTCTTACCTGCGTCGTAGATGCGGTAGAGCCTATTAGCTAAAGCCGCCTCGTGCTCAGTTTGACCAGGCTCGTAGACGAGATCAGGATCGTCAATGAAACGCTGCTTCGTGTACGTGGAGCGATGAACACGTTCCCACCTGGTTGTGCGTCCGACGTAGCTGTAGCTCGCTCCTTGACGCTTATCCGGGGTGAAGCCTGCTGCTTGGTACATCCCACCATCAGAGATGTCGTTGTCGCTCCATGACGTCCACGCGTGGACGGGCAGAAGTGTCTCAGCGTGGGCAAGGAGACGGGTGAAGCCACCAACGACAATGCCTAGTGTTGCGTAGCGCTGGATATCCCAGGTTCCATCTGGCAGCGAGACACGTGAACCATGGTTCTTGCGCCCCACACCGAGCAGAGCGCGTAAAACATGGTTTTGATCATAGAGACCGATGTTGACAGAGCAGTTCACCGGGCCTTGGAGATGGTTGTCTTGCCAGAAACGTCTTGCAACATCACCAGGAACAGTTTTCACTGTGAGGCTGCGCGCGTAGAGACGCTCATAGGCCAGCGGGTTGATGTCTGGCAGAATCTCCGGCAGGCGGTCTGTCGCGTGTAGCTTATGAGCAAGAGCGCGCATAACAAGCTCGTGTCGATGCACCCAGTCATCCTCCCACACGTGAACGAGTTGGTAGCCCTGCTCGCGTGCTTCACGTGTTTTCTCAGCGTGATAGCCGTGAGGATGGGGCTTGCAGTGCGTTTCGACAGATGCGGCCTCAGAGTGCCAGAACACACCGTTGAACTCGATGGCGAGACGGTGGTCAGGCACGACGATATCAAGTTCTTTACCCGAGGGGAGAATCGTATGGTCGTCACCGAGGACTGTGCTCGTGGGAACAAGAGAGCGGATCATCTCGGTTAAAAGTGTTTGAGATGGGTTGGTATGAAGCCTGTAGCACATGGGGCATCCCGAGGGCTTCACACGGTTACTTGGGGCTGCGAGCCATGTGTGCTCCGGGTTGACTTGGCACTGCCAAAGCACAGGTGTAGTCCCACCCTTGCTCGTGGCTGTCGCTAAGGACTGATCCACGAGCTGTATAGCCAGATCGGGGTGTGTGGTTGCAAGATCATTGACACCAGGGACGATGATCCTACCTGAGCAATACGGGCACCCGGTCTTTTTAGTTGTACGTGAGTATGGCGTTGCCTTCCACGTGTGATCGGGATTCACCGAGCATTGCCAGAGCACAGAGGTGTTTGACCCTGCTTTGAGGGTGGTAGCGAGAGACTGATCAACAAGTTCGGAAACTAGGTCGGGATGAGTGGTCGCTAGATCGCTCTGGCCTGAAACGGGTTTACGACCTGAGCACTGAGGGCAGCGCGTTCCTTGGCGCGCGACGTTACTGAGCGGTGCAACCCAGTGGTTGTGTGCGGGATTACCACACCAGAACTCGACTCTCTTATTAGAAGAGCCGGTGAGCTTCGTGGTGAGGCTTTGATCAACCATGAGAGCAGCCACGTCGGGATGGGTTGTGGCGACGTCATTGACACCGGGGATGACAGTCTTGCCGTTACATACGCTGCATCCGGTTGGATTTTTCGCATTAGTGCGGTTCATTGGGCTTGCCCACCATATATGGCGAGGGTCAATGGGACAGCGCCATTGGACTCTTGTGTCTGATCCACGAGCAATGGATCGTAGGGATTGATCAACAAGCTGATCAGCCAGGGCGGAGCTGAATTGTTCAAGGGTTTGGGAAGGTTTTCGTGGCATGGTGTGCGCGGCTTTCTACTAGAAGTGGTTTATATTATCCATTGTAACATAGATGCGTTATACGTATCATTGTGTTAGACTGAGTTACGAGCAGAATCTCTATGCGAAAGGACAAAATATGAATGACGTCGATCGTTTAGCTACAGCAAAGACGCTATTGTGCAGAAGTATTATGTCAGCAACTAGTCCGTTCGATTTGGCGAAATCGTTATGGGACGTTGCAGGTTTAGAGTGCAAAAGTCATAGACTTAGTGCGCTGAGCGGCATGATGCCCGTTCTTGCCGTCTTTGAGAGCCTTTCTGATGGCGGTTTATATTACAAGAAGCTCGATCCAAATACTGCAACTGAATGGAATCTCTGGAATGAGGATCGAGAAGGTTCGTTTAGCATACTTGATGATTGGATGGGTGCAAAAGAAGTTGAAGCGAGCCTGGCTCAATTCACGAAGGAAGAATTGGCTATGGTCAAGCACAATATGTGGTACTTGCGTGATCATGACCGTGATCGTGAGTGCGGTCGCCGGTATGTTTGCTTGGCTCAACCGGAGTGGCTGCTTTATGAATATGGAAATGATGAGTTACGGAAGGCGATTTATCAATCGTTGTGATTGATTGTTATTTACGTAAAAGTATCCATTGATGTATGAAAGGAAAGGTGTTGGAAATGGCAAATTTGGAAACGGTCGTTTCGGATTTTTTGGATAAGCGAGATAATCTCATTACGACTGCTGAAAGATTGGAAGAATTGATTGGAGATGTATCCGAGTCAAAAACTTTAGAAAAACGTGTTACAGCGTTTTTGGATGAGTTTTTTGATTTCATGGTCGTTGAAAAGGACTACGTTCTTTCCCTCAATGATGCGTGTGATGCGCTTATGGATGCATTAGGTGTGCCACCTCTTGAGCCTGAAGCATGACGCTGATCAAAAACAGTCTGTACAGCTCGCGGATATCGTCTTGATCACAACACGGGTGCGTGTTGGTGTAGAGCTGCCAAGAGGCATCATGGAGCGCTGTGCTGGTGGTTCGCATACGGTAAGAGTACTGTTTGGATACCCAGTGCAGCGCTTCTTTGCGTGATTGAAACCGTGGCATTGCACTGTGGCATAGTGGGCATAGAAGGACGATGTTCGATGGTTTATCGTTTCCGCGCACGCAATGATTTTGCAGGTGAGCACGTTCAAGAAAACGGCTCGCGCCCTTCCATTTGAAACCGTTGTGAATCTTCACAGGCGGGATCCAGCCGCACGCGAAACAAAACGGAATGTTCCAACCAATAACTACGCCTTTCATCCATAGTTGGGGATGTGTACGCCAGTACTTGACGACTGTCGCAACCGAGGGCATGTGTCGTTTGTAGTGGTGTTGTTCGGCCAGAACGGTATTGGAAGCCATGGTTACTCCTTTGTCGGTGTGGTGCAAAAGGAAGCGGCGGCTCGCACAACATGTGTCATACGAACCGCCGCTACTCGCGCCCTGTGTGAGGTATTAACCCACGTTACGCTTCCTGAGAGCCAGAGTCAAACCACCAGCCAACGAGATGACACCTAATTCAATCAGCGGGAGCGCTGGTGAACCAGTGTGAGCAAGACTTGCATATGGTGTCTCGTGTGACGTTTGTGGGGTGACAGTACCCGGAGTACCCGGTGCTGACGGGGTTGAACCAGTCGGATCACTCGGTGTTGGTGCAGGGGTCTCATTCCCATCTGGAGTCGGGGTTGCCGAAGGCGTGGTTTTTGAAACCGGAGTGGAAGGTGTCGTGTTTGGCGTAGGTTCAGATGTAGGAGTGGTAATGCTTGGTGTAGGGGTAGGTTCCGTGGCACTAGGTGTCGGCGCTGCACTCGGCTCAACGGTGGGAGCAGCTACGCTTGGCGTAGGCTCAGGGTTCTTGGGGAGTTCAACGACCTCGTTTTCTGCGGCCCACCCGTCAGAAACATTGTCGTTCATGAGGTACTTACCCCAATCGCCGGGCTGATTATTCTTATCAACGCTCCACACCCATGTGACGTAACCTCCGTTAAGGTTGGATGGCTTGTTGATGGTTGCGGTCTTAGTTCCCGAGGCAGTGAAGTCAAGGGTTGTTTCCCCGATGAGCTGAGCGTTTGCCGGAATGTCATTGTCTTTAATGGGCTTGTCTGCCGTGTGGTAGGCGCGACCGTGAACCGTTACTTGGGCTTTTTTGCCGTCTACCGTGAGCCACGGGGCAGTTTCCCCTTCTGCGAGGTCCCAAACGGGAACAGCGCCAAGTGTTACGTCGTCATTAAGAGTAGAACCTTCACTATTTGTGTCAGCATTACTCGAAACTTTGACATCCCACTCGCAGTGGGCTGCGAGAACCTGCGGAATGGCGGGGTTAGGTTGACCGCCTGGGTGATAACCGATCTCAACGTTTCCAACACGGAAGTTGCTGTCCCAGATTTGCTGATACCACGCATTGAGGTTCGCCTGTGTGCGACCTTCTGGAGTGGAGACGTTCTCTGGGGTCGTTCCGACGACATCGGGAACATCGGCGCGTACTCCGGTGGGTGATACGCGATCCTTGTTTACCCATTGCCAATCAAAGCCGGTTGTAGATCGCGTGGGTGGAACAGGTGTGCCGCGCAATGACGTGTTTGAGGTCGTATAATTCATGGGGCCTACAGTGAATTGCAAACCTTCGCGCATAACGGTGCAATGATCACTGAATTCTCCGGTTGTTCCGGTGAGAGCGTCTGTGGCTCCGCTGGCGGAGTGCGTCTCGTTAAAGATGACGGCTTGTTCATCGGCTGAGGACATGGCTTGTATGTGGTTGTATCCGATAAAACCGCCGACGAGAAGGGCGGTTGATGCCGCTGTTGCTCCAACGGTGAGCAGAGTACCTTTTACTTGTTCATGTGACATGGTGAGTGTCCTTTCTGTTGTGTGTTGAGAGATGGTCATATGGCTTGTCGGATGTTACACACGGAAAATGTTTGTCCGTGACACCGGGGTTTGCGATATGACATCTACGTATTTATCGTACTCGATACAAAAGCGTTTCGACAGTGTTTCCGTTGAAAAGCGTGGGTTTTTCAGGTAATATGTAAGGGTAATCACCCGATCGGTCCGACTGGGCCGAACCTGAAAAGGAGAATGTTATGCAAACGCGTAATGCTGGTTTGCGTCGGTACATGTATGAGTACATGATCGCCCGTACGATCAATCGAACGAGTGAGTTGATTGGTTCTCCGATCCTGGTTTCACAGGGTCGGCACTTGCGAGATCTCATGGAAGCCAAGCTTAATGAAAATGGACGTTCGTTTAACGATGGGGACTTAGGCGTCCCCGAAGCACTCGACGCTATTCAAAGCGTCATGAGTGAGAACGTCCCAGGATACAAAGCCTTGTTCCAGCCTGCCGATACATCAAGTAAGGGCTACAAGGCGTTGTACAAAGACTTTACGGCGACGATTGGTCTGAGCGGATCTACAGGAGCTGCTGGACCTCGTTTGCCGATCTCTCCTTATGATCCTCGGTGGGGAACCCGCCGAAGCGTCAAGCAAGCTGGTTCATCGATTTTGTATATTCTCGATGATGACATTGCTGCATTTGCCGATGGCAAGCCGAGTAGTCTGGAAAAGGTCACATCCTCGGAACTCAAGCTCTATCGTCTGAACGAAGACGGCGATGCGAAAGAAGCAGGCCGGGCACTCAGCCTCGATGATATCTCGGGCCTGACTGAACTCATGGGTCGCATGACGACGGCTGAGTACAACGATGTTCGTCAGTGGGTACTTGATGGTGCACGTAACCCTGAGACGGGACGCTATAACGCCCGTCAGTTCATGAGTACCGACGCACTTGCTCGCTCCCGAGCTGTGCTCGATATGTTGGCCGAAGAAGGTATTCCCTACACGATTGAAAAGGACTTGCGTCCCGGTCAGATTCGTGCTCGACTCACGGGAACGAATATGACGGTGCGTCTGACCGATACCCGAGACAAAGAGCAGTGGGTGGGTCGTGTCTATGACAACGGTGCAACGCTGTACTTCTCCACGACTGCTCGTCGAGATAACAAGCAGGTGGCGTACACACCCACTGTTGATGAGGTGTGCGACCTTGTGCGCGTCGCCTTGGGACGCCCCGTGGAGCGCAAGGACGGTAAAGGTCTTGTCGGCCACGTTGGTCAGCGTCAGAGCAAGAATAAGACGCTTCAAGAGTCGTATTTGTCCACAGACACGCTCACGAGTGCGTATAAGGACATGCCGGGAGCAAACGGTGAGCAGGTGGTCATCCGTCGTCAGATGAAGGAGCGTTCTGCCTCGTCTCGGTTCTTCGTTGATACGCCCGAAGGTCGAACCCAGGCATCGACGTTTATCACCGATGCTGTTCGTAGTGCTCGCATCAATGTGGAGCAGCAGCTCGATGTTGACGGTTTGATCCGTCAGCTCAGCGAGCATGAAGACGCTGCACGCGAGGGGACGTATGTTCCTGTGTTGTCTGGCGATCCTGATCTTGCAGCCGTTGGGCGCGCGTATTGGGACGTTCTGCGCGGAGCAGAGACCACATTGCTCAAGCCTGATGCAACTAGGTCTGAGTACGCCGAAGCAACAGGGTTGCTCGATGAGATGGACCAAGACAGCGATCTGTCTGGTGTTCACGACATGTTGGCCGGTTCTGTGGCTTACACGGGAAGTCCAGAAGAGCGCGTTCGTGCGCACCTGCGTGATCTACTCGATACTCAAATCGGTGTGGATGCACCGATTGAGTCGGATGAGTTTGTCTTTGATCCCGTGCGTACTGCTCGTTACATGACCAGTGAATACGGTCAGTGGCGTAACAACGATGATCTTGTGGCTGCAATGCGTACCGCGCGTTTGCCGAAGGAAAAGATCGTTGGAGAATCTTTCTATTCCAACGCATTTAGGGATCGATTGATCACTTTCGACGAGTCCACGGCGTTGTCAATGGACGTTGTGGACGATGAGTTCACCACATCGATGCTTCAAGTCGTGTCAGACACGCTTGAATCGTGCGCGGTTACTCCTGGATCGATCCGCGTCGATGCAAACGGTGTCGTGGAGTGGACCGGCTCAATCATGCGTTCCCAAACAGGTCGAGAAGAGCCTGTGAGCGGAACGATCGGACAGATCTTCGCTCGCGGTGAGAATGGAGAGATCATCACTCGTTTCAACTCCGGTAACGATCTCATGATCGTGCCAGGCTTTGAGGCGCGCGTCGTCAGTCAAAAACCCGGAGAAAAGAAGTCTCTCGAAGAGCGCACTCGGCTGATCGGTTACGAACAGCAGATGAGTGATGCGATTCGCTATCGGGTTCAAGCTGACGTGCTCACAGGCCGGTCTCGCGTCGGTGAGCCTGCCTCCCTTAACGGTGTGTATCGTAGGCTGACTGATACGCGCCATCGAGCAGATCACTATGAGCGTGCCCTTGAAGAGGGTATGGATCGAGAGATTCTCGATGCAATTCTTGCCACCGAAGCGCGCCGCGTGCGCTATCCGAATGCACTGCGTGATGGATCAACCATTGATGCGGATTTCCGTGCATCTCGCGCACGGGAACAGGGTTTTAGCGGCGATCCCGCCAACGACACGACGATGGATCCGTGGGTGCTCACGGGCGGTCGTAATATGTCGTTGCTCAGTGAGGAAGCCGATGGCTACTTTGATCCGATCATGACATCGAGCGGTGTCAACCAAGGCGTGACTCGTTATCTGGTTTCTGGTGCTCAGGTGAACGTCGATGGGTCGATTGTTCCCTCAGACAAGGGTGATCGTGCTCCGCTCATGCTGACGAAACAAGCTGAGTTCATGAGCTATGATCCTTTCGATCGTCAACAGATGACAACATCGAATCTCATGAATGCCTCGTCTGTGACGAAGCCTGTGGGCACGGCGTTTATGACGGCTGGTGGATGGACGATGGAAGACTCCATCGTTGTTTCGGCTGATTTCGCGCGTACATATCGCGTTCGTGGAACCGATGGCGAGATGCGTGATCTCATTGTCGGCGACAAGATTTCCGACATGCACGGCAACAAGGGTGTCATTTCACTCATTGTTGACCGTGATGCCTCATTGACGTCTTCGGAGATCGAAGATCTGTATGGATCGACTGACATGATGGATCTGTTTAGGCAAAACCCGGATCTGGACGTCGTGATGGCACCCTTTAGCGCGGTGTCTCGTTTCAACGGTGGTAGCGCTCGTGAAGCGATGCAGAGTACCGCTCCGTTGTACCTGCCAAACGGCGAGGTTGTTGAAAACGGTATCGGTCAGGTGTCCTTCATTGGTACCCATATGACGGTTGATGCAAAGACTGCTGCATACGATGACGCTGCTATTCGTGCTGGTCAGGGACGTAAAGCCTCGTCTCAGCTTGCTTGGGCGTTGCAGTCTCAGGGATGCGACAAGGTGCTGGAGCAGATCTACGGTGGTAATCTGCAAGCTCTCGCTCAGCTTCGTGAGATGGCTCTGGTGTGCGGTCTTGACATCGAACCCGATGGGACGCTGCGTGAGGGCCATGACGATCTTGCTGTTGGTGGTGCGCGCCGTCTCATCGAGATGGGTGAGGTTCCTGTGACCGAACGCGGGTCGTTTGACGTGCGCAAGGTTCGGAGTGATTTTGCTGCGCTCATTGGTGACGCTGGTGGTGATATGGAGATTCCATTCCCATTGACGATGCCAACGGGGGAGCGCACCCTACACGCAACGGATACCACGTGGCGTGTGCCGGTGCTGAGTTCGCACTTGCGCTCGGGTCAAGACCTGGATGATGGGTCGTCAACGGTCCATGACTACACGTATCGCTATTTGACGATCCGTGAGTGGGCGCTGCGTTACAAGCACGCGGCTGACCGCGCTGCCTCGGGTGAGCTGACGGGTAAGGACTTGGCCGATGCTCGTCAAACGATGGCTGAGGCTATGCACCGCGCACAGACGGCTTACGACGGTATTGCCCAGGACATCATGCGCCGCCGTTTTACGGGTAAACATAACGTCGTCAAGGAAGGCTTGATGGCTTCTCGTTTGCCACGCTCGGCAACCGCTGTGTGGACAGGGGACCCCAGGCTTGATATTGATCAAGTTGGTGTTGGTCCAGAGCTGGCGAAAAAACTGCGCTTACGTGATGGTGACTACGCTTTGATCTGGCGTGATCCCGTGCTCCGTGATGCGGGCGTTCGTTACATGCGAGTGAGCATTGACGAGCGTCTCACGGGTGTGAGCGTGAATCCGAACATGGTCAAGTGTTTCGATGGCGACTTTGATGGTGACTCGGTGGCAGTCGTCAACCTGGGTCACGGGGCTGCTCACGAGCAAGCCATGGAGAGGCTGAGTGTTGAGGCGAATCTCCTTGATTTGGGTCAAGGCATGGATGACGAGGGTTGCTACCCTCTGGCGATGCATGATGCGCTGGACGTGAAGGTGTCTCAGCACTATGACTCGCTTTATGCGGAAGATATGGCTGAGGTTCACCAGATGGCAAACAACGCATACTACGATTTCGTCGAAGGTGAGTCTAGTCGTGAGCGGTTCTTGGAGACGAGCCGTGAGGTGAGCGCTGCTGCATCACGGATGTATCACGATGCACTGCGTCATCAGTATGGTGAAGCTGTGCTTTCCTTTGGGTCGGTTCACGAGCACATGGCTTCTGTTGAGAAGGCATGTATCGAGACTGGAGCAAAGGGTTCGCCCAAGAAGATGCTTGATTACGCCAAGTACATCGGATATGACCCTGAGACACATGTGGATCTGACGACCACTCAGGTCACGCGCGATGATCAGAAGGGTACCATGTACGCAACGGCTGTGAAATCGTTTGGTACAGGGGTTGCTGGAACCTTCTCTCAGCGCGGCGTTCGAGCGCTGCGTAACGAGGAACTGAAAGCTGTTTTGGAGTTGACCTACCCGGTGACCCAGAGCATTTTGCAGGCCAAGCATGATCCGGTAGATGCACGTCATCGTTATGAGCTGCTCATGGGGCCTGCTCGAAGTTTGTGGCGCGGACAGATGATCGCTCAGGGAAACGATGGCGTGTGGAACACTGTTCTGGATGCTGATCACAAGCCGGTTCAAGCGACGAAGGAGCAGTGGGTTGAGGCGTTCTCTCGGTTCTATGGTGACGACGGTTTGGGCGTTACCGTGAACGCTGAGAACATCGAGAAGGTTGCCACGGCTCTCAGTGATAGCAACGGCATCATGCTCAACTTGGAAGATGAGAAGGTCATCGAAAAGTTGGCCTCACCGATGGATCGCCTGGCGTACGGTGGGGATTTCACGACGATGCAGACGTTGGCTCATGAGCGAGCCGGTTTGTTCGAAGGAAAGTGGAACGAGAGCTTTGCTCCTGCTCGCGTGCGAGAGGTGCTCCAGGCTGATGTGGAGACGCAAGTCGAGGCTCCTGTCATCGCGATGGACGACACTGTGGCTCGCGTTGAGGTAGAGGAAACCATCGGACGACGCAAGTCGACGTCATGGGCTGTTCCTGTTCGCTCGAAGACGGGCACGGCACATGTGAGCAGAAGTACGACAGCTCAGTACCGGGTGCCAGCGCCTGTTGCTGTCGAGAGTGAGGACGATGGCTTCGAGCTGTGAGTCATCAGTCGTGGGAAGCGGGTTGTTTCATGATTGGAGCAACCCGCTTCCTCTTTATGAGCCGGTGTATCTCAATATGGCAGAGATAGTACGATATACTGGTGTATGAGTTGAAAACCCGCTTTGAGAGAGGAAATATGTATCATGTCTGTGTCAGTTATGTCAGAGTGGATGGCAACAGTTCCACAGGATGAGGTCAAGAGTCGTTATGGTCTTGAGGCTCATGAGTGGGCTGGTTCGCTTTCTGATCGAGTGATAGCGATTATCAATAAGAATGACCTCGCACGAGAAGATCAGGTCAATGCGTTGCTGTATGACAGTGCAGACTTTTTTAAGCGAAGTATGCACACTCCGTTGGAACCAGGCGAAGAATTCACTGATGACGTTGAATTCCGGGATGCTGTGTCTCGCGTTGTCGAAAATGGTGTTTCTATCAACGATGAAACTTATTTGTTCATCAATGATGTGGATAATGAATACGTGGTTCATAGTGATGGGGAATCGCTACTCAGTTCTTGTTTAGAGGTTTATTACAATAAGCCCTTGCAGATTTATTACCGTCAGTCTTTGCGTGAGCAGTACCAAAGGCCCTCAGATTGGTATATCGAGACGATTTATGGTCTTGAACCTGATGAATGGACGGGTACATCAGTCGATGTGAGGACGATTATCAATAAGGACGCACCGAATAAGGAACATCAGGTCAACTGTTTCTTGCGTGATCAGGTGGCTGTTTTCGAGATTGGTATGGAGAAGCTTGAGGCCGAGAACGCAACATATAATGATATGGGAGCGGATGCTTGTGTCTATGGTTATGATCTGCGTGATTCAATCAAGGACGCCGTAGAGAATGGTATTTTGATCAATGCTGAAACGATGAACGCTATCAAGAGGGTGGAGCATAACTACGTGACTCCCTATGCTCCTGAATTGTTGACGCGCCAATATGACGAGTTGCGTGAACTTAATGATGCACGAAAGTATTATCGTGAGACTGCACCAACGCTTGTTTCGTCTCATGCTGAGAAGAAGCCTGGGTTATCGAGACAAGCGGCTCAGGAAATTGCTGATTTTTCGGTAATCACAGGTGGAAGTGCTCATGGTAAAGAGCAGGTTCGGCTCGCTAATGCTTTGGAGCAATGGACGCGCTCAATGGGGCGTGACACTGATGGTCAACCTGTATCTTCGTCCACCCCATCTCAAGGTTCCCGTCAGGGGTCTATTGCGGCAGTGCTTCCTGGTAGCAGTATCACTGTTGGTCGTCAGGCACCTCGTGTACGGTCAACGTCTGTGTCTCACACGTTAGCGCCACAGAGGTCGGATTCGTATGAAGCCGATGGCGGTTTTGAACTGTAAGGTCCTGTAGCGACTCACGCAAGCGGGTCATGCTCATGCTCTTGTATCAAGGGCTGAGCATGGCCTGCTTCTTTATGCTCGTTTTGTGTGAGTTTTCAGGGGATTCGTCTCGTTATTAGTCCGTCTATACGGTACAATAGTAGGTGGATGACATGTACTATTTTCCGAAAAGGAGACAACTATGTTGATGAATCGAGATCTCACGAACGATGAGATCAAGCAGCGTTATGGTCTTGAACCATACGAGTGGTCCAGCACGCTCGATGGCACTATGGCAGCGATTGTCGGTAAAGACATGCCGGATCGAGACGTATATGCGAATGCTCTGTTGCGAGATGGCGTGAAAGCCTTTGAGCGGGAAATGGAGCTTGACGAGTATGAAGGTCGTGTGGATAACGAGTTGCGCGATGCGATCTCCCAGGCGACATGGGGTGGTGTCATCATTGATGATCCAACCATGATCGCTATTCAAGATGCCGATGATCAGTATGTCCTTCCTGTTGGTGCCGAGTCTCTTGGTCGTACGTATTATGCGGTTCATCAGGTCGATGATGCAAAGCTCGCTGATCTCAGGCTCGATATGCGATTCCCTCAGCCTACAGAGGCTGAAATTAAGCAGTACTACGGTCTTGATCCCCACGAATGGACAGGATCATTGGCCGATAAGGTCAGGACTGTGATCAATAAGAACGAGCCACAGAGGGATGAACATGTTAATGCTTTGCTTCGTGATGGAGCTATCCGTACTGGCGAAAAGATTCAGTACTATGAAGCCGACTATACGCGGTCGGGATGGTTAGAGCCGTGCGTAAACGATCAGGGCGACAAGCTCTATGGCGCTGCTATGGAAGCTGCCTGGAGCGGGATCCTCATCGATGATGAAGCCATGGCGGAGATCAGTAAGATTGAACATGACTATGTTCGGCCTTATGGCAAAGACACGATGGTGCAAGATTATGCGCAGCTCCATGATCTGAATAATGCACGCGCATATTATCGTCAGAACATGGCTCAGATGCAGCAGAGCCAGCATGAAAATGTGAGTTCTCAGCCTGCCCAGGCTTCAGTGCCAGCGGCAAGCGTTCGTGCTCAGCGCGGCCCAGGTCAGCCTGTGCGTGTGGGTGACGTTGCCAAGCAATGGATGGCGTCAATGGGTCGCGATGTAGATGGCCGACCTCTTGCTCCGTCACCTGAGTCTCAGAAGACTTCAGGAACGATTCAGGCTGCACTGCCAGGGAGCAGCATAAAGGTTGGCTCTGCTCCGCGTGTTCCTTCGACTACTCGTCGCATGGGTGCTCCTGCTCCACAGCAGGCGCGTCGGGACGAGGCGAGTTTCGAGCTGTAGAAAAGGAGAATGAGATGAGTCGGCCACCCCGTGAGCTTCCAGCACCCCGCTATGGCGGAGAACCTCGCAAGCCAGCAGTTGACGAGAACGTGACGGAGACGATCGTCATTGATCCGGTGATTGAGCCGGAGCCTGAGCCTACCCCTGTTCAAGGTGTTCCACGTCTGGACTGGGGACAACAGCTTCGCCGTGAGATGCGTAGCCACGCTGATGGGTATTTACACGCGTTGAAGCAAGTGAATCTGAAAGGGGAGAGGCGCAAGGCCGATCTCGCCTCTCGCGCCAACGATCTGAAAGGTAAGCACAAGGCGTATGCGTCCATGATGGTGCTCAGCGCCTTGGTGCCTCTCAAAGACGGCGTATCGATGTCAGCTGTTGCTGAGTCACTCGGTATGGGCGTGACGATGTGGCTATTGTCGCCGAACTTTCGTCAGCAGGTAGGGTCGTTCACGCGCGATGCTCGTATGGCGATTGAAGACATGGCTAATGCCAGGCGGAAACACCAGCGTGAGCAGGTGAACCGCGACATCCAAGAGCATAAGGAGAAGCACGGCGGGGAACTGCCGTGGTCGCTCAAGCGTCGCTTGGAGCGTATCGAGGCGAGTGAGCGAGGCGACCGTCTTCCGTTTAACGAGATGAGTGCTGCGCTGACCCATATTGGCCTGAGTGAAGCAGCGTTTGAGCAAATGCGCGCTCCTGGGGCCGATCCAGCTGAGGTGCAAGAGAACTATGACCGCCTCATGGAGCGTTTCTGGGACGATGTTCGGCTCGATGGGTTGGATGTAGACCGCGTGAGTGCGCTTAGTCGCATGTTCGTCGGTCAGCGTATGGCGTATGAGCCTGAGTGGGCCTATCGCTTTGTCGAGACGGCCCATGGCGAGGTCGATATGGATATGACCGAGCAGATTGATCCGCGAACAGGTGAGCTGGGTCGTACATGGTCGGGCAAGTGGTCGACACGTGCGGGCGAGTCTGTTATCAGTGGAGCCTTTACCGTGCGACCCCCGCAGTCGGATATGCAGCATGAGATGTCGCTCAGCGTGACTATGGCTCGTGAGATGGAACGTGCTGCTTTGAACGGTAACCTTGTCGATCTTAATGAGACGTTGATGGCGTATGGCTCGGCATGGTTTGTTCGAGACAAGGCTCTCGACACCCAAGCGATCCCAGGTCAAATGGGTGAAAAGATTCGTCGCGCTCAGCGTGGGCTTGAAGCCATGGAGTTTGACGGTTTTGGTCGAGATCTCCAGCGTGATGTCTATTCGACGTCGTTCGTCCATGCAATGGAATTGGTCGCGAAGGCGCATCCTGATATCGAACGCCACTGGGCACAACAGTATGGTTCGCAGTGGAGGTCGGAGATGCGGGATTTCGCCGCAAGCCCCGAGGAAACCTACAACAGGTGGCAGCGGGGTGAGTTCTACTCTGATCCACGCGAGTCGCCAGGGCATGATAACGCTCATGCAGATGCACACACGGAGCGGATGAGGAGCGATAAGGAACGCCGTCGTCATGCGTACAACCGTGCTCGTGACAACCAGGAGTACAACGAGCATGAGACGTCGGCATTCACGGCTGAGACTGATTTCGAACTCAATGATGTTGACGATGGGTTCGAGATGGGTGAGTCCGATCAATTTAAACGAGAGGATGGTGATGAGCCGTCACTCGGTTAAGATTGATACACGTGGTTAGTGAAAGAAACGTAAGAGAAGGGAGCGAGCAATGCTCGGTTTTCCAACAGATGATGGGTTGATGGGTGATCTTTTTGGCGTGAAGCCAGAAGATCGTGATGCATGGAACCAAGAGCGACAGAGGCGTCTTGAGCGTCAGCGACAAAGTGCTCCGTCGCTTGGGGTGCTCAATCGTGCAGCCTCGGCCATGTACAACATTGGCGCGACAGGTATCACCTCACAGATGCGAGCTGCTTACATCGAAGAGCAGCGCGGCACGATGAGTAAGAAAACGGAGACGACGACAACGACTGTTACGCGCACTCAGTCTCACAACGTCGATCCTGAGATGGATGCAGCACAGGATTCGCCTACCTACGGGTTCTAAGGCTCGAAGCGCACTGTAATAGCCCCACGGAGCTTACAGCTTTATGGGGCTATTACTGTATGTTATACTGGTGTATGAATGTAATCGTTAGTTTTAACGGAAGGATTGAAACGAGGGTAAGTTATGGTTTCGACACATAGGAATCGAGAGGATGGTCGCCTGACAAAGACGAAGCTCTTGCATCGCGTCTCTCATCGGACGCACGTCGATATAGCGACGGTACGAGCTGTGTACGGCGCTCTCATTGACGAGATTATTGAAACCGTTCGATCAGGTGGCTCTGTCATGCTGACAGGTTTCGGGCGCTTTTATCGGTTGCATAAGCATGGTCATGCTGTGCAGTTTACGAAGTCAGGCTCGGGCCGAGTGCCTGATTATGACGTTTTGAAGTTTTCGGCGTCACTGACACTGAATCGTTCGCTCACCGCATCGGATGATCACGGTGAGGATGCAGACGAATAGAGTCATACGGCAAAAACAATACCCCGGGCACATGACCGTGCTCGGGGTATTGTTTTTGTGTGATAGGTGCGGTTACTGGCGCACTCGACTGAGAATACGCTCGCGGTAGTCCTTGATACCTTCTTCGTCCTCGCTCAGGTACTCCAATGAAGCGAACACGTCGTGCTCGTGACCGCGCATGGCGTCTGCGAGCTGCTCAATGGAGTAATCGGCTAGGTCACCGATTGCATCTGGGTCGTTCCACGAGAAGTAATTGATGAAGTTCTCGATACCCATGCGGCTGAAATCTGTGTAGAACGTGGCGTCGAAGCCGTAGTCTTCCATTGAGGAAACGGAGAGATCATCGGATGACTCATCACCAATAACCGTTGTGGTGGTGTCGAAATCTCGGCCCTCGTGCTTGTGGTAATAGGCGCAGCCACTTGCCACGAAGCTCTGGCCGAACTCGTACTCGCGCCAGGTGAGCGTGACGTTGAACCAGGCGTTTGTCACAGCGTCGAGAGTGTCCTTGTCGATAGAGTCGAGATTTTCGTTGATCCAGGGGATCATACGCTCAGCATTGGTGGCGTATGTCCAGCGACCTGAGCCGTAGAAGGGCACGACACCAACAATGTCACCATTGTCGCCTAATGAGACTTGGATGTCGTCGGGGTTGAACGTGGTGTCATAACCGAAGTGGCTGGCGGTGTTAAAGACTTCGACAACCGCGTCAAGTGCTGCTTCGTTGGGTGCTTTGAAGATGATGACACCTTCTGCGTAAGAAATGTTAGCCATGGTGAATATCCTTTCGATGAATAGTAGAAATGCGCCTAGTTGATAGCTCCGGTGCGATAGTCAATGGTTTTTCCGGGCACACCGTTGGATACAACGAGGTGCTTGGCATATCCATCTGATGCGAACATGTCGATGATGAACTCTCGCGGAATCAGTTCGTCACCTTCATATACCGGGATGATGGTGTATGTGAAATCAAATGATTTATGAGCACATACATCCAGTGGGAAAGGGTGATTTCCTCCTGCGTTGCTCATGAATCTTTTGAGAGCATCGTATTCAATGACGTTATACAGTGAACTCTGGGTCTCTTTTGTCATTGGAACGATGTTCGATGCGTTGGTTGAAGCCCATAGTTGGGATGAGATGAGAGGGGCGCTGACCCACTCATCGCTATGAGGCAAACCAACAGCATTCACAGGTTCATCTTGCTGGGTTCGCACAGGCGTACATGCGTTGAAATGTACGCCCGCCCCGGTTGCTCGACCTAAAGCATCGGTTGGATGATACGTGGCGTGTCCAAGATTATTGTTCCATTCAACTTGGACAGGTCTATTGGAATCTTGCGTGATCAAAGTGTTTGTCACAATGTCTAAGCGAGCATAGGAATAACCGTATACGCCGGTTGCACCGATGATGGTAATGGACATGACATATATACAGATACGTGTGATGCGACCAGAATTGTGGGGTCCATATGTGTAAATAGAGAGAAGGGGTGCGGCTATTCCCACTACTATTGCTACAGTGAGTGTGTTAACAACCCATGCAGCGATGTTGGAACTATACATGATGTGTTCTTAGCCTTTCGTGATTAAAGTGTTTACGAAGGATATGGAAATTGTGCTCCGCGTAAGTAACGATCCACATATGCTTCCACATAAACGTCTTGATTGGCATAAGCGGTGATTGTAAAGATATCCGGCGTGTACAATTCGTTGTTTTGAACGATCTTGAAGACTGGATATTCTACACCGTTGATGTCGACGAATAATGTGTACGTCTGTAGAGTTTCGAGCGAAGACGAAGTAAGGCTCACTGTTGTTTCATCATCAGGTTCAAGGTAAGCGGATCTGATGCGTGCATCAGGCTTACCCCAAACGTTGATGTACTGAATGAACGTATGGGAAGTGTTAATTTGGATGTGAAGATGCACGTCATTGTCAAGGACGATGACGTTATTGTTGATCACATTGGTGATGTAACGACCTTTAAGCACGTTAGTGAACTCACTATCAGTGCTGTACGCATGGAGCGTGGTAACTATACCGTTTCGAATACGCATAGTATGAGTCCTCTTTACTCGTTGTTTCTGAGACCAAAGCTTTTGGCTCGGTCTGGTGACGGTGTTGACGATCCATCCGTTCCATCGATGGAATGAATTCCTTGAAGAGCGTTGAATAGCTCACGATTAATGGGTCCATGCTTCCATGCTTCAAAATCTTCAGGGAAGATAGGTTTATCCGTTAGAGCCAGGGACCAGCCTTGCGAAAGGTAAGTCAGCTTTTGGAGCTTGCGTGGGGAGATCGGCTGGTCAAAATGCGCCAGAATATACTTCGATACATCAAAAATCGAGGCCATTGTGGTCACCGCCTTTCACTGTTTTTGCTTCTTCGAATACGTAATGAGACCAACAGGTACTTCAAATGTACGTGCGATCTCAAAGATGCTCAGTCCATCTTCAATACATACGTCGATCTCAGGATGGGGAAGAAGCAGTTCCTTGGCAAAGGTGTCGGCATAGATTTCAGCCATGTCTTGATGTTCGTCACTGCCGCATTGATATCCCATACATGGTTCGAGAGTACAGTTGTTTGCAACGTAATGACCAAGCTCGTGCGCACACGCATAGCGAGCACGCACAGGTGGGAGATTCTCGTCGAAATAGATGTGTGCCGTCCCATCGAGGTTACCGAGGATCATTCCCCAGGCGTAGCCGGGCAGAGGGGCTTCTAAAACCCTCAGTCCCATTGATCGAGCAATGGCGATAGGTTTGACAGGGATACGAGAACGCTCAGCATATGCGGCAAGAACGTCTCTAGCGGCTTTTCTGGCGTTTCTTTTGATGTACCTGAGCTGTGTGGGTGTGGGTTCCATTTGGCACCTTCTTCTTTTTCTTTTTGGTCTTTTTCTGGGTAGGTTGAATTGGCGGCGTCGATGGTGTACCAAAAACTTTATTTAGCTCTTGATACATCGACGAGTGCTCGCTGTGCGCTCGGATCGCTGTTGCGAGGGCGTCACGCTCACGTGCGATTTGGAGAATAGTTTTCTTCAAACCTTCGATGCGCTCAGAGTAGTTAATATCGTCGTTGAGACTGAGTTCTTGCTCGAACAGATCAATCCCATGAGCTGATAGTTGCTTTTCCCATTTATGCAGAGCTTCACCCGGTTTAGCTCCACCTAAACCAAGAGCGAAGGCGATGCTGTTTTGGATGTTGTAGAGATCAAGAGATGATACACGTCCGATGTATTGGGTCAGACGAGATGTATCAATGTTCGTCACTTGGTTACAGATGGCGATGGAACGTTGGTTGTTCACATGAACGACCACGTGTGTAGCAGACGCGCGTCGCTTGTCGCTTGACGTAAGGTAAACGACCTGAACAACACCAGAGTGTTGGTTCAAGGTGTCGTTACTGACGATGACGCCCGGCCTTCCTGACCACATCTCGTTGCCGACAGTTCCGCCTCCTGGGACAGGTGCGGGTTGAATGAACCAGATGTCGCCTCGGCGAATGTCTTGCATGAGTGCTCCTTTCAAAAAAAGAGAGTAGTATAGAGCTTTGTGGTGTTGGTGCCCCATGACTCCTACGACGAGGCAGGAGTCATGGGGCAATTTTACAGACGATGACTACGCGTCGTCCTCATCGTCAGTTGCAGACAGACCTGGAAGGTCGGTCTGGATGCTGGCGACGAGAGCACGTGTAGCAGCAAAGCCATCGGTATCGGTGGCATCCGAGCAAGGAGTATCTTCCTCGCTGGGGACATCATCTTCGTTTACCACTGTAACAGTGGTGGCGGTATCCTCGTCCTCATTGTCTGTAGAACCGGGCTGGGTCAGCGAGTCAACGATGAGGTTGTAGTCGCTGAGGATTCGCGCGGACAACGTGGTGCCATGAGAAAGAACGAACAGAGAGTTCTTCGCGCGCGTGAACGCGACGTAATAGAGCCTCTTCTTTTCTTCGCTCATGTCGGACTGATCCTTGTAGATGACAACAACGTTGTCAAATTCAAGACCCTTGACTCCATGAACAGTGGAGACAATGAGATCAGCGTTGGTTTCCAGGTTACGAATCTTGCGTTCCTCGTTGTTGCGGTGCATGAGAGCATCGCGAATCGAGTTGTACCGGATTTCGTAATCAAGGATGCACTTCTTCAAGCGATCGAAGAAGGTCTCCTTGGTGATGATGGCGGATTGGTACTCGTAGATCCATCCCTGGATGGCCGAACCCGATTCAGTCCACCACTCGCTCGCCATCTTTGCCAAGGCTTGTTGAGCCTGGGCATTGCTGGCGGGGCCTCGTGCAATGATTTCCTTTGCAAACACGTATGCGGCGTTTGCGGGATCCACGGCCTCGATGTCAGACCAGTACATCTTGATGAAGGCCGAGAAGAACGTCGACGCGCGACGCCTGTCCGAGATCATCGAGATGACGGAACGGCCTGGGAACATCTCTTCCAAGCGCTTTTGGACAGCGAACGCTTCTCGGCGGGTAAAGGCCAAGAACGCCACCTGTTCACCACGGCTCAGGCAGTCCTGAACATAGGTGTAGGTGTGCTGAGAGAGCAGCTTAGGCAGGTCGCCAATGAACTTGGCATCAGAGGTGTAGTGCTCATGGACGACATGAACCTTGTCTTGGAACGACTGCGCGGTCACAGGAACAAGCGAGTTTGCACGAAGGCGGATCTGTGCAAGCTGGTTGGCTTCGATCTCGGACAAAAGGTGAACATTAGCCATGTCCAGAACCTCTTGGTTCGACCGATAGTTGGTCTCCAGCTTGTAGGGGGTGAAGACACCCGATGCCTCAAGAGCATTCAGGGCCTTCGGGTTTGCCGAACGGAACTCGTAGAGCGTCTGGGAAGCATCCCTAGTTCTTCTCACGAGTGAAGAACTCTACGAATCGTTGATACTTTGAGTCAAGATACACGGTGGCATCTTGGTACAAGTAATCATAGAGAGCGGAGATATCGGACTTTTTGCCGTACCGTAAAGTGACAGCTTTATCGGTACGTTTATAAGTCTTGATCTTCACTCGTTGAGAGACATCAACGTTTTGCTCAATAAGCTGACGAATGTTTGCGATGAATTTGGGGTGTCCAGTGAGGGACCATTCCTGCTTATTGATGACGGCATTACCAACTGTCTGTTGATAGACAGATAGACATCCATCCCCATCAAAGTATCCACGAACAAAGTGATGTAGTAAATGCGATGGTATCGGTGGAATATGAACACGTTGGTCTTTACGCGCAAAACCTAATTGTTCGAGGCTTACGCACAAAGGTCGACTGTTAATGTGTACGGCGACGGCTAGTCCGTATCCGTTGTTAACACGTCGAATGGGGTAATCCGCTTCAAGGGTGTTTAGAAACAATTGGAGATGATCAATCTCTGAGAGCTTCTGGCTAAGAGTGAGCCTGTTGGGGCCACTGCACCGTGGAGCGGTTTTCGACCATGATCCATCAGCCCATAAGAAACCAAGCCAATAAGCTTGTGCTTCATTATGGATGGTGTCGAAAAAGTATGTGTTGAGCGAATGTCGTCTGTTGATGTCAGGTGAGGACAGCATCAGTTTCCTCGTTTCGTGAATTGGTTGACTATATCTTCATGTTAGGTAGAGTATACCAAACATGCCCATCATTTCGCGTACCACATGATGCGTGTGTGGTCGCTACTCTACTTGCTTCGCCATGGGATTACTCATGGCTTATTGCTGATAATGTGTCAGCGCGTTCGATAGTCGATGAACCTTCCACCCACGGCTTGACGTTGGGGTGGCTGGCTGCGGATTGTCATTGACGATAACGGTGTTACCATCCGATGAGCGTTATCTCATCTGCTGCACTATTGGTTTCTCAATAGTCGCGGTCGTTATCGCGAAAACATGAGTTTCCCGCAATTAGTAGGGTTTAACGTGAGCAATGCTTACCCACGATGAAAAGTGATGCCTTGAGCTTGCTCACAAGGCGGAGCAGGTAGATGAACTCAAAGACGGAGTTGTCCTGTACCTCGTCGATGATGAGGTGGCGGATGTTCAGACCCGAAGGCAGCGGCATCCGATCAATCGTCTGGTACGCGAGGATGATCTCTAGTTCCAAGGACGTTTGCTTAATGAGGTTCAGAGCGTCAACGGTTTGCTCAAGGTGTGCCTCGATGAAGTTGTTCAGCGAGGTGTAGGCACCTTGTGCATCACGACCTTCCAACCGACGAAGACGCTGAGAGAATTGAAGCGCGAAAGCGTCTCCGGGCATGTAGATACCCAGAGAGTTCGCGATCGTTTCAACAGAGCTGAGTTCGTGGGTGGGGAAGTAGGTCATGTAGAGATCATGGATCATGCGGGCAATGGTCATCGAGCGAACGTTGGGGTTCTTTTTGATGATGTTGTCCGCCGCCGCGTTCGTAAACGACAGCACAGTGATGTCCGAGGGGTTGACCCCGCACAGCGTGAGCTGGTTGATACGAGCAAGGATCACCGTGCTCTTACCAGCGCCCGCTCCTGCCTGAGTGATGGAGAGAGGCTCAGTCGAGCACACAGCGGCCTTCTGCTGAGGTGAGAGCTGGCCTTGGATCGGAGTGGTTGCCATCGACTGAGGTGCACGCTCCAGTTCGTCGCGGTGAGATCCCAGCTCGTGCAAGGTCTCGTTCATCAGCAGGTTCATGTTCTGCTTCATCAGACGCGATGCAGTCTGAGGGTCACAGAGTGTGTTGATGGCCGTGTAGACTTCGCGGTAGGCAGGCAGTGGAACGCTGTACTGCTCCATGTAGCGAAGCTGGTAGACCATCTGAGCCAACTGATCGTCGTTGTAGGTGCGGGTCTTGGGTACAAGAGCGGCAACAACGTCTCGGATGTCCTCAGCGATACCATTGCTGGTCCACCGCTGCGCACTGTACGTAATGTTCTCGTAGACGCTGTAATCAGCGTAGAACTGATTCAGAGTGTCACGGAACTCGTTCTGGCGCGAAGGATCGATACCTACGGCGCACAGGATGTCGTTCCACGGTAGGTCGATGGAATCTTCGACGGGAGCATAGCTCCAGTCAACAATGGCCCAGGCTTGGCCTTCGACACTCATGCGATACGAGAGGTTGCGGAAGTTGGACGCCGACATGTTCAGCAGGGTGGCACGAGTGCGGTAGTCATCGTCTACGCTCAGGACGAGTGAATCGACAGACTCATCGTCCAAAGCCATGATGTCCTCGTCGCTTGCGTCGATGAAGTCTGGATCATCGATGTCGCAAGAGGCGAGATCCTGGTCGCACAGAGTGTCCATCTGAGCTTCCAGGTCGTCAACGTCTTCGTCCTTTACGGGCGGAACGACGTAGAGCATCGTGCGGTACGAGACGGCAAGGTCCTTGACCATTTCTCGTCCGCTACGATCCTCGCGCATGACGAGGCCCTGTACGTGGCAGGATGCGTAGATATCGAAGTCGTCGGTATCGCTCGTCAAGCGCACGGAGAATGCGTTCGCCTCAGAGGGGACGGGAACCTTCATATAGCCGTATCCCTGCTCATAGGCGCGTCGAACGACAGTGCCGATGGGGATAATGTGGCTGGTGACGTTGTTCGAAGTGCGACGTTCCTTATAGCGAATGTCGGTGCTTCCCATCGTTGCACGGCTCAGACCCATAGGGTAGAAACCGGGGACAACGGAAGAGTTCAGCACGCCTTGCTTCTTGCCCTGGCCGGTCAGAGAGGACGAGAAGAATTTGGGAGTGACAGCCTTGATCGTGCGGGCTTTACCCGCCTCAGCAACGGTATTGATCTGAGCGGCTGCGGTATCAATGCTTTCCAAGAGGATGGGCATGAAAGCCTTCCTTTCTGAATATAAATAAGTGTATGAATAAGCCATCAATCGGCCAGTGGCGGTACTGACCGATCGATGGTGTGATGAGCGAATAGACGGTTACGCGATTGTGTAACCGACGATGGTGAGATCGGTGTCCTCGTCAGGATTGACGAGGGTTCCTACGTCGGACAAATCGCTCAATGGTTGGGTGTAGAGACATCCCTTATCATCGGTGTAGATGATCTGGAGAGACTCAAGGTCTTTATTGACCTGTGGCTTATGGCCGGTGGACAGATCGTAGAGTGCCAATGCAGCGTCAATCTGTTTCTTCCACGCCGGGGCCAGTGCGGTGTTGATCAGAACTTCGAGGTCGTTCTTGGTGCGAACGTCCTCTAACATGTCCGGTGTCGTGCGAAGGTACCTGGCTGCGCGACGACGGCTAACGGTGGTGATGAGCGGGCCATCAGCTTCATCCTCATGAAGCCAGAACCACCCATTATCGAGGGCGTACATCGGTGCCCCTGTGTAAGCGTCGGCAAGATGGAGTTCCATGAGAGGCTCTAGCCACGGAAACGCCTGTTTAATCTCATCGCATACCTGCCCGCACTTATCGGGATCAAGGTTGGCAAGCGGGGTTTGGTCATCTTCACGGTTGTAATAGACCTCTCCCATGACGCTGACGCGGTCATTTCGGATGCCGTAGTGAGCGACGACGGTCGTCAAAGACCCATCGGTTTCGTGAAGGGTGTATTGAACGGTACGCATGGTAGACATGGTTGTTCTCCTTGGATAAATAGATGATGAATGGGTGGTTCGCCCACGAGGGGTGAATTCACGTGGGCGAACCGTATGTGCTCTATGAGTTCGCTACCTGAGCGAGCAGCATGTCTTCAATCAGAGCGCGGATGGCGCGAATGGCCGGGCGTGCGCCCTGGTCAACGAGCCATGTCTCATCGACCAATTGAGCGATGGTGTCATCATCAATTGGATCAAAGCTCAGGTCTGGGCGCTCGGCGCAAATACGCTTTACTTGGCGATTGTATTCATCGCGCAAGATTTGTGCGTAGTCGTCGGCACCCAAAGGCATGAACGCGATGAGATCATCAAAGCGTCCCAGCAGCTCTGCGTCAAAACTCTTTTGGAGTTCTTTGGTCAAAGACTGCTTGCTCATGGAGTGCTTATGATCCCCGAAGCCCATCTGGGAGCCAGAGAGTTTCTGCCTTCCAGCGTTTGTCGTTGCAATGACGATGCAACGCGAGAGGTCAACGGCTGGACCGTTTGCCATCTGGATCTCGCCGGTATCCAGAGCAGAGAGGAAAAGTCGCTGCACTGACATATCGGCCTTCTCAAACTCATCAAGGACGATCACGCGGTAGGGGTTCGATGCCAAGGTATCGAAAGGTCGTTCCTTGGCGCTGTCCGAACCGACGTAGCCGGTTGGTGAGCCGATGATGCGATTGATCGACGCCGAGTCATGGTACTCAGCCATGTTGAGGATGATGGGCTTTTGCCCAGTGACCATAGATGAGATGATCGTGGCTGTTTCCGACTTGCCGACCCCGGATGCCCCGGCGAAAAGCCATGAGGTGGGGCGAGTGCTCGGGAAGATGTTCAGCTCGCGTCTGCGCAAAGCGTCGACGATGCGGGGAAGAACCTCTTCTTGACCCCTGAGCCTGGATAGCTCTGTTTGGAGAGCTGTCACATCAAGGTGTGGGGGCTGGGATTGTCCGGTGACAAGAAGCATGGCGATTGTGTTCAGTCGCTTAGCCGTCAACGGAATATGAGTAATCTGCTGGAGCATCTGTGCGCTCGTCGTGTTCCCAGAAGCGAGAGCTTCCTGGATCGCCGCGTGGTGGCTAATGACGGAGTGACTCAGTGCTCGGTCGAGAAGCGTAATCGCCGTATCAGGGCGGTGTCCCGTACTCATGAGACGGTCGGCTGTCATGACGATTTCGTCAAGGACGTCGGGGGCGACCGTGACCTTGTTCTGGTAGTGGGTGAGCATACCGGGCAGAACAATGTCCAGGATTTGACGGGTCTGCTCACGGGTGAGTTCATCGACGATGACGGATGAGAAACGGCGCTTGAACGCCGGGTCGTCATCGAGTTTCTTCGCTTCACCCATGGTCGTTGCGGCGATCACGCGGATGTATCCTCGGGCCATAGCGGGTTTGAGGATCTGTGCAATCTTGGCGTAGGTCGTGTTGTTGCTATCTGCAATGAGGTGGATCTCATCAATGAACAGCAGTGCATCGTTGTTTGCATCCTGTGCAAACTTGATGATCTCGGTGATGCGGTTTTCCAGATCACCGACTACGCCAGCGCCTGCAACGAGAGTTGCAATTGGCAGCTCGTAGATCGTCGTGTTTGCGAGCTGCGGGGGCACAGAAGCCTCTTTATTAGCGATGCGCCTGGCGATCTCTTCGACGATCGCCGTCTTGCCAACCCCAGCTGGGCCGACGAGTAGAGCGTTCGGCTTGCGAGAGGACGAGATGATGCTCATGGTCTGGGTGACGATCTCATCACGGAAAAGAGCAGGTGTGGCGCTCTTGTACGTCTCGTTGTAGTTAATGAGCATATCGTTAATGTCAGAGCCGCCTGTCAGAAGTGGGCCGAGCAAGGACGATAGAGGGATGTTCGATCCCCCAGTGCCGGGGTTGCCGCCGATGTCTGTGGGTGTAAAGTTTGACAGGCCCATAGGGGCCTCCTTTCACGTGAATAAAGAGATATGAATAGGCCCTTCCTTCCCCAGGTGGTTAGCCCAGAGAAGGAAGGGGTGAGCAGATTGGTGTGATTCGAATCAGTTGGTCATACCAAGGATTCGAGACCCCGTACTCGGATCGATCTTTTCCATCGAACGGACAAAGCTCATGGCGCTGTTACGCAACGATGAGTAGTACCCAGATGGAACAGAGATCGGAACGTAGTACAGATTTTCTGGGACATCGATGTGGTATGACCCAGGCCACCATTCAAAGTCAGTGATCACCAGGTTCAAACGACGCCTTAGAGTGGGGTGTTCGTTGATGAAGGTGTAAATCTGCTCGTAGTCGGTTCCACCGGAAACCTTCGGCACAGCCGCGAACTGCTTCCACACCTGGTTTACCGAGCGGTCTTTGATACGAAGACGCACAGGAGTGGACATGATGTGTGAGAAGCTCGTGAAGTACAGATCAACGCCCATTTTCTTGGCGAAAGTGATGAGCATTTTGATCGTATCTTCGTAGTTTTCGGTGGAGATAGACCCTGACGTATCAAGGTAAATGTGAATGTCGGGTAGGTATTTACGCGAAATGACCTTACCTGGCTTGTTCGGATCATTAGGTTGACGCCTGTTGGCCCTGACGAAACTCGTCGTCACATTGCGAATCGAGTTCAACGATTGGTTGACCTTGGACATACGAGTGAGCACGCGCATGACAGACTTGTAGATGTCAACAGGGTGTGTTGGGCGCTTGTGGAATACCACGCGACCACTACGACCCTTTTGCTGGTGCGCGTTGGACAAGCTGTTTGCAGCTTGGGCTGATGCTTTTTGCTGCGCACGGGCGAGAGCCGTGAGTTTGCTTAGCTGCCCTGGGGTTACGAGCTTCACAGGTGTGTGGAGTGACTTGTTGATGAGTTCCCACTCGTTAATGATCTTGCGCATAGAGGTCCTGGCATGAGCTTCAATGTTGACCAGAACGAGAGTCCTGGGCAAAGCCATCTCAGCGATGCTGAATGGGAGAACGCCACATGTCTGGGGCGCGCCTGCCTGGGGAGCGTTGTTGTGAGTCCATGTCATGAGCGCCCACATGAGCACACGTGCGAACGAGTACTCATCCAGAGCCTGTGAGTCATCTGCTCGCAAGATGAGCGATTCGGTCAGATCGGTGAGCGTGAGCGCATCGAACTGCTGGAACATCCGCATATCAGGGGTGCTGATATTGGACGCAATCTTGGCAAGCTCGCCTTGAAGCCATGTCTTGAACGCATCGAACTCAGCGTTGGTACGGAACCAGAACCCCACGGTGTGTGGGTGGAAGGTCCATCCCAAGGACACCAGGAGAAGGTCTGTTCCAGCGTTACCCGCAAGCACGTCTTTTACAGCCGGGATCACGTCGGATTGCGTGGTGTAGAGAGCCTTGCTCGGGTCAGGCAGTTTGCACGTGGCAGCGGCCTGGGTGATGAAGGCTTCATCGACAGGTGACGATGCCGAAGGGATCCACCTGGTGAGAGCCTGCTCAAAGAGCGTGTTCATCACTTCCTGAGCAACGGGGTCCAGAACTTCACCGACAGATCGAAGGAGAAGCTCGTTTGCACCATCGCGGTCGATCGGTTGATTATTCACAACCACAGCGACCGTTTGGTTTGCGTTCAGTGGCTCAAAGAGCGTGTGGGTCACCATAGCGTCGAGCATTGCTACAGGGTCGCAATCGCCGATGAAAGCGGGGATTGCCGTGTATGGGTCAAGGTGACCTGGCTTTTGTCCAATGAGGCTGACGGGGATCGTAGCCATTGATGCCCCTTTCTATGAATATATCGGGTATGTGTCGTATTCGGTGCAACTGTCGGAGAACAAGGCAGTTACACCGAATACGATCGGTGTGCACAAAAGACTCAGTCGCCCAGACCCATAGCAACGAGAGTGGGCGTGATGGCTTGGGCAAAGCCAGTGTTCAGCCCAGTGAAAACTCGGCAGTTATGGGAGTTGAGCGCGCCGGACGACCACAAGGTGATGAGATCATTCAGGTGGTTCTTTTCCAGACGGCTCAAGCGGTCGTTGAGAGCCTGAATGATCACAGTGTTGTCATCGCGCTCGTAGAGAGCAAAGACGAGGCATCCTGATGCGTCGTTATCGGTCATGGTTGAAATGACCTGAGTAACGTCGTCGATGCTCGTGGTGGCGGCAGCCTTCAAGGTATCGTAAATACGCGGCTTGACCACGCGCTGAGCGTTGGTCTGGGTCGTGCCCTTGCTCAGTTCTTCGCTGATCACACCCATCAGGAGCGTGGTGAAAGACGTGTTTCCGGTCAGACCTTCAATGGTTTCTTGAAGGTAGGAGACATGTCGTCCATCGCGAGTGGTTGCGGCAGTTGCCATGAAACTCATGAGCTTTTCGGTCGACAGAGCAGTGAGGTAGCGCGAGACACCATCGATGGTACGAGGGGTGGCGAAAGGCCGGATTTCCTCGGATCCGTCGAAAAGGTCAAAGACGGAAACAGTGGCGTTTTCGTCGTCGTCGTCGGATCCTTCAACAGCCTGCTGATCATCAACGTTCTTGACAAAGATCGTTTCCGGGTGCTTCTCCAAGACCATCTTGACCCACGGGTGCAAGTTGTCTCCCAGGACATCGATCAGGGTATGGGCATCAGGCTCAACGTTGATGATGGCGAAACGTGAAACGGACGCGTCATCAAGAGCAGTGACGTTACCCTTGTCGTTGCCCGCAACGATGATGCGTAGGTTCTTCGGCAGAGCCTTGTCACCGATACGGCGCAATGTCACGAGGGTCAAGGTGCCCGAGGTGACATCAGAGGTCGTACGGTTGATTTCATCCAAGAACAGAATCGGCTGTTCATTGGGGTTGTTCTCGGCGTAGTGAATTGCTTGGCTGATGACGGAGTGGGGGAAGAACTTCTGCGCCCATTCTCCGGTAGATTCATTGAGAACAAGGCGTGCACCTGTCAGGTCAGCCTTGTCAGCCAGCAAGTTACACGGAAGGGTGAAGCATGTGGTGTTCGTTCGGCGGGCAACGTCTTCGACGAAAGATGACTTGCCGATACCGGGTTCGCCCATCAGGGCCGGAACTAAACCCGCTTCAAGCAACAAAATAGTGTTGTCAACGAGATTCTCGTCAAACTTCATGGTGGGTACCTCCTGAATAAAAAGGAATTAAATAGAGAACCAGGCAGCGCCGTCAGGCTGTCTGGTTCTGTCAAATAGATCTCGGGCCGTACTGTGTACGGCTTGCCTTTGGAAACCCGCTGTGCAGTCTGCACAAAACCCTGGTTTTCCAGTAGAATAATAGTGATCATGCAACGCATATCACGAAAGGATGCACAATGAGGGGAACGTATCATATCGCTGGTGGATTGGCGATTCTCGGACTTGGCCGAGCCTGCGTCACCGTAGGTGAAAGCATAGGCCAATCTCAGGCGATGATTGATTCTGGTGAACCCTCATGGATGAGCAATGCGTTAGATACGGTGAGTGGGGTAGTGCAGCTCGGGAGCACATGGCTCCATCAGATGTTTATTCCCTCTGATGATCAATGGTTAACAAGCGTTGCCATCGGGCTACCACTGTTTATCATCGGAACAGTGCTCCCTGATATTGACCTGCCCCATTCATTGGTGGGTCGTTTTATGCCCTGGGGGACGCTGTTGCGCTCGCCTGAGTCACGCGCGGATGCAACCTCACCTCTGAACCATAGAGGGTGGACACACACGCTCTGGGTGCTCCTTGGCGTCGGTGCAGCGACAGCGTGGGTGTGGCCTGGTTTCATCTGGCTGCTCGTGGGCATGATCACTCATGATCTACTCGATGCTGGGAGTATGGCCGGGTGGATCTGGTACTACCCACTTTTTCCATCCACATGGAAAGTGATTGAGCGAGGCGAGACGCGCATTGTCGTGTCCACTCGCTATCGAAGTATCATGGGTAATGTTTTGCGGTATCAGCAAAGCAAACCATGGTTGGAACCCATGTATGTTGCAGTACTAGTTATTGGGGCCGGAGTCGCAACGTGGTACACGTGGTGAGCCTTGAGTGAATAGGAAACCGTTGCAAGCGGTGTTAGTCATTGAGAACTAGCGCTTACTCGCAACGGTTTCGTTTATCCAGCCCTTAGTCATTGACAACCTCTAACCATGCAATGGCCGAAGGTATGATTGTGCACAAGGTTAAGCCATTATTGCCGCTGATTGCCGTAATGTTGATTGGTGTATTTTCACTAAGTGCCTGCGCAAATCTGCTGAGTTCCCGGTTGACACTTTCCCAGAATCGCGGTTGAGTGCGAATGACACGATTGTTACCCTTGATGCCTATCTCAATATGGCATGTGTGATACCTGAGTATGTCTTCATCCTCAGAGGGGTTTTTACCGATGAGTTGTGGATCATCGTACTTAAGCGTGTATGGGAAGCCGTAGTCTTCGTCGTAGCCCAGCCGCTCAGCAAGTACTCGCTCAGCGTCCTCAAGAGTTTCTGCTTCGATGGTGACGGATGCAACGTAAGGATTTAAAGGTTTGGTCATTGATGTTCCTTTCCTTTGGTACACGAACGGAGTTGTGATACTATTTGTGTATCAACTCCTTTCGGATTGATGCGTTTCAAGTTGTTCATTGTGTTCGGGTCACCCCGGTACCATTTGGGATTTCTGGTACCGGGGTTTCCTTTTACGCAAGTGCGTTAGGCAATTTCTTCCATCTTGTCTCGAATGCCGCACATGAGTGCGGCGAGACCCTCGGCTCCGCTTGCGTTTCGATCGTATGTGATGTTTCGAAGGCCACATGTAGTGGAAAGTGCAACATTGCTCCCAAGGGAGCGAACATCGTGGAGCACTTCTACATAATCTTCATCGCTGAAAACGTCGACGTACACGTCATCCAACCCAGGGATAAGCAGGAGAAGATGACCCGCGTCTCGTACTTGCTCGTCAAAACTGAGGCCGTCATTGTACGACTTAAATGTTTCGCACATCTCGTCGATCTCATTGATGACTTCGGGGCGAGTGATCGCAAGGTCTTTGAGCACGTCAATCATGGTAGCCTGGGTAGCTCTCATGAAGCTCTTCGGGTAAGGCTTGGTCTCATGGATGGAGAGAATGCGCGCGGGGTTTTTACCTCGCATACGCTCGCCTTGAAGAACCGGCTCGCTGTAAATAACCGCTTCGGCTAGTGTTGGTGCTTCGATGGTGTAACTGCTGGTTTCGTCAATTCCCAACTTTGAGTTGTATCGTTCGACAACAACGATGTACGTCTTATTGGGTCGCTCGGAGAGTAACATGGGATGTCCTTTCTGTGGATTAAACGCGCGTGCGATAGGGGTTATAAACGACACGGACACGGTTCTCAGAGAGTTGGTCGATGAGGTATTCCTTCATTTCCTCGTTCGTAAGCCTCCCGCCCCATGCATCAATCCAGCCATCTTGAGTACGCATATGCTCAATCTCGTCAACGGTGATGACGGTGCCAAATGAGGCAAACAGTGGGGTATCGTCAGTGAAAATAATCGGGTAGCATGACGTGATGCCGTCTACGTCGATGACGTATGAACGCGGGGTTTTGGTCATTGCTGGCCTCTTTTCGTAGGTATCGGTGGGATTATTCGCCCGCTTCTCGCGTGAGCACCACACGAGACGCAAGGTTCAGAAGCAAGGGCATACCCTCGCGGGTTTCATCGTGCTTTGCGCGATGGTCGAGATAGTGTGTCAATGTGTCGTAGACCAACCACGTCGCCGTTGTCTCGTCAATGACAATGGTGTTCATGGCAAGAGATTTGTCAGGAGACACGTCGATGGAATCTGGACTGAGACGAAGCTGATTGAGCTTATCGTAGATGTATTGCGCATAAGCCCATTCATAACGGGAATGATCATTATCGAAGCGTTCAGGGGTGCGTCCAAAGAAGCGGCAGCGTTGAATGAGCATGAGCAAAACAACGTCGTACCACTCGTGACCCGGTCGAGTGTTTTCGTCAAGGTTTGCTGCGCGAGCGGCTACAGGCTTGCTGTTGACCGGTTCAGCGACGCTTCGCCAGACTTGATCCCATAATTCGGTGTCAACGGTAGACGAGACGGGCACAGGAGTCGGATTACGTGTGTAGGTCACAAAGTGATTGCTTTGAAGAATCTCCCACCACCCGTGCGGGCCTTTGAGAACGGCCTTGTTTGCGGCAATTGATAGCTCAGGAAACGACGAGGGGAGAGGCAACACGAGGTGATAACCTTTGCCCGATAGTGAGGTTTCAGCGTAGAGAGCACCAATAGCAAGAAGACGATCACGCTCGTCAGGCGGGCATGTTTTCTCGATATCGAGAACGACGCATCCTTGTGAAGGTGCGTCGATGAACATGGCACAGTTGGCTGCTGTTGGTAGACCGTTCGTTAACTCGTCGAGAGTCACAAGAACGCGCTCATCACGTGCCCATGCACCACGAACAGGCTCGGGGTGGGTACACCCGTTGCAACCATCCAATAAATGACGGATGTCAATGGGTATTTTTGACGTTGGGTTTGATACGGTCCAAATGGGCATCGGGCCAAGAACCTTGGTGATGATCTCATTGGTGTAAAAGTGCGGAAAGGCTAACCGTGGATCAAAAGAGATCGTCATATGGAGATCCTTTCGTGGTGGTGTTTAAGCATAAAAACGAGACGGACGCGGCATCCACTGATGCGTTCAGTGCGGTGACAACGTCCGTCTCGTTTATGGGTCAGAGGTTATTGACTACTGTCAGTCAATAGACCACGGGGAAGAAGCCGCTTCCTCAGCAGAAGCAGCCGGGGCAGCAGGTGCGGTGAAAGCCGAACCAGACTGCTGCTGAGTAATCGCGTTCAGGATCTGGAGAGCCTGCGGGTTCAGAGCCTGGAGCGCCTGGGGATCAAGCGCTGCAATCTGAGCGGCAGGAACAGGTGCAACAGGCTGGGTGACAGGTGCGGGCATCGCCAAACCGGAAGCTGCGTCAACCACGGTGTTCTGAGGCGCTGCCTGCGGAACAGCAGGAACGGCGGGAACAGCCGGTGCAACGGGTGCAACCGGAGCAGGAGCAGCGGTTTCAAGCTCGTTTGCGACAACGCCACTGTGAGCGACGATGGGGCCAGACAGGGTAATACCCAAAGCCGCAAGAGCGGTGTTATTGACCGAGGACGATCCGGTGTACCAACGAGGCTCTTCATTGAAGATGATCGCTTGGATGCCAATACCCTTGTTGACTCGCTTGGTGTCATAGACGTTGAGGACAACGGTGACCAGCTGATCACGCTCAGGTTCGGTGGGCAGCGAGGTCGGCGAAGCCGGGATCTCGTCATCGGTGATCTGGCGTGCAGTGCCATCGACAGTCTTGAGCAGAACCGGGAGAACGGTTCCCTTGTTGTCGATGTTCCAGCGACGACCAAGTTCGGGCTTATTCTCGGTTTCGAACATACGCTCCCAGACGTAGTATTCTTCGGGGGTCATATGACCACTCGGATCCTGGGGAACGACCTCAGCGTGATGGAGTGCAAGACGGGTGATCGGCTTGTTGACATCAAGAGGTTCGGACTTGGTACGTGCCCGGTTGAGCTTTTCGATGTCGGCAGGCCCCAAGAGGGAGCGAACACGCGCATACTTGATCTGGCCTCGGAGAATGATGGTTGCTCCAGGACGGATCTGAGATGCGGAAATTTGACGTGGAGTGTGAGCCATAATAGTGGCCTCCTTTTCATATGTTATGTGTGGGTACGGATATGGATTATCCTGTGTTACCAGTATAATCCACCTCCCTTTCTTCCGGTATGTGTATACTAATATGTGGTGGAATTTCATATACGTTTTGGGAAGAAAGGAAGGCGACGATGCTAGGTGGACAAGAGAAGAAAATAGACAAAGACTTTGAGGACAACCCTAATAGCATTTTTGCACTATTAGGGGCTATCGGTTCATGTGTCTTTGTTGCCTCGATGATGCTGTGGGGTTATTTTGCACCCCACTATGCATCAACATCCTCACCTCACGGGAGCGAGGTGGGGCACCAGGTTTCTTCTGGGTCACCCTCGGGACGCGATAGCGCCCCCGGAAATGGACATACGGTGGTAACACCGTCGAAACAACCTAGTTCTGCTCCGTCACATGTGGAGACACATGTGACGAAGACAGAACCAACCCCGTCTCCTTCTGCTGCGCCTACGCCTGAGCAACAGGTGTATGTCGTACAGAATGGAGACACCCTGTCGAGCATTTCTGCTGCAACAGGAGTGAGCGTTGACCGTCTTGCTGAGGCTAATGGTATTCGTAACGTTCACCTCATTTATCGAGGCTCTGCGCTCGTGATTCCTCAGCCATAAACACGTTGGACAACACGATCAGCACCTGGCGATAAGCCGGGTGCTGATTGCTATTTACAGGGCATCATCGGTTGCATTGATGAGGTCATCAATAGCTTGAAGCCGTTTAGCGATGATCTGCTCATGTCCACTAGCTGGCTTAGCGATATGGTAGATGCGGGGTCTGCGCTGTGTATCACAGAGTGCATCAGGGAAATACTCTTGGTGCACGACGTGGTGGGGGTAGTCGTGCGGGTACTTGTAGTTCACACCGTTACCGTATAGCTTCTCAGCGTCCTGGTAGTGAGCATCAGCCAAATGCTTGGGTACAGGCAATGAGCCTGTGGTTCGCACAAGCTCGATCGCTCGATCAATTGCGAGATATGTCGCGTTTGATTTCGGTGCGGTTGCGACGGCAAGCGCCGCCTCAGCAAGTGGAATGCGAGCTTCTGGCATACCAATCAGTGCAACGCATTGTTGTGCTGCGACAGCCAGAGGGAGCACCGAGGGATCAGCAAGACCTACGTCCTCAGCTGCGTGGATGACGATGCGCCGTGCGATGAATCGCGGGTCTTCGCCGCCTTCAATGAGTCTGGCGAGCCAATAGAGCGTTGCATCGGGGTCGGATCCCCTCATAGACTTAATGAAGGCCGAGACGATGTTGTAGTGCTGGTCTCCATCGCGGTCATAGCGTTGGATCGCGTGAGGTGCCAAAGAGGTGAGCATGTCGAGTGTTGCGATCTGGTCACCTCGGGCTGTATCGAGGGCTTCAAGTAGGGTGAGGGCCTGGCGAGCATCACCTGATGCGTTCATAGCGATGACGCGGAGAACGTCATCTGGGATGTCAACGCCCGGTGTACAGCAAGGTAAGCCGTCTGGGTGGCTGATCGCTCGCTGGAGAATAGCGTAGATATCGTCTTCTGTTAGTGTGCTGAGCGAAACGATGACACATCGAGAGAGCAATGCGCTGTTGACAGAGAAGCTAGGATTTTCAGTGGTGGCACCTACCAATCGAATGACCCCTTGTTCCACTCCCGGCAAGAGAACATCTTGCTGGGATTTAGAGAAACGATGGATCTCGTCGATAAAGACGATCGTTGGAACGCTGTCATCATGGAGATGCTTTTGGGCATCAGCGAGGGTTTGGCGAACGTCAGCCACCTTAGCCGATGTTGCCGAGAGTTCAACGAAGCGAATTCCGGCTGTATGAGCCATGATGCGAGCGATCGTAGTTTTCCCGCTTGCTGGGGGAGCGTACATGATGACGCTCATGGGTGGAGCAGATGCATCAAGCATGTGGCGGATGATTGAGCCTTCACCCACAGCTGCGTCTTGACCAATGACCTCATCAAGGGTTGTTGGCCGTACGCGCACAGGTAGCGGTTGTTTGAGTAGTGGTGTAGTATATTCCATAAGGATCTTTTCTGCTCCTTAACTAGTTGATAACTACGCGTAACGGCCCGGGTTTTTATCCGGGCCGTTACGTATGTGTATTGCATGGTGCGTTATGACATGATGTCATCGACAGTTTTCTCCACGGCGTCGATGAGAGACTGTTGTAATTGCTCCTTCTTTCCAAGAGCTGTTGGCAGTTTCTCATCAATGGTTTTGCGCGTGAGAATCTGGTAGATGTCCACTGGGTGTTTCTGGCCCACTCGATGCAAGCGCTTGTTCGTTTGCATGTAGTGTTCCAATGACGATGGCAGTGTGTACCAGATCAAGGTATGCCCGCCGTCTTGAAGGTTGAGTCCGTGTCCAGCGGATGCTGGGTGGATGAGCATGACGGGGATTTCTCCCCGGTTCCATGCCTCATACATGTCACGGGTACCATCAAAGACGCGAGTATCGTAGCCATGAGCTGTGAGGTAAGCCCAGATGATGTCACGATCGCATGTGAAGTAGTACGCCACCAAGACGGGACTTGTTTGCTGGGTGATGACATCGAGCAAGGCAAAGAGCTTTGCGCTGTGAACAATCGCGTATTGTCGTCCGTTATAGGCGGTGAGCGATTGCGATGCAGCTGGAAGCATGGATACGTCCAAATGGATACCGAACTCATCTAGCTCTTCCTCGGTTTCCATGTCCTCGTTTTCATCGAGGTAAATGGTTCCAGAGGCAAGTTGAACGAGTTTTGTTCTCAGAACCGCTTTATTGGTCGCCGAGACAGAACTGAGCGTTGGATCATCGTGTGGATCAACACCTGAAACTTGAGCGATATCAAGAACGAGGGTTCGAGCCAGAGTCTTGTATGCCTCGCGCGCGTCAGCATCCATGTCAACCATGAGATTGTGGATCTTCATGGGTGGAATGGGCTTACGTGCAACGGTCGGTGCACTCATCACCAGATGGTCGATGCGAGAGTAGATCGCCTCCTTTGCACCAGGGCGCGGTTGCCAATCGACCGGAGTTCCATTTGCTAAACGCCGGTTCGATTGGAAGAACGCCTCGCGGTAGTTAGTGAGCGATGAGCCAAGAGAAAGACCTTGGTCGAGCAGATAGACCTGCGACCACAGGTCTTCAAGACCGTTAGGAGCAGGGGTGCCCGAGAGAAGGATCATTCGTGAGATCTGAGAGCGTACCGCGCGAATGGCCTTAAACCGCCGTGACGTGGGGTTTTTGAAGCCCTGCGACTCGTCGATAATGACCGTTGGGAACGGCCAGATTGGAGTCGGAATCTTCTTGCGATCACGTGGATCAAGAGGCGGGAGCCAGGTGACGAGATCATAGACGAGTTCTTGGTTAATGAACCACAACGTTGGTGGGGTGGCTGGATCCAAGACCTCGGCGTAACGCTTTAAGCGTTGCTTACGTGAGAGTTGATGATCCTTCTCATCGACGATCAACGAGCGTGCTCGGACTGGAACGCCCCATTTTTCGATCTCGGAGATCCATGAGAGTCTGGCGATCTTGATCGGCGCAATGATCAGTGTATGACCACGTGGGCCAATCCGCGTCAAGGCATGAAGCGTTGCGAGTGACTTGCCACCTGACATGTCAAGAAAGACGCCTGCATAGGGTCTCGTTTGTATGAACTGAGAGGCTGCGGCTTGCTGATCCATGAGGGTGGGGAAAGCCATGGATGGTGACCTCCTTTCGTTGGGGTGGTCGTGCGTTTGATATAGCGTGTGGTAGTATAGGTATTGAAGGTTTCAGGTTTTTACCTTGCTCTTTTCTCCTGTAATCTTCTCTCCTTTCAGTTCATTTGCTGATACTCCAGGTATCACCCCGGCTCCCCTTTCGCTCGCACGCCGGGGTGATACTTTTTTGGATCGCCTGTTTGCATCACTTTCGAGGACGTCTCAACTCTCGTTTCTCCTGTTTGGTCAGCGAATTGTTGTGACGAACATACATCTTCGCGGCGTGGCGAAGAGCTGTGCAAGTCCACATCCACTCAGGTGAGATGTTCAAAGGCGGTTGATCCTCGGGACAAACAATTGTCGAACCTTGAACGGCCATGTCTCCGATAACAAAGAACATGTCCAACAGTTGTGTGAACGGTGGCTGTTCTCTGTCTGGAGAAACCGTGTGTGCAATTTGGGTCAACATCTCTTTGATGGTGGGTTCCCACATGTTATCAGGGACGTTAAGAAGTACCCATCGCATCACAGCTGGCTTGATATCGAGAAGGAACTGTTTCATGTTCCATCGGTAGATCAGTGCAAACTTTTCGCGCTCAGACATATCAAGGAACTGCGCGCATTCACTGTAGGAGAGTTTCGGCTGGATAAGGACGCTGTTCATGATGTCAGCAGTTTGCGATTGAAAAGTTACCGTCTGAATGCGGTCACCATACACAGTGATGGACGAAGGTGCAAGGTGACATTCAAACGTAAAGTTCGCCCGGCCAAGAGGGTCATTCGGCCAAAAGAACGAGAGGTTCTTATGGTCTTGGTCGATGGTGGTCACGAACATGCTGTACCGGGACAAGCGCTTTTTACGGTTGATTACGTCTTGGTATGACAGCGGGCCACGTGTATGCATATGCGTGTCCGATCAGTCAGTGCGAAATCGTCTTGATGCGATCGGGCCTAAAACCCGTCCAGAACGTGTAGTCGCAATAGCGCGGCTCAGGGTCATCGTCGGAAACTGTGCTGACGCGAGCCATGACGACAGGCGCAGCCTGAGCTTCGAGAACGGTTGTGCAAAACTCATACGGAGTCTTGTAGCCCTGGTCGGTGAGCCTGATTGACATGTCTTCAATGTTCACCTCGTGGAACGAGATGCCGCCGCGCGCAAGCAGTCGCTTGGTTTGATCGCACTGCACGCAATTGGGCTTAGAAAAGACGATCACATCGTGATCAATGATTGATTCATGAGTTGTTTCGGTAGTCATATAAAAACCTCAAATCTGGTTGTATGTAGATAATTCTTCGATAATAGCGTCTACATCTTCTCTGGTATGAGCGACGTAGACGTGTGCTCCGGCGCGGCGCATTAGTGTGATGACTCTGATTTGTTGACGCCGCACGGAGCCGACGTCGCTTTTTGTTTCGACGAAGCAGGTTCTTTCCGGTGTGACGATGATCTGATCGGGAACCCCTCGCATACCGGGGGAAGTGAACTTTGCAGTCCACCACCCCCGGTGTCGACACTCGTCAACGAGGTAGCCCTCAACGTAGTGCTCAGGGCGTCCCATTGGCGATTACTTCCTGTTTATGGGCAGTGTGCCAACGGATGCGAGCACGGTCAGATGGCAGAGGATCAGACATCGCTCCGCACGAGCACATGGCTCGTCCGGTGATGGTTGTTTGGTCATCTGGTCCGACTTCGGGGTAGATCCGATCTGCCCACTTGGTGAAAGGCTTCCCTTCTGCGATGAGGGTGTGACCCTTCACGCGCATCTGTTTGTGGGCGGTCATGAGTCGCTCCTTTCTGTGTTGTCCGATTCTTGTGTATCGGTATCGCTGGTCTCAGCTTCTGGAATCTTGTTCATCCAATTGGACTCGAAGGACTGCGCAAACATCTGCGCGTAGGTCTCAAGATCGAGTTGATCAATGAGAGCGCGGCGTTGATCCTCGCTCAGACACATGAGATCGTGGTTCACGATGAGCATGTGCCACGAGGGTTCAATACCCGTAATCTTACGCGTGGTGATGTCTTGATCCGATGGAGCCAACTGAATGCCGAGGCGGTGAGCCGTCATAGCATCAGGAGCATAGCCGTTTGCGATCATGATCGCGTTAGCTACGGCATCGGTGCGCACGACAGATGCATCGCCTCGCTTTTGGCGAGACTCAGCGGTTGTTGCACTGACCTTCCACGCTCCTGCTGCTCCCAAGGAGACAGCTCCAGGTGTACCGGGTTTCACCACGAACACACGGTTGTAGTGCTGGAGCGCCCTGGGGTTCCTTATAGTCTGTGCACTGTCATCAGTTCCCTCGGGGATCGGATCACAGGCGTAGTGGAACGTGAGCATACTCGGAGAGGCTGCGATCACGTTTTGGAACAAGAGCAGAGCTTCCACCGAGTCCTTCTGATGCGCAATTGCCTTCATGATGTCGTAGGCCACAGATGGATCAACGGTGCGGTTAATCGCATCTGGGTCGGAGACAGCAATAGAACGCAAGTACACAGCCATCGCTCGATCAAGGGCAGCTGGATGTGCCAGTGAGTTCGTCGGAGACGGCTTGCGCCAGCACGCCAGTGAGGATCCCGATGCACTGAGAATCTTCGCATCCTGGGGCCGAACGCTGCCGTCTGCCTGCGCGGGTGGCAGGGACAATTCGATTCGGTTATTCGAGTCCTTTGAGACGAGAAGAAGTTCTTCGGGTTCGATCAAGACGTGGATGCGTTGAGATTGCTCATCGAGAACGCGATTGTTTGTTTCCAGATCAATGTCTGCTGAGTACAAACCATCGGTGTTCGTCGAGATGATGCGTGCCCCCTCAAGGGTTTGAGCCTGTCCGATCATCCACGAGAACAACTGTCCGATCAATCGCATAGAGATGATCATGTTGTTCATGCGGATGGGAGAACCTTCGAACTCGGTATCACCTGCGCCCGATGCACTGTTGAGCAAGAGTTTGACGCCGCTTCGCTTGGACGCGAACATCTCTCGTTCCTCAGCCGTGATCGAAGGATCCTTCATCAACTGACCGAAACGTTCCTTGTCCTGGTAGAGCTTACCGTAACGGTCCTCACCCAGGGCCTCGTTGTAGAACGCGGACAAGTTGGTGAGCAGGAGCGGGTAGTACGACGAGAAGTCCTCGTGAACAGCCTTGGCGATCGATGTCATCGCATAGGCGGGATCAAGTTTGTTTGACCCGTCGCTACGCATGACGAAGAGATCCTTGTTGCGCACAGGCTTGAAGAACGCGCCTCGCTCAGGATTGGGCGAAGACTTCGTCATCAAGACCTGCTGCCATGGGATCACCTGATCGTTCGGCAGGGTGACGCGAATCTGCTTGCGGATCGCCAAAGCCTGCTCAGGTTCGGGTAGATCACGGACATTAAGAGTGTCAATGAGGGTGTCAATGAGATCTTGCAGCGCACGAGCCTCAGCATTGTGGTCCTCGAAAAGGGCCAGGTTTGCTTCGGCTCCGTGAATTCCGCCTGTCGAAAATGTTGCGAAACACGATGTCGGCGTTCCATCTTTTCTAAAGTACGGAATATTCGTCGGTCGCTTAGGAATGTCACTGAGCTTGTATGCGGTGATAACCCCATCATCGTCAACGCTGTTGCATTCTGGGTCGAAACTGTAGTCGGATGCATAGGCGTCCGATCCGTTAAAGTTTTTCCCACGAATGCTCGCGTAATAGGAATATACCTCGTCGAAAGCTGCGCGAGCCTTGGCGTCTTCAATACTTTCGTAGAAGAAAGTTTTCGCCAGTTCGAGAACATCGAACTGCTCAATACCCAGTTCTTGCGCTCGTTGCTTCGAGGGGTACATGAAGGATACCGTTTTGATGTCCTTCAATCGCTCATACGGTGCAAGAACACGCGCAACGAACTTCGCCGACGTTGAATCAGGCGTGAGCCTGTCGTATCGTACACGGCTGGGTTGGCAGTCTGGCTTCGACTTGGAGCCTCGAACTGCGTCGTACACGGTCTCGGGGTAATCGACCATCAAGGCGTGCTTGAGGTCGAATCCGCCCGAATAGGTCGGGTGATCAGCCAGGTGAGCAAGGTTGACAACATCGCTGACGTTGTATGCAATGAGTTCAATCAAATCATCCATCGTTTCGATGGTGGTTTTGTTGCTCAGTCGGTCAGATTCGAGAATCTGAAATCCGAGCATCCCAAGCAAACGCTTGAGACCCACGCGTTGTTGCTTCTCATTGAAACGTGCGATATCGAGATGGCGACCCGATTGGATCATGGCTTGCCTGATGAGATATGCCGATCCCTTGCTGCCCTTACCTTTGGAAACACTCGTTGACCTCAAATACGAGGGCATTTGCCGGATGTAATCATCGGCGAACAGCATGTCGTTGTGCCTGCGAATCTCAGCAGCTGTCACAGGAATGGTCGAGCGCTCAAAAGCGAGTTTGCAGGTGTTTAATAAACCCTCACCGATACGACGCTTTTCTTCGTCTGTCGATGCTAACATAGCAAGTTCACGAGCTTTGCGGATGGGGTCTTGCGTCCGTTCCATCACGCTTGCCAAGTAGATGCTCAGCATAGTTGTATCGTAGTTTGCCGAGTTGTACCCGCACAGGAACGGGTGGACCTCGGGGTCGTACTGTGGGTCTGTATCACATACAGGGCGATACATAGACAGGTACGTACTGCGAGACGCGGGGTCGCTCACAGGGGATGCATCGCTGAGTCCAAAGGTGCGAGCCAAGAGGTGGTTCGCTTCCCACGTGCTCAGGTTGTGCAACCGGAGCGTGGGAATTTCACCAGGCTTCCATAGCTTCGCCCACGCTGGGTTCCGCTTGGCGATAGCAGAAAGCACCGCTTTGTGGTCAAGGGGGTGCTGACGGAGTTCGTCACCAACAGGAGTTCCCCGATCAACGAGATAGAACACGTCGAGAGCACGAGTTTCTCGGTCGAAAAGAGCGATAGTGAAAACGTTGGCTAATGACTCGATATCCCAAAATTGGAACCTAGCGCGTTTGTAGGTGGTCCGCTTCATGGAAGCTGCCTCCTTTCGTTGGAATGTTAGAAAAGCGTGAGTTGGCGTTGTTCGGGCCGATAATTGTCGATGTACTCTTCCACGGCACTTTCAGGGTCATCGGCGTAGATACCACAGAGGGTGTCGTAGTCCGGGTGGTCGGGTGAGACAACCCAGACGTCACCGCGTGCCCAGGTCTCAAAGGTGTCGATGTGACCCATGGCAGAGCCGTAGCCATCCTTCACGGCAGCAATAACGGTGAACCAGCTGGATTGGCTGGTGTGACACGTTGTCATCTCGATTCCATATGAGGGGTGATCTAGTTTGGCGTTGTGAATCCAGGCTTCCAACCATTCGGTCGAGATGTCGCTTGGGTCATCGATGTCGTGTTTCTCCATGGCCTGAAGAAAATCGTTGATCACAGGGTTATCGTCATAGTCATTGATGTTGTCTGTTTGTGTATGTCGATCCGCATCGATGACAACCAACGCGGCTTCTTCATGGGCGAGCCATGAGCGCGGGTCTTCTGCATCGGTGTCTTGGTAAACGGTGTATTCTACGCCGTCATCATCGGTGTAGACGTCATCGAGACGAATGTAGCCTGATTGCTGAGTATGAGTAAGAGTCATGGCGGGAGCCTTTCTGGATATGTGGGTGTGTGATAGGGGAGCGACCCCTGCTCGGTGGATGAGACAGGGGTCGCATCGCGAAGTGATGATCATGCGGACAACATGTCATGTGATGATTCATCGTCTTCGTCGATCTCGTCGAAAAGATCATCACTACGAATACCGGCTCGTAGGAGACCTCGTGTGGAGATCGGAATGTTGTGTGGTGTCCCAACCTTGCGGATCGAACCGTTTACGGGCTGGATGTCAAACCATTGATCGAGGTTGTATTCCACAGCCAAAGGTTCTTCCCCGAGGATACGGTTTTTCGTACGTACAGCAGCTGGGGTAACAAACCATCCATAACCTTCACCCTCACCAACAGCTTCCTGGAGAATTAGGGTGAGATGTTTGATGAACTTGTTGTATCCCAGAGGTGGGTTAGATGGCTGATCTTTAGTGAGCCACGCTCGGTAGAGCGCGTAGAGGAAACGCCACGGAAGGAGATCCCAGACCACGCGATCAAGGAATTCCTCAGCAAAAGCACGCACGGGGTCGTTCTCGATCTTGTACTGATGCAAAGCTGCTTTGACGGCTGCTGGTTCAGACAATTCGTAGAAGTTTCCGCTCAGTACACGGTAAAGGACGTATTCGAGCACCTCGGTGCGGTGCATGTAGTCCTGCTTAATGTACTTGCGTTCGGCCCCGGTGAAGCTCTTGTCAAAGGGGATGATGAGCTGCCTGCGGTACAAAGATCCAGATTTATCACGGAAACGAGGCGTGTCATTGACACACTGAACCATGAAGCCTCGGAACTGATAGGCGATAGGTGTTTTGTTCTTGCGGTTAATCAAGATGACATCATTAGTGATGACAGCCTTGAGGTTTGCCGCTCTGTCAACATATTCGCCCACGTCGTTCTCATCGACAAGAACAGCGTTCGTTCGAATGAGAGGTTCGAGATGGAAGTCTTTGCCAAAGTCGGCGACCGGAATGGACGTCCAAGCACGCTCACCGCATAGGTTGCGCATGAGGGTCAGGAGTGTACCTTTACCGTTGTTGCCAACCTCGGATAAGAACCACGCGGTCTTATCCCAGGCAACGTTTGGCCTGATGATGGCGGAGAGAATTTCCCATAAAAGTGCGACGATCTCAGGGTCATCGTTCAGGTCAGCCATCCAGGATTCGATGTCCCAGTCGGTGCCATCGGCGTCGTTATGGATAACGGGGTTGACGGCGTTCTCATTGTAATTAACCGCTGATTTTGCCGTGAAGACGATCTCAGGGGTGAATGGGAGCAATGTCTTGGTTTTGTAGTCGAAAATACCATTGTTCACAGCGATGAGATCACGATTGGTACTAACCATGACGCGAGGTGCGTTATCGGCCAACATGTCGATCACATGATCGAGTTCTTTGGGTGAAATTGAGAAGTTGTACTCACGGGCGAGTACTCGGATCGAGACCTCATCGGTGACGTAGATGCCGGTGTTTGGACCGTGGTCCATGTACACGGCGAGTACGTCGTAGTTGGGATCGGTGTTTTTTTCCGAAAGCATGATGCGAACAATTCGATTTCGCTTGAGCATACAGCCAGCGATCACAGCTGGAGTGAGTGTGCGTAGCGTCTGGTAAGCACGCGATCCTTTAAGGCCGTATTGCGTATTCTCAGAGATCAAACGGTTGTTAATTCGATTGAGCAGGTGGAATTCCACGTCTTGCGCATTTAACGTTTCTTGATGTTGGGTCGCAAAGAATAGTTCAACCTCATCGCTAATCAGTTGATTGATCGGTGGAATCATCGCCTGATGGGTTGCTTGCGACGGGGCGTCATGCGGTGTTGCATTATCCGTCATTGCCACCCCACCTTTACGGTTGAGGTGACAGAGGAAAGAGTGTACGTGGGAAGTAGCATGTGTGGGACCTTCTTTCGCAATGTCAGGGTATAAATCGTGGAACTTTGATCATGTGGGATGATCGGAGTCTCTTCATACACCAAAGGAATCGTATATCATTTCGAGCCGCTCCGCAAGTTCATGCGGGCGGCGGTAAGCATCAATCATGCTACCCGTTTTTGTATTCGGGCACTACCTCTCGACGCGCGATAGCGCGTATTCGTGAGGTGCAATAGCTCATATGTTCGTTAACGCGTCTAAACGGGCTTTAGAAGCCATGAAAATAGGTTTGGGTACCCACATAGCTCTCTGTCCCTTTCAGGGCCGCAGAGAGGCTCCTGAGTGCGTTCTCGTGGGTGGGGAGATTCGTCAGTGAGGTTCGAGTCCTATGTTGACGAGACTCAGTGAGCAGTGGTCATGAAGTCGGATGTGCATAGGACGTTCTAAACGGCTGTTTAAAGCCACGAACATTTATTTGTGCACCCCCCCCACATAGCTCCCAGCCTCTGTTCGGGCCGTAGAGAGGCTCCCAGGTGCCTTCTCGTGGATGTGGGGCTTCTTCGGCGAAGCTTTATTCTCATATCGGGGGAGCAGGCGGGCCTTTGAGAGGGGCGTGTAGCAGTTTTTTCTCAGTTGTAGCATTTATTAGAAAATATCTGCTACATGACTTTTTGGCGGTATATCAACGGTTTATTATTATATATAATAATTTCTATTAAAAAACTGCTACAACACTTTTTATTGATATATCACCAGTAAACCCACTTTGTAGCAAATGTAGCAGGTATTTAAGGGTCTCTACACGTATGCGTGTGCGCACACGCGTGATACCTGATGGGGTCGCCCTTGTCAATACCGAGGGCGAAGTTGTTCATATCCTGAGATGGTTACTTGACAGAGACGTTTGGCATGGTGTATCACGCGCGCATACACGCGCACACACGCGCATTTAGGCAAAATGGGGCCAAAAACGCGCTACGCGTGCTACAAATGACATCTTTCGTTGCAATTGTAACGAAAAGTGCTGTAGCAGGTATGTTTTTGGAGTGTAGCAGCTTGTGCAACGCTTTTTGTTTTTCGTTGGTATCTCAGGGAAAATGGGGGTGTTGCACGTAGCACCCTATATATGCAACACCTGCTACAATAGGCTTTTTATCGGTTTTTGGAGTGACGGCCATCACATGAGCATGAAATGTTGTTTCATCAACATGTTGTATGGTGTGATGAAATGTGTTTGATGTCACAGAGGGCTTCATCGTTATTTTGGACCATTTTGGGTTGTTTGTGTCAGACATCACAAACGGCTTCGTTGTCAGTTTTGCAATTTGTTGTTGCCGTGTGTTGCCCGATCATATATGCTTTGTATGTCAGGTTGATTCGGGTTCGTGGGACACCGAGATTCAGGACGATGTGGGACTGCACATGCACAGACGAACGGGAGCTGGTGGGACGGCTCCCGTTCGTTTTTCTTTATGTGCGATGTAGTGACAATGATCCACGTGATGATAAAACAAGGGCCACCCCGTTTGGGATGGCCCTTGTTCTTTTCGCGAAAGAGGCCCCTTGGGGTCTCGGGTCTAGAGGCTGTGGGCCTGCAACGGCCACAGTGAGCTACGATCTGCGCAACGTGTAGTTTTGCGCATTTGTGTCTGAGCCTTAGCTTGTGCACGTGCGCGCTTCTTAGCGCGATGCTTGGCGGGGTTCCATCGTAGAGAATGGTAGTCGGCCCATCGTTCGTCGTCAGCTTGGCGCTGAGCTTGAAGTTCAGCTCGCGTGAAGCCATTGTTCGCTTGCCGTTCTCGCCACAGTTTGTATTCAACTGAGGTGACATCTGGCATCGCATAGACGAACTCTACCGCGTATACGCGTGCTCGCTTGAGGAAGACGACACGTTCACGGATGAGGATCGCGTGGCGGTAGCGTAGGCGATCTTTGATCATGTAATACGCCAAGCTACCGAGCAGTTCATCTTTCGTCTGTTTTGGATCGCGGCTGTAAAGCACGTGGCGGATGATCGCATTCGGCGTGTCATCCATAGGCTCGCTACCTTGGTCAGGCGCTGGCGGATTCCACGGACCAAGATTCTTCGGCAGCGTGGGAACGACGAGGTTTTGCCGGTTGTCGTACACGAGACCGTGTTGAATGATCATGGCTGAACTCCTTTCGCGCCTTGATATAGGCGGCGTGAGAAACTTTTGTTTCTTCACTCTCAACCCCGGTTCGTACTGTGTACGGACCGAGAGGTGCGACGGTTAGGGCGCTTGCTCTACCGGCGCACCTCCCATTGTTCTACTTTTCAGAATAGAACACCCTGTGTCTGTCTATATCACTGTCATCCAGATGCATCAACAGTACCCACAGTACGGAAACGATGAGAGCTGTCGCTAGTGCTTCTACTACGCGCAATGTGCTGAGGGTTGGAGTATGCGTGATAAATGTGAAGGCGTTGAATAGCACGTGGATCCCAATGCATTGCATCAGGCTGTGTGTTTGTTCGTACATGTAACCGCACGCGATCCCAAGGGGTAGCGTGAGGATGATCTGCACGATGTTGCCGTGCAGAAGCGCGAATAGACACGCTGAAAGTGCAATTGTTACTGGTGCTGAGAATCGCTGTCGCATGACGGGATAGACAAACCCACGCATCAGTGCTTCTTCACCGATTGGCACGATGAGGATGCTCAGCGTTGCAAGCGCTGCGATGGATACCGCGTCTGTGATGTTTTGGATCGGTGATGGTGCGTTCATCGCGTTCTTGACTAATAGAGCGATAGTCGATGCACCCAGATAGATCGCTATGGTCTCTAGTATTGCGGCTAAGGTATCTAACGATAATCTCCACCACGATTTGCGGATCTTCGCGATGAGTGGTGATGACGCATGTCGCTTCCGCCAGATGATGACGTATGTGGCTGCGAGACCATTGGTGAACGCAAGTGTGAAAACTACTTTGTGCGTGAGAGCGTAGAGCACCGTCATGGTCACGACGTATGCCGCAATAGCTCCGCCAGCCGTGAGTAGGATACGTATTGTGTTTGGCTGCGTGTGTGACTGTGGGTTGTTGCTCATAAGGTTCCTTTCTGCGGGTTTACACAAGGGGGTGGCATTTCACCACCCCCTTGCGCATGTGGTGCGGGGTTATTACCCCATGTTTTCGACCTCGTGGTCGATGATCCCTTGTAGCGTGGTATGCCCAGCAAAGGTATTGAGACCTAATGTCACCCTGAAGCGACACGTGGTGTCTTTGATATCCTTGCTGTTCTTCCGCTCCATGAGACCTGGTGCAGCGTCCGCCCTGTTCCACCACAAGAGAGCGACGCCTTCTGGTGTTGTGATCTTGAGGTGCTGGTTGTCGTTACCGAGGGTATTGATCGAACACATCGCAAGGTTGATCACCATGTCGACGGGTGGGGCTGGGAAGCCATGGCCAAACGGCGCGAGTTTCTTGACGTGATCCATGTACTGCGTAATCGCTTGGATCTCATCAAGGGGTGCATCTGCGTCTGCACTGAGACCAAGGGTCAGAGCAGCTGGATCATCTTGGATGAGAATACCTTGCTGAGCGATCACTGCATCGCGTTGCTTGGGCACGAGGTAGGTCAGAGCATCGCATAGATCAGATGCCGATGGTGCATGAACACCACAGGCGAACTCGTGGCCTTGAGCACCCATCTTGGGATTACCCACAGACGCGAGCTGCTCAATGATCGGGAACCATGTGGGGGAGCGCATGGAACCTGAGCATGATCCGTCGTCATGGATATGGACTACTGCCACAGGATGAGCGTGCATGAGCATGAGGTTTTGCGCAATGAGACCGAGCATCCCAGGTAGGGCATCCGTGACAAACACGTACGGTGCCCAGGGTTGGTCACCGTCCATGATGTCGCTGAGGATCTCACGCACCTGCTGCTTACGCGTTTCGTTGTATTCAACGAGACGTTCAGCAGCTTCCTTTTGTTCTTCGCGAGTGTCAGCCGTGAAGACTGCGAACCCTGTCGTGTAGTCTCCGTCCACGCGGCGGGTTGCGTTGAACGCCGGAGCCACTGAGAACCCGTAGAGTTGCTCGTCCACTCTGTCATGTGTTGCTCCAATTGCTTGGAGCAAGAGGTTCATACCCTCGAAGGCCCGCATGTACACCGGGTGGTGGTTTTGAGAGCGGAGCATGGAGAGCAGAGTGGGCGTTCGATCAATGTCGAGGCTTAGGCCATCGAACTCATCTGGTTCTTCGTAGCGAGACTTCTTTCTCGGCGTGTAGCTTGGTTCAGGGGTTGCAATGAGCAAACGGGTGAACATGAGTGCTTCACGCACGAGATCTCGGTTTTCATAAACCAGACCCATGACGTCGGCTACTGTTCCGATCCCAGCAAAGGTTTTCAGCCATGTGATCGACGAGAGAGCATCCGGGTGGTAGACGGACGCGTATCGTTCGACGAGCTGGTAGGCAACGTGCGCTCCGCAAATCTCTTTGTTCGGGTATGTCTCATCCCCACGGTTGGGATTGATGAGAATATGCGCAAGAGATTTACCCTCTTCCACATGGTGGTCGGTCACGAAGGTGAGGAGACCAATGTGGTTGGCGTAGGTGAGTGCGTCCCGACTGTTAGTTCCAGCATCGCACGTGATGATGGCTGCGGTGCGCGGGGACTGCTCCATAACAGTTTCAATGACCGAGGGTTGGATCTCGTGGCCCAAGTGGTAGTCCGGGACGTGGAGATTGGTTTTCACGCCCATTTCACATAAGCCCGCGTACAGGATGGTTCCTGCGCAAATACCGTCTGTGTCAAAGTCTGGAACGATCGTGATCTCTTGATCCTGTGCTCGCATCATCTCTAGGGCCATGACCATACGGTCAATGTCTTTGAGCAGGGGATGGTGAGGGTCGTTGATCTCTTTGAGGTACTGATCCGTCCAGCCCATCCGTTCGCGCACACGGTTGAACAAGTCTTCGCCGTTCACGCCGAACATGGATTCGTCGATGTCAAGCGGGGGTGCGTCTTGCTGTGAAGTCATGCGGTGATATCTCCTTTCGTTGTTAGAGTTTCATAGCTATACGTGTGTGAGAATTACGGCAAATGTTATGATGCAGCCGCTCATGAGGATGTTGACGAGTAGCCAGAGGCCGATCTTATTGACAGTTATTTCATCTTTGGGATCGATGAAAGTTTCTAACGGTAGTGTTTCATAGTCTTGATTGACGTCATATTTTTGCTGTTCTTCTCTGATGTCGCGTTTTGTTAGATACCCGGTTGCTGTTGCAATAACTACGCATATACAGGCTGTAATGATGTAAATTGCGGCGTTTTTGTGTTGGATCATTAGATTGGCTAATGCTTGAAAGCCAAAACATCCGATCAACCCTACGGCTGCAATTGTTATTGCGAAAGCTGATCTCGATATTGCGAGATATGCCCAGTACGCTTTTCCCTTACGAGTGTTGTTTCCGTTCTGTTCATATGCTTTGTTATTGGTTTTCATCAGGATGAATGTGCTGAGATCCAATATGATCGTCACAATGACAAATGTTGTCAGTATCCATGCGATGGTGTTGTTCATGTGTATTTATCCTTTCGGTGATACCAAAACCCCGTAGCGCGGTGATGAACCGAGCTACGGGGTTTTAGTGTATGTGGATCAGGCACAGATGTATTGGTCTTTGCCTACGTTGTAGCAATGTTGTCCAGGCTTGATCTCACTGCCGCTCTTGACGTATTGCCGCCAGCTTTCATCGCCGGTCTTGCTTTGGCTTTGGTTACTAGTAGATCCAGAGCTAGAACCACCGGAGTTAGATCCACCGCCAGAGTAGGACGATCCGCCGGTGGAGCCGGAGCTAGATCCGCCACCGTTAGAGTAGGAGCGCGACTGAGAACCTCCTGTTGAACCGTAGGAGCGAGCCGAGCCACCGTTAGAGGATGCGCTCTGCTGAGCGGAGCGAGAAGCAGCAGCCGCCTCAGCAGCCTTGGCTTCCTGGTAGGTGTTCACAGCGTTCTTCAACGACTCCAGATCCTTCTTGATGTCGTTGGCCTTCTGGTCGACCTCCTTTGCCTTTGCGATGGATGCAACAGCCTCGTCGTAGGAAGAGATGGTCACAGTGGTTGAGAGGGAGTGCGATTCGTTGTTGACGTTCTTCAGAGCGTCGTATGCACCCTTGACGTTTCCATCAGAGGCCATCTGCGAGTCGTCGTCAACGGCCTTGATTTGCTCGTCTGCGTTCTTCTGAGCCTCGGCAAGGTTTGCCTTCGCAGCGTCCATGGTGGAGTTTGCTTCGTCGGTTGCCTTGGTCAGGCGGTATGCGTCGCGAGCATTCACGAACGACTGAGTCTTGTCGTCAACAGCCTTGACAGCTGCCTCTGCATCGGTGACATCCTGCTGGCTCAGGCACTTGCCTTCTTCTGCGCGTGCCTTTGCAGCCTCAGAGGTCTTGGTTTCGTCAGCCTTGGTGATCGCGTCGTTCAGTTCAGCGGTTGCGCTCTGTCCTTCGGGAGCAAGAGTGAAACCTTCAGTGTGTGCAAGACGTGCGCCTTCGCCTTCCTTCACGGACTCATCGACGGTAGCAAGTGCGTCGTGAGCCTTGGCAGTGGACTGATCCAGCTGGGTCAGCTTGTCAGCGAAAGCTACGGAGCGAGCCTGGCATTCCTTCTGGTGCTGGATGCGCGAGGTGATAACCGCACCTGCGATACTAGCCAGAACCAGAACTGCTGCAACGATGGCTGCAATGATCTTGTTCTTCTTGGACCACAGCTTCGGGTTGGTGAAGTGAATGTTCTTAATCATGAGTGTTCTCCTTGATGATGATGTCTGTGTTGGGGTGAGGCTGTCGGATCACCCTCATCAAGGGCGTTCTTTGAGATCTTTTGTGGGCCTCAGTTGGAAAGTTTTGGTGTTCCGGTCATTCTGACGTACGTGTCAGGATCACTATCCGCTTGTACCATTCCGCATTCGGGTGGAAGTACCAGCGTAATCAGTGTACCGGCATGAACGGGTTGGTCTTCGTCATCTGTACGTAATAGTTCGTTTTGGATAGCGACGAGGATGTTTTCTTCGTTTGGCAGGAGCGCGAGTTCTCCGCGTTTGATCACGAGGTTTTCAACGGATGGAGCCATCATGATGATGGGGATATTTTCGTTTGTGATGCGCGTGAGCATTTCCTCGTCATTGACGAGCGTGGCATTGTAGCCATGCTTGTGCGCCCAGCCGTTGAGGTACAGGCTGTTTGTCACGATAGCAACGTCTTGTTCGTTCTGCGCCGAAGAGATTGTCTTTTTCGTTTCTCCAATTGCGTCAGCAATCGTTTCTCCGAATTGGAACGTTGGGGTGCTTGGTTCCGTAATGACCATGACGGTCATTTGCCGATTCTCGGCATCGTTGGTCTGAGTCATGCGGGACTCCTGTCTTTTCATCGGGTGTTTTCGTGGTTTTTATCTGGTCATTTATAAACCACGATATGTCTCTATGAGCGTGCTCGGCTCGCCCCTGGCGAGCTGCTCTCACCTGATGAAATCATTACAGGAATCATTTTTGATTCAGAACAGAACCCCGGTGTCTCCGGCAGGGACACCCGACTCCCTCCTTTGTGTGGCATTTTTGGTGCGATGAAGAAAGGTTTTGTTCCATTGGTTTTCATCCAATGGAGCCTTTCTTTTGAGCGATCTATGAGCCTCATGGCAAGATTTGTGCGTATGTCATGTCGGCGCGATGAGCGCGGCGTGTACACAGTCTTGTTCCATGTTTTATGCCAATATTGTTTGGCGGGGCACATGAATTTATATGGGTGATGCACCCTCTGTATTTTCAGAGGATGCACCACCAGTGGCCCCACCACTTTTCTTATGAGCATCACTTTTGTGATACCTGTGGTGACATTCGGTGCAACCTCTGGTTGTGCCATTGTCTGATCCGGCTGTTTGCTACTTCCTGAGCCTGTGTTTTTGAGCTGACCTCAAAAACATGGGTTCTTTTTACGTCAACAGGCGGTGCTATCAGGGTCGAAGTAATGAGGCCGTGACTTGTCGGATACCGAAGAGGGTGTTTTGCCCTTGGCGACCCTCTTGGGTATCTGTACCCACGGTGACCCAGGTGTTGCTTTGTGGGTGTTCCCCGCAAAGCAACGACATGTGGTCCATCGCCGTGGTACGCGGGTCTCATTGTCGAGACCCGGTGACACAGACGGGAGTCTGGGTCGTGTTTCAAGCGTCTGGAACAGACGCGCAGAAGGGCACCCGGAGCAGCCCCGGTGGGGGTGCGTAGGGCAAGCCTGTGGAGCAACGCGGAACAGGCGCAGTAAGAGCCTCTCGAAGCGATAGCGTAGAGAGGTGAGGGAGGGGTCGAAGCGGAGCGAGACCACGACCGAAGGGCTGTCGGCTATGCCGACCGAAGGAGTACGCTTTGCGTACGACTGAGCCAGCCCCTCTTATGCCCTTTTATTCCCACTCCACCGCCAGCGACCTCTAGGGAGCGTAAGGTGGGCAAAGTGGCGTAACAAAAGGGAAAACAGGCGGTACCACCCCCGGTGGTACCACGGGTCGTTGAGGCGGTACCGCCTCCGAGACGTGGTACCACGCCTGCCTGTTTGCCCTGATCAGACGGGATTGAGGCGTGACCACGTGACAAGCGTGCTTGGCACCGTGGTACCGCCATGCGGCAATAGCCGCGAAACAGGGTGACGAACCGAGCGAGCGCAGGTTTGGCACACTGTTCTGTTTCCCGTCTTGTGGGGCCTGGTACAGGCCCGTGTACGCCGTTAAGGAGCATGGCTTGTACATGCTCCGTTGACACAATTCCAGGCTCTGAGACGGCCTTCTAGGGGCCGTTTCAGAGACGTTTATTCGTCTGTGTATCAACCCTTTATACACAGACTTATCCACAGTGTGGATGAGGCTGTGGATAGTACCCGGTGGGGATCCATCGGGTCTGAACACCCCGGGTGCATGTCTTTATGTGCACAGACGAACATGTCGGCGAAGCCCCCATCAACGGTCCACCAGATGAGGCATCAGCATGGCGCGACGTATGTGTAGTACACATGCGGCGTGACATGCTTTCAGAGCCTGCTCTGGACTCATCTGGTGGTGGTGCACTGCCACATGGACCAAGGGCTTGCACAAGCCCTGTCACGGGCATCACGCACGTGACTGTAACAGGGGTGTGTGCACCCCTGTGCGCCACATTTTGCTGCTGTCTATGCAGCAGCAGTATGTGCTTGGCCTGATGCAGGAATCTGCATCAGGCTGGGTCACCTCGCGATGCATCGCGAGGTGCATATGTATCACTCCGCATGAATAAAAAATAGGCACATGGGCCTGTACCACGAGTTGCTGCGTGCCAGAAAATGGCTGGCAACTCGCGGGGTGCATGTGGGCGAGCAATGGGCGCACAAGCGCCCGCAACCCATGCGTCAAGCGTTGCTGTGATGGGGCAGTAATAACCGCCTGAGCAAGGCTGCGTGGTGGTGGTGTTGCGCCTTTGTCAGCGCCGCCCATTGATGGTCATATTGCTCCTGTGGATGCACATTTCGTGGCGCAATGGTGGCCTAAAAATGGTCATCATTGACCGTTATATGGTCACGATTAGACCAGATAAACGCCACGGTACGTGTGTGGTTCTTATCTGGTCATTATTAGACCAATAAATGTTCTTTTAATGGGCTTTCTATGACCACTAGTACTACGTGGTTCTTATCGGGTTCTTTGTTGGCCTAATGCTGGTCTAATAATGGGTTTTCTATGACCATGCATTATGGTGGTGCAATGGTGACCAAAGAATGGTTCTTATCTGGTCTCATAATGGGTCTATATTGGCGCGTTATTGACCAGCTCCAAACCTGTTGCAATGGTGGGTCAAAGATGGCGCGATAATGGGTCAACAATGACCCTGTAATGGCGCTTTGGTGACCACGAATAATCAAGGTAGAGCGTCCGCTCTTTGGCAGCTTCTTGTTCTTCGGCTGGGCTGCGCAGTACGTTATAATTCAACGAGCCTGTATGTACTGTACGTAGAGGCCATTGATCATGATCAATGACATAACCGAAAGATTAGAAAGAGAGGTGTGGTCCCTATGAGGATCCCTCGTCAACACAGCAAGCTGAGTTTGCCACTTATGGCAGTGATGACTGTAGCGATGGGTGCATCTGTTGCGGTACTACCGACTTCTGCTGCAACTGCCGCGCCTGTAGGTGCGGCATCAAATGCAGGTGCGCCTGCCAGTGCAGAGAACACAACTAGCACTAGCACTGCCGGGTTACCCACTGCTGTTGCACGTGACTATAAGATGACGTTCCATGATGAGTTCGACGGTACAAAGCTCGATACGACCAAGTGGGGCTATCAGTACGGTTGTTTCGATCCGGCTCAACGGTCGCAAGCTCAGTACACTGACAGCCCAGATAACGTCTCCGTGCGAGATGGGTATTTGAACCTGACTGCTAGGTACTCGCCGACGAAGACGAAGTGGGACGGTACTCAGATTCCACGTACGTGCAAGCATGGCAGTGTGACTTACGATGCGCCGTTCACGTCCGGTATGATCACGACGAAAACCAAGGACGGCAAGGTGCTGTATGCCGCGCCGGGCACAGGTTTTTATGCCGAGGCGCGTATCAAGCTGCCGAGTGCACGTCCGTCGTGGTCGGCGTTTTGGGGTACCGGCACCAAGGGTGCATATCCCGCTAATGGCGAGATCGATGTGTTTGAGTCCAAGGGTTATGACCCGACCCACCTGATGAGCAACGTGCACACGCCTCGGATCGGGGACCCGAAGAAGACCACCCAGCACCAGGGCATGATGAAGGGTGACACTGCGTCTTCGCAAAGTGAGTTCCATACCTACGGCGTGCGCAAGACTGCTAATGCGATCGAGTTTTACTTCGACGGCACGCTGACGCACACCGTGAAGATGGGCGATATTAAGGGTGACAACCCGTTCCTTGACAAGGACAATAACCTGGTGTTGATGCTCAACCAAATGGTGGGCGGAAGCTACTTGGCGAAGCAGAGCAACTGGTCTGATAAGACCTTTGTCGATGCGACCAAGTACGCCGATGATTACAAGAGTGCTGACGGCGCGGGCGCGACTATGTATGTTGACTATGTGCGAGTGTATGAGCCGAAGACTGAGGCTGACAAGCCTGCTGAGCCTGCCCAGCCGACTCCGGCACCGTCTGTCACACCTGCGCCGACTCCGACTCCGACTCTCACGCAACCTGAGCCGAGCGTCACTCCTGCGCCTGTGCAGACAGAAAAACCGGCCCCGGCTCCGACTACAACTCCTACCCCTGTGCAGCCCAAGCCAGCGCCGACTCAGCCAACGCCTACCCCTACCCCTGTGCAGCCGTCTCCCTCTCAGTCGGCAAACCAGAGCGCCCAGTCTGAGCAGTCCGCAAAGTCTGCTCAGCCTGTCAAGCTTCAGCCGAAGAAGCCCAGCGCCGATCGGAAAGTGACCACGATTGTCTACTCGCGTTATCACTGGGTTACTACCATTTGGCAGGGCTTCCGTAAGTGGGTTATCACCGTGTGGCTGTGGTGATCGCCTGATTGCTTAACCACGAGCTAGACAAGCGAGTGGTTGAGTGAAAAAAGAAGCCCCTGCGGGGTAGCACTGCTTGTGCAGTACCAACCCGCAGGGGCTTTTGTGTGGGATCAGAAAAGGTGCGTGACAGCGTAGTGGATAGGGGCAACTACAGCTGTAATGGGGATGAGGAGAACGAAGCTGACGGCGTATAGCCTGAGCATTGAGGTAGCGAGTGAGTCAGTGTCAATCCATTCAGCGAGCTTGTCGAAGTAACGAGTCAGAGTACGCATGGTTTTTCTCCGTTTGGTATGAGAAGAAGATATTGATCAATTCTAAGATCGGAGCGTCGATAGACGCTCTGTTGCTGAGAGAAAAAGATCATTGTTGTAGGAAAAGAAAACCCCGCCCATGCAACAGCATGAGCGGGGCTTGTTTGTGAACTGTGTCTATCATATTCAGTTATTGTCTGCCAGCAACAGGAGATAGTACAGCCAAGGCAGTGAGGCTGTACCAGTACTGCAACCGGGGCGCTTTAGCACCCGCTTATCCAGCGTACTCGTACTCGTAGTACTCACGCGCACTGCGGTAGTACCCCTGGAGCGAGCGACGGAACTCCTGGCGCTTGCGGCGCTTGTTCATGCGGCGAGCCACGACACGGTCTTTGCCGGGCGCGTCACCGCAACACGGGCAGTCGCGGCCTCCGGGACCGCACGGGCAGGCGTCGCCGATCATGATGTCCATGGTCGCCAGAGCGAAAGAGTCGTCGAGGTTATGCATCTGGGAGCGCTTGTTGCGACGAGGCATGATGGTCTCTTTTCTGTGAGAGTGGGGTGTTGGTGAGAGGGTTTGTTAGAGTTCGTAGGCTTGGAAACGGCGGGTTTGACGAGAGTAGAAGTGTAGCGGTTTCGCATCACTTGGACCCCATTCTTTGAGCACCCGTTCGAGTTCCCAGATGGTGTAGCAGATTTCTTGCTCTTTGGTGTCATCCGTGAGGGTAAATCTCCAGTCCTTGTGTAGTCTTCCGCCGTGACCTTGTTGAATACGATCGAGCGTTGCTCGGCATTGATTGAGCAACAATTCGATTTCATGCTTGCTCGGGTATGTGCTGAGCGTGTCTCGCGCAAGATTGCTCAGGTGTTCCCATGTCATGATCGGCATCTCACACGGAGTACCGTCGCGCATTTCTCGCGTGGCGATGGTGCGTGCTTTGAGCCGCAAGTCTTTGACGATGCTGTTGATCCGGTCTGGATCGTTGCGACCGACAATGGCGCGAGCTTGAGGGTAGAAGAACCCTTCGTTAATGACCTCAATGCGGTGCCCCAGCAGCATGTGATCCAAGCCCTGTTCGCCCTCTGGGTGAGTACGCACAAGGCATGAGGTCCAGTCCATGTTCCATGGCTTGAGCATGGCAGTGTCCTTTGCGTTTCAGATGGATGCGACAGGGATGCTCGTGACCGACCACATGGAGTTAGAGCACCATTTGTGCAGGTCACAGTCGGGCTTGAGGTCAAACGGTGCAAGCAGCGCCGTGATGAGACGACTGAGGTGCTTAGTCGTCGTGCGCGAGTGGTCGAACGCGTCTTTGCATACTCGGATCGTGGGAATGCGCACCGAGTAGGGGTGGAACGTCACGAACGCGACGAGGGTTCGGTACGAGTACACGCGGTACTCACAGATCAGTTCATCATCGACCATGTAGTCGTGACGGACGATGGTGAAGCGACCGCCAGCCATCGGGATGATGCCCTCGGGTCGATCATTGATGATCGCGTAGGCTGCTTCGTCGATCTCTTTGAGAATGGGCGTGTGCTTGCCTTGGAAGTCTGCGGATGAGTATTCCATAATGGTTCCTTCTGAATAAGAGAGGGGATAGGGATAGAGAATTGTTCTATCAATTCCGTTATCGGGACGTCGAAAGACGGCCTGAGAAAATACACCCCTTTGCTAAGCGAGTGCTCAGTAAAGGGGTGCGTGGGGTTGGTGGCATATCACCAGGATGCCTGGTAGATGATCGGATCAGTGTACAGCTCCGGGTGATCAACGATGGGTTTCAAGGCCTTGACGGTCTTTTTGAGATCCTCAATGTACCGCTCGTCGTAGTCAGTGCTACCGAAGAAGAATCCGTCGCACGTCGGCAGAAGATCGTGGGCAATGTTCTTGTCGATGCTTTGCCCATCGGCATTTGGCCCACTGATGAGAATAGTCTCACAGCGCCAGACGAGATCTTTTAGAGCATCGATCGAGACCTGAATTGGTTGGCACTAGTCAACGCCATCTGCGCATGTATCGACAAAGAACTTGTGGATCGCGTTGGCCTTGCGCCAGTACATGTGTCCATTCAACGCGGGCTTTCCGGGGATACTATCTGCGATGTGCCGGTAGTCGAGGAACATGTCAAGTCCCATGGTGTGGGCCTCCTTTATATAGAGATGTGAAGCAACCCCCGTGAATAGGGTGTCACGGGGGTTGCATATGGGGTTGGTCGGACGATGTTTCAGCCCATGACGCTCAGGCGCGAAATGACCTTGTCCAGGCCGTCCTTATCGAGTGGGTACACCACGTCGCGCTTCGAGATATCACGGTAGGTGAAGTCGGAAGGCACCACGTAGAGCGTGGGGCACCTGGGGCTGATGCGGTCGGTGAGGTCAATGATAGGAACATAGGGCTGTTCGTGCGAGTAGATCTCGCTGTGGATCTCCAGCTTCGCATCAAGCAATGGCTTGCCATGCTCCATAAGGAAGGAGAAGGGCGTTAGCCCTGATCCGAGTTCCCCGTCGTCTCCGCGCGTGAAAGCACGGGCGAGGATACGGGTGAAGTAGGATGGGTCATCCACGCGGTTCAAACCCACGTCGCGACAGGTGGTCAAAGCGTCGAGGATTGCCACAGTACCTCCCCAGTGGGAGTACATGGACAATCCGGTGACGAGATCGAAGCTAGGGCACTCAGGTAGTTCTTGGCGGTCTGTGATGATGAGGAATGAGGAGCGGTCTCCCATAGTGGTTCTTCTTTCTGTTAAGACAGGGATAGAGAATTGTTCTATCGGTTTGGTAATCGGGGCGTCGAAAGACGCTCTGTAACAACACACCCTCACCCAGGCATGAGCGCTGGGCAAAGGGGTGATCGATGGGGCTAGTTGCTGGGCTGAGTGTCCTTGACTAGCTTCATGAGATGGTCTGTGCCGTAGCGCAAGAATTCCGTTTCGGCGTGTTCTGGCATACCGTCGATGCGGTAATTGTCCATGACGTCGGTATTGATGAGTGGGTTGCTCTCGATAGCGAGCTGGACACCGAGCTGGATGGCAAGGCAGCGTAGCGTAGCGAGAGCCACGCCACCTGTGAGGTGGTACTCGCGTTGATCACATGCATACTTGCCGTTGATCGTTTCGATGACATCGAAGTTCCATCCCAACGGAATGTATCGAGTGTGGTACTCGGTGTGGTAATGAGCCAGGAGTACAGATACCGACAGCAGTGTTGATCTGCTCGGCGTGTCCAGGTCCCCTTTGATATCGTTCTTGACGAGGATAGTCAGGAGCGTACGATCGAGGCCACGTAGCCTATGTCTTGGAACGAACTCTGTATGTACTTCGTGTGTGGCGTCATCCCAATCCATATCGGTGATACGTTTGACGTCGAAGTAAGGTTCGTTGCTATTATCGATCATCGGAATTTCTAACAGGAGTATGTCGGTCGTGTTTCGCGTCAGGTCTTGCATCTGAGTCTTGAGATCGACAGGACGATCGCTCATGTGCGAAAGTTGCATGATTAGTCCTTTGGTTGATACGTAGATAAACCAACCCCTCCAACGCACAGGGGTTCTATGCGCTGGAGGGGTTGGTGCGGGTTTACTTGGTCTGAGCAGACTTATTCTGAGCCTGAGCCTCGGCGAGCCGAGCCTTGAGCTTCTTGATCGTCTTACGGCGCTTCTTGTCGAGCAGGTCTTCGTAGGAGAGCGTGACAGCGATTCCGGTGAAGAAACCGATGCCTCCAGATACGAAGATCCAGGTCAGGGTGTGTAGGTCATGTGCAGTAGGCATAATAACTTTCCTTAATTTTCGGGGATGTAGATAATCATCAGTTGGGTGGCGTGTTCGAAGCCAAGCCACGTGCTGGGAACAGCAACGTGATCGTCGAGGGGTGTTTCGCCTTCCTTGCGAAGTCGTATCCATGGTTCGCGAGTAGTACCTGTTTCCCTGCGGAAGTACAGCGGGTTTTGGTCACGTACCTTGCGGTTGACTCGAAGAATGGTACCTTCGGGTAGTTCATCGAGATCAATGTCAACGATTTCCAAGAGCGGTTTGCTACCTTCCCAGAATGAGTTGAGATGACCATGCTTAGGAATGAAACCTTTTTCGAAGATTTTGCGTCCAAATGTGGTTTGAATCTTTTTAGCGCGCATGATTGATCCTTTTTGTTTGTGTACGAAATGATGAGATGTTGGTTACTTGCGTCGCTTTTGAGCAAAGAGTATTAAAGCCGTGATAGCCCCAATAGCACCACTTGTGAATGAGCGAGAAGTTTGACATGTGGTATCGCTCGGCATAGTAACCTCGATTTTTGTCGGGTTGTTTTCTAGCTCGGCAATACGGGTTTGCAATGCTGTGATGTAAAGTTGGTTGCGTTCTTTTTCGGCCTTGATCTTTTGCTCGGCATAGTCACTAAATACAAATGAGGCTAGACCAATACCAAATAAAAAGAACAGAAAAGCGGTGGCACACAAGAGCGGTGCGGCGTGCATGAGGAGACCAAACGAGTTAATTGGTTGATACGACATCAGTCCTCCATGCATTCATCGCAATACACGGCTTCGGTGAGGTCCATGCAGGCGAGGGTCTTATCAGAGACGTGAGCAAAAACGTGCTTTCCGCATTCAGTGCAGTCGATGAACATGGCGAATTTCTTTCTCTATATATAAGGAGTGGAGTAGGGTCGAGCACCAGGGGAGGGTGTTCATTTTCTTTATCGACGCTGCGTGCAGCGTCAGAAACGAAAACTATTTGTAACATGTGGCTTGTCTCATATAGACGGGCACATATGAAGAGATTGCTTGGTTATTGAATATATTCGTCGCATACATCCGTGTATGTGTGCTACTATTGTTCTTAGTGGTCTTCTCCCTCTCAGAGGACGCAACTACCATCGCCTGGATCGGTAGTCAACCGTTGAATCGTAAGGACTCATCGCGAGAGGAAGTGGGCGTAGCCCGCTGATGAGTATGGCTTTTATTAACAGAAAGTGAGACGAGATGATGACAGCAAAGTCACGGACACGCAATCGAATTGCCGCAACTGCGGCATTGCTTGCGTTTACCGGATCGCTGGGTGCCAGCGCTGCCTTTGCAGAAGGCGGTACCGGCGGTGTCGGCGGCGGCGGTTTTAGCTCTGGCTCCGTCGATGGTCTGAGCGCGACGTTCCAGTTCTTCGATGCTCCCAAGGTTGGTCCTAATGGTCCTGAATCACCTCAAGGTTGGGGTCAGGACTCGATCAATTGGTTCTTGGGTCAGAGGAACCTCCAGGGTACCAAGATGGGTGCGAAGGTTCAGGCCGCATGTGACCAGGCATTGAATGAAGCAAGTGATCGTGCGCGCGCAAATGGCGATAATAATCCTAAGTCGCGTGTTGTCGGCATTATGTATGCACTCTACAAGGAGAATCCGAATGTTGAGGCCGCTCGTGGACAGCAGCACTTCTTCGATCTGATGAACTATTGGCGTAATAACATTGACTATGGCGGTTTTTTTGAAGAGTCTAGGAACGCGCCTGGGTTCAAGGAATGGGCCGCATGGTTGGGTGACGAGGGTATCAAGAAGGCTTCCAATAACGGTGCAGACTCTGTATCAGCCGTTTGTGTCGCGGTGAACAGCCACGAGCCTCGTACTCTTGATGTTCCGCCTACCTACCGTCTGAACATTACGACCAACCACGACTCGCATGTCACCGAGGCCGGTAGCACCGATCCTGTTTACGACATCATTCATGCCTCTCGCGTGGATAACAAGGGTGTGGATGAGAATCTGAACGCCGATATCATTTTGAACTACGAAGGTCCCGAGGGAAACAAGTCGGTGACCAAGCAGGCTCAGATCGCCAACCATGGTGATACCAAGTCGCCTGAGTTCACTCCCGCTGACTTCGGCTGGTCTTCGTGGCCCGCAACCGGCGAGGGCAAGAAGTTCTGGTTCGATATCCACGTTGCCAAGCAGGGTAACTTGGAAGAGGCCATCGACACTGCCGACCGTGAAGAGGCTGAGTCCTGGGCTGTGACCCCCAAGAACCCCGTCAAGTACTTGATGAATGGCGAGAACGGCTCTCAGCTCAAGGATCAGGACGTTCTGGCTGCGAACATGTTCTACAACGCGAACATCACCGCGCACTCCAACGGTTACTCCTCTGAGATGACCATCACCGATACCGTGAACACCGCTGATGTCACGATCGGTGATAAGGAAGCTGATAACGCTGATCGCGTCCAGGTCTTTGGTCCCGATGGTCAGCGCGTTAAGGCTGATATCACCATCGACCGCTCCACTGAGGGCAAGGTTGTGATCACCGGCACCGTTAAGGACATGGAGAAGCAGGGTACGTACACCCTGTCTGTTCCGACCTACACGAAGGCCACTGGTGCTGACTACCGCATCCCCGATGATTCTCAGGCGTGCTACACCTCCTCGCACGATCACTGCTTGAAGGGTAACTCCGCTGAGACCGGCAAGGTCACCCCGGATCCCGACAAGGTGTGGACTGCTGATGAGGCTGAGGCTCGGCAGACTGCTGACCACGAACGTACCAACCAGAAGGGCGTGGATCAGAAGACGTTCCTGCCCGGCGATAAGGTCTCTGCTGTGGTCAACGACCACATTGCACCGTTCTTGCAGTACAACCTGGAAGAGTACTCCATCGTTGATGACTGGTCGGATGGTCTGACCTACGTCAAGATGGACGGTGCTCCGAAGGTCTTCTTCCAGGGTAAGGACGTGACCAAGGAATTCGAGATCACTAATGATCTTGAAAAGGGTGTCACCACTGCGAAGGCTAAGCCTGAGTTCCTCGCCAAGACTGGCCGCCTGGCTGAGCCGGGTGAAGTTAAGCTCGTCATCTCCGGTGAGTTCCGTCGTGATTACGAGACCGAGGGTGAGACCAAGCAGCTCATCAACAAGGGTCATGTGACCTGGAACAACGAGATGAAGGCCACCAATGAGCCTCCGATCTTCACTCTGACCCCCAAGGTCGCTATCGACGTTGAGAAGTACACTCTCGACGAGGGTCTTGAAAAGGGCGATCGTGACAGCGCTGATGACGCTCTGACCTTGAAGTCTGCGAAGGACGTCACCAAGATTGGCTTCCTCGTGAAGAACACTGGCGACGCTGATCTTGTCGATGTCACCTTGACCGATAAGACTCACGAGGGTACCACTGGTAACGTCACTGACATCACCTGTGAGATCCCCGCTGATCAGGCTAAGGCAGATCAGTCGAACAAGGACAAGGCTGACAAGGCTGAGTCGAAGGACAAGACGGCGGATCAGTCAAAGGCTGCTCTGGCGAACGGCACGACCTCTAAGACCATTACGGTCGCTGGGGACAAGATCGGCACTCTGAAGGTTGGTCAGTCTGTGACGTGCACCGGCTTCCTGAGCGGCGTTGAGGAAGGCACTCTGCACTCCGATACCGCTACCGCTGAGGGTAAGTCGATCTACAACGGCAAGAAGGTCTCGGACTCCGATGACTGGCACGCAAAGGTGAACAAGCCCGCGCCTCGCGGTGCTGTCACTGGTGAGGCCGCTGGTGCAAACACCGCTGGTCTGGCCGCTGCTGGTACCTTGATGGTTCTGGCTGGTGCTGGCGCTGGTGCAACCGTTCTTGCTCGTCGCAAGGAGAAGGTTGCCTGAGTGAACAGTGATCATCTGATGATGCACACTGTGAACTAACCTCGTAACCCCCGTGGTGAAAACTGCGGGGGTTACGTGTATTTATGGATCATGTGGTAGAATGGTTGATGTACCAATAGAATCAATGATCGTTACGAAAGGTTTTGCCCCACATGTCGTCTTTTCCTGAAAATGTGCATCGTCTTCCTGGGTTGGAACCAACGCCTCTCGTTGGTTTTGTCGGTCTCAAACGCTCAGGGAAAGATACTGCTGCTCAGGCATTGGTTGATCGTGGCTGGACGCGCATGGCGTTTGCCGATCCGCTTAAGGAGATGTCTATGCAGCTGCGTGGTGTATGGGTTCAAGTTCCTGCTGGCGTGGAGCTTGACGCTGTGATCCCCTCTGTCGGTGGTGGTCTTTTAGGACGCGGCGGTGGGTTCGCTCAGTATCACTATGTCGTTGACGCGCTCGGTATGGAAAAGGCGAAGGATCTTGTGCCTGACGTGCGAACGTTGCTGCAAACCCTTGGAACGGATTGCGTACGCGGAACGTTTGGATCTACGGCATGGACTGAGTTGGCTGAGCATAATATACACGAGGCTCTGACGCGCGGTGAGTCCGTCGTGCTCACTGATGTTCGTTTCGATGAGGAACTTGATCTCGTGCGGCGACTGGGTGGGATCACGATCGGCGTATGGCGAGGTGATCTCGACTCTCTGGGCGAGGCGTTGGAGAGCGAGGGCGAGCGCGTCGGTGGGGACACGCATGAGTCGGAGATGAATACATATCACCTGCTCAATTGGTGCGATTTCATCGTGTGCAACTGTGGGTCTATTGATGACCTGCACAGGGGAGTGCTCAGCACTGTGGACAATGCGTGGCGTTTACCCCACTGATACACGTTGGTTCTTATCTGGCGCTTATCTGGTCTGATTGTGATCGGGTAAGCGCCATTTCTCTTGATACACGAGCCGAATGGTGTTATGATGGTTCTCAGATGACCAGATAAGAACCATCTGGTCCGTGTAGTCCACACAGAAGAAAGGGGTGTCTATGCCCAAGCGTTTTATGGGGTCTGTTCCACGGCCTACGCCGAAGCGGTTCCGTGTCTCTGTTCCAGAAACCGATGAGTCTGTCCTGGCATGGATCGGTGCTCAAAGTGATCTGAGCAATTCAGTGCGAGCACTCATTAGAGAGTCGATTGAGCGCAACGGATACCGTGATGCGACGTGTTATCCCGTCGTGCAACAGCCTCGTCGTGGCCGTCCGCCAAAGAACACCGATGAGGCAGAGGATGCGACTGTACCTGAGATGATTAAATCTGTGGTCGAACCAGATGATGAGGTTGCCACTACCCCTGCCGTTGTTCCTGTGTCTGCGCATGAGGAACCTGCATATGAAGCCCCGGCTCAGACGAGCGTTGAAGACGTACTCGGTACGTTGCGCTAGTAAAAAGACTGAAACGAAAGGATTGTCCCTATGACTGCTCAAACCCAAAATCTTGTGGGTGGTATTGACGTTGGTAACGGCTATGTGAAGGGCCTGATTCGCTCCGACCGCACCGATAAGGCCGGTAAGCCGATCGTTGATACTGTTGATCTTCCAAGTGGTGTCACGTTGATGACGCGCCCGAATTCGCTCCCTGACCCTGACAATGAGGCGAAGGAGAAGTGCGGCGAGGATCTTTACAATAACCTCGATGTGTCGTTCTCTTCGGCGATGGTCTCGAACTCGTACCGACACCTGTTTGGTACGCGCGCTCTGAGTGCTAATGGCGCGTTCGATGAGTTCAATGTCGTGGGCCGACGCTCGAAGGCTGAGCAAGAACTCTCCAAGGTCTTGATCCTGGGCTGCTTTGCGGCGAAGGCTCTGCGTGATTACGTGGCTGAGAACAAGGCTCTGCCAACGAGTGAGTTGAATGTTAAGGCGCGCGTTGCTGTTGCACTGCCCATTGATGAGTACATGCGCCACCGCACTAGCTACAGTGCTCAGTTCATGGGCGGTGTTCACCTGGTGACTGTCCATAACTTTGAGACCCCTGTGACCATTCGCATCACCTTTGATGACGTGGTTGTGATGGCCGAAGGTGCCTCTGCTCAGTGGGCAATCACTGAGAAGGGTGTGCCGCTCATGCAGGCCATGCTCGCTGACGTGCGCTCCCGTGGTCTTGCTCTCGATGGTGTCACAGCTGAAGATGTCCTGGCTGCGCGCAACACCATTGGTATCGACATTGGCGAAGGAACGGTGAACTTCCCGGTCTTTACCAACGGTAAGTTCAACGCTGACGCCTCGACAACGTTCGGTGAAGGTTACGGAACTGTTCTGACTCGTGCGCTCGAATCTATGGATGCAGAAGGGTTCAACACCGGGTTTACTAGCCGGAAGCAACTGGCTGATTTCTTGCAGCATGAGCCGTCCCCTTTGAAGCGGAACTTCTATGAGAAGGTGCGCACATACGTTGCTCGTGAGATTGAGTTCTTCGCTCGCGCTGTCTCCGATCAGTTTGGCCGCGTGCTCTCTGTCGTTGGGGCTACCACTGAGGTTGTGTTCGTCTTTGGCGGTGGCTCTGGGCCTGTGAAGGACGCGCTCTACCCGCTGCTGCTGGCGAAGGTCGCCGAGATGAACTCAGCGGACGCAATGCCGGTTCTGTACCTCGATGCCTCGTATTCGCGCTCGCTCAACCGTGAGGGTCTGTACTCGATCGCTCAGGCGTCTACCTCGAAGGGCCGTAAGACGAAGGCATCGGCATGAGCAGCCCCTGGGATAACGTTTCTCGTCAGTATGGCGTTCAGCCACCTGGTGAGCCTGATGAGGTTTCTGAGGCGGTAGCTGAAGATGCTCCGAACTTGGAGCCTCGCTCTGGATTGCTGACCTTTGATGAAATCATGCACAGCAGTGGAACGGAAGTCGCTCAGGCCAAGGCACGCAAGAAGCGAAGCGCTCTTGTGACTAGCGTTGTCAGCGTGCTTATTGCAGCTTTGCTGGGCGGTGGTGGGTACCTCGTGTACCGCGCCTATACCGACTCGCAGATCGAAGACACTCTGTCTTTGCCGAGTGACACGTACCAAGATGCTCAGGTGGATCACGGGCCTGTTGATGCAACAACCGAGATGCTCAACCATGAGTGGCCGGTTGTGAACGCGGATTCGGATCAGGGGTCGAACACCTGGGATATCAACACCGAGGATCACCGGATTCAAACCATATCTATTGCGCGCATGGCTCCGGGATCGGTGTTTATCCCCGAATCCGGTATCTACATGGAAGTGCAAGGCAGTGACAAGTTTGAGCCATCGAAGTATGGCGACCTCCAGACTATTCACGTGCCAACGAATGTGCATCGTGGTGTCTGGTACTCTGATGGTGCGCCTCTGACTCAGTCTGATACAGGCGTACTGACGAACGTGACTGTTCACTCCGACCCTGTACCAACCTCTGCTCCTACCCCCTCTTCCTCTTCTACTGGTTCCGAGAACCAAGGAACGAAGGATCAGAACACCCCAAATTTTGGAGAAGGAACAACGTTCATTGCTTCCCATGTTGCATGGACGAAGAAACATCGTGGTGCTCTCTACACGATGGCAACCGATGTCAAGAAGGGTGAGTTGATCTGGGCGAAAGGTTTTGACGGTTCTTTGTCCACATGGCGAGTGAATGGTATGTGGACTGCTGAGCATGAGGCGTTCCCCGCTGATTATTTCAGCGCGAAGGGAGAGCGTCGTCTAGTATTGACCACATGCGGTGGACGAGTGAATTATCAGGGTTACTACCAACAGAACGTGTTTCTTGTAGCGGTTCCTGTGCCGCTCACGCAGCAGCTTCCGCACTGATAGCTTGCCGCGTCGATCAGGAGGGGACACGACGTGGTAAGACAAAGCCCCGTAGTAATGGTGTGAACCATGCTACGGGGCTTTGCTCTATGCGCTTTTTAGAGAGAGAAGCGCTTTCGCACAGCGAGAATTGCGCCACCTATGAGGGTGAGTAGGCTTCCACCAAGCAGTGGCAGAGTTGCCGCTCCAGTGTGAGCTAGACCCTCTTGGTTGTTCACAGAGGTGGAACCGTTAGCAGACGTGGAACCGTTCTGAGTTACAGACTGAGTGTTGCTCTGTCCGTTAACGTCTTTAGTACCGGACTTGTTATTGTCGGTAGCAGCGTTGCCCGTACCGCTTTGGTCTCCAACCTTGTCTCCAGCCTTATCATCGGCCTTGTTACCACCTTGAGAGCCAGGAACCGGAGTCTCAGTGCTTCCATCAGTGGAAGGAGCCGGAGCGGGGTCCGTAGTCTCGTTACCCGGAGTAGGCGCTGGAGTAGGGTTGGTTCCATCTGGAGCCGGAGTCACCTCACCAGGAGTGGGAGTGGTCGGATCAGTGGTTGTGCCACCCGGGGTAGGTGCAGGAGTCTCGGTGGTTCCACCAGGCGTTGGTGTCGGATCAGGGAGTGGTCCCTCTGGGGTTGGGATGTTTGGCCTCTCAGTGTTGTCGCCCGCGTTGTCGCTTGTGCCAGGAGTAGGCGTAGGTGTCGGTTTTGGATCCTCAGTGGTCCCACCGGGTGTACCAGGCGTCGTTTCATTCGTATCGGGCTTAGGTGCTACCGGAGAATCACTCTCGTTGGAAGGCTTGGGGTTTTCGCTTCCAGGCGTCTCGGTAGATGGAGTAGCAGGTGTAGTCTCGCTTGGAGCAGGCGTCACAGGTGCGGTCTCATCTGTCGCCGGAGTGGGTGTAACAGGCGCTGGATCAGTAGTCTCCGTGGCGGGAGCCGGATCCGTTGTCGGCGTTGCTGGAGCAGGAGCCGTTTCAGTCTCAGTGGTCGCTGGAGCCGGAGCTGCTGGAGCTGTATCTGTCGCACTTGTGGTTGCAGTTGTATCCACTACACTATCACAGATCAGACCGTTCTCGTATGCAACGCCTGCGTTCGTGCCAGGCGTGTACAAACGCGCATCGTCTGCGGCGGTTGGGACCCGGCAGTCCGTATTGCCGAGGTGATCTTCTGCTGCCATTGCTCCACCTGCGAGAAGCATAGTGAAGGCTGCTGTTGCGCCGATGGTTGCGCCCAGCTTCTTAGCTGGTGTCATTCCATGAGTCATGGGATGCTCTCTTTCTCGATCGAGTATTGCGACGGGGTAGCGCAATAAAACAAAAGACCCCGTAGCGTCAGTATACCTGAGCTACGAGGTCTTTTGCGGCGATCAGCGAGCAATTAACACTTATGCATCAATTGCGCGGCGCTTGGTCAGAGCCAGACCTGATCCGACTGCGAGAAGGAGAGCGGCTCCACCGAGCAACGGTAGAGTTACAGATCCCGTGTGAGCCAGAGTCGCTCCCTGATGGTCCACAGAGGTGGATCCAGCAGGAGTCTTGGTCCCAGCGTGGTTGTTACCGTTGCTATTACCCTGCCCATCACCAGTCTTGTTTCCGTTTTCGTGAGAGTCAGGAGACGGAGCCTCAGTGGTTACGCCCGGAGCCGGGGCAGTTCCGTTCGGCATAGGAGTCGCATCTCCTGGAGTGGACGGAGCCGGAGCCGGAGTCGTCTCACCAGGGGTGGTATTGATCGGGGCAGGCGTAGTTTCGCTCGGTTTCGGCGTAGGTGTGGGAGCAGGAGTTGTTTCCTCTGGGGTCGGAACGACCGGATCACCGCTCTCGCTCGGAGCCGGGGTCGGCTGAGGTGCGGGAGTGGTCTCGCCCGGAGTCGGTGTGGGTGCAGGCGTCGGTGTTACCTCATCGGGAGTGGGCTGAGGCACCGGGGGAGTGACACCATCATGATCGGGCAGAGCAGGGGTCGGCTTCGGCGTAGGAGTTGTCTCACCGGGCGTAGGCGTGGGGGTGGGAGTAGGTGTCGTCTCACTCGGCGTGGGAGTCGGCGTTGGAGCAGGCTCTTCTTGCTTGGGAAGCGTGACAACTTCGTTCTCAGCGCCCCAACCGTCGATGAAGTTTGCGTCCATGTACTTACCCCAGTTACCGGGCTGCTTGTTACGATCAACGCTCCAGACCCAGACGATGCAGCCGTTATTCAAAGCGGTGGCAGGCTTGGCGATCGAGGCTGTCTTGGTACCCGGCTCGTTGAAGTCGAGATCGGTTTCACCGATGAGCTGTGCACCAGATGGAAGCGTGTATGTAAGCTCAGGCTTGTTCTTCATGTAGTACACCTGACCGTGGACTGTGGCCGGGGCCATTTCATGGTTGATGACGAGCCAGGGGTCTTTGCCATAGGTCGGGTCCGAGGCGACGGTCACATCGTCCTTGAGTTCATCCCCATCAATGCCGTACTTGACAGCGTTCGTCTTAATGGTCAGTGCCCAGCGACAGTTGTACGCTGCGATCCCATCGTCGGCGGGAACGGCGTTGAATGTTCCCGAGGTGCCAATGAGACCAAACGATGAGCCACTGACATGAGCAGACTCACCCGGCTCAGGCGTGTAGGAGAGTTCGTCGAAGGCTCCGGTGTGGATCTTGCAGTGGTCGGAGTTGTCAGCGGCTGCGGCCTTGGCTTGAGCAATCTTGTTTTGGAAGTCGTTGAAGCCTGCTACGGTGTCAGCGCTGGCGGCGTTTTCACCGTATTGATGCACGGCAGTGACGCCTCCGGTCAGAGCCGCTGTGAAAGCAGCGGTTGCACCGATTGCGCCGACGAGCTTCTTTGTTTGTGTGTGCATAGATATTCTCTTTCTATTGAGTTGTGAGACCTTTTCGCATGAAAAACCCCTGTAGCACCAGTCTAGCTGGTACCACAGGGGTTTCATACCTAAGAGATTCGATATTCAGTTATCAGTGTCGATCAGAACGGGGGATTGTCCTGATCGGCGATCCCGACGAACGGCGACTGCATGTCGTCGTAGACGGGAGCCTGAGGTGCAGCCTGAACAGGAGCAGCGGGGGCTGCGAGCTGTGCGGCGCGGTTGTAGGCATCCTGAGCGGCAACGCGCTTGGCGAGACGGTCAGTGGTGGTCTTGCGCGACTCCAGCATCTGAACGTCAGAGACGATGAGCTTGGTGGCGAAGTGGCGCTCACCTGCGCGATCGACGTAGGAGTCGGTGGTGACGCGGTAAGCGACCTCGACAAGGTCACCCTTGTGGATCATGTCGAAAACGCCATTGTCGCGGTCAGCGGGAATGAAGCGCTCGACGGGCACTGCGTCGGTGCCACGTTCGCCGTTGCGATCAGTGAAGTCCTGATCGACCAGAACGGTGAAGCGAACGGTGCGAGAACCGTCAGAGTTGTCGAAGAAGCGAGGGTCTGCTGCCAGGCGGCCAAGAGCGATACCGTGGTTGCGAGTGTTGATACGAGCCATTGTTATTCTCCTTTGTGTGTAACACGTAGATCGGATGATCTTGATCAGTATATCTTTGGGTGCATCTGTGATGCACTGAGATAAACTATTTGTTCTGCTTTTTCAGCAGAATTGCTCCCAGACTAGGATTCGAACCTAGACCAGCAGATTCAGAGTCTGCGGTGCTGCCATTACACCATCTGGGAAAAGAGCCAAGAGACAGGGGTTGTTTCTTGGCTCAGGTTGGTAGTGTCAATTTAGGGGTGCGTATCCCCATACACCACCTTCTTCAATGTAGATGTAGCCGTCTTCCTCATCGAAATTCTCATCCCCGAAATCATCGTCCACGTGGAGATAGATCTCAGGTTCCGTGGCGATGAGGTAATCGCGGAAGCTTTCGATGATGTCTTGCCACGTGCGACGCGATCCGAAGAGGCGGTCAAGGACGGGCCACATCTGGGTGTTCTCAGAGTCACCGACGACGTGAGAGGTCTGCTTCCAGATGCTGTCACCGATGTTCTCGACCTCGGTGACGAGCAGAGAGATATGGGGGTAGTCCTCGTGGTTGTAGTCTTCCCACAGCGACACGTGGTAGTTGTGGTTATAGTCGTCACAGTAGGTCTCGTACCAGAGGCGAGTCTCTTCGAACAGGCCGTAGTCGGCTGCAACGAGATCCCACTGTTCCCAGTCGAGGTTCAAGGGTTGATGAGGCATGATTAGTATCCTTTGGGGTCGTAGTGGTTTTGTCTGCGGGGAGTGGTAAAGGCTTCACTCTTGAGTCGATCTAATGTCAAACGTGCGGTTTTGATATATACGTCTGCCTTGATGTAGTCAGGTGTTCCCGGTGACGCATGTCGCTTTTGTTCCAGGAGTGCGTTGAGAGTCGTAGTACCGTCGATGATTCGAGTAGTAGTGTCGTAGCGAGTTCTTCTGACGAGTATGTTATACCTGATTCAATAAATTCTTCGTACGTCCATCGCTTTTCTGCGGTTGGGGAGAAAGCTCTACTATCAACCATATAGATACCGGGTTGCGGTGTGGAAAGGGTGCGAAGCACGTTAATAGTACATTGTGTGTTCACAAGTTCGTTCAGGTCGTGAACGGTACCTTTTACGTCTCATATTTGGGTTTCGGTGAGCATAGTTGACTCCTTATATATGGTGTGGTGTGTGGCTCCCAGACCAGGTTTCGAACCTAGACTCCCGGAATCAAAGTCCGGTGTGCTGCCGTTACACTATCTGGGAAAGATGGGCCAGGTGGGACTCGAACCCGCGAAATTTCCGATGGAACCGTGTAACTCCTGTGATAACACTTGTGCACCAGTGTTATCGGTTGTTATCACGCTCGCATCGGACACTAAGCCACCCGTCTCCGGCCCGTGTCTGTGTAGACATGAGTATGTTTACAATGCGTCGGAATGGTGAGACTCGAACTCACGACCCCCTGGTCCCAAACCAGGTGCGCTA